GCAAAATACTGCTGATGGTCAAGGCTACACTGCCAAACAACCAAAACAAATACAATGTGCTCAAAGGTAATATTTGAAAGGCTTAAACGGCGACAGCCAGCAGTATGCTGGCTGTACCTAAAATCTCCAAAAAAAACATTACAATCCATTTAGATCTTTGAGTCAAAGATCTATAAAAATGTATCCTTGCTTTGAGTGCAGCCTTAGGAAACACCTGCTGCTTTTAGCACTTCTTCAACACTGTCCAGCTGTGTTTGAAGATCGTTCAAAGTGTCTTGATTCTGCTGGCTCATCTTGTAGGCGGTTCGGATAGCCATGTTTAGGATCTTTTTGTCAATATCCAGTTCCTCACTTACTGATCCCACTTGGTCTTTTAGTCCCTCTTTGAGGGTAGCAATCTCGCGCAACACATCAATACCTGAATTCACAAGGGCCATAATCTTTGAGCGATCATTTGGTCCTAGAGTGCCGATACCCATCTACTTTTGCTCCACGTTTGTTGTATGCCATGATTGTGTGGCAGACAGCACATGTGTCAAACAACAATAAGGCTGCTGGCTTGGACTCCATTGTTATATCCAATGAGGGAGAATTCTTGTGTGCTCTGGGCTTGCCAAGGAGTTTTGAATCCAGTGTACTGGTTCAACATGCCTCCAACAGAAAAGTTAAATGACTCTTGGCTTGTTAAGGGGTTTTGGAAATTAGCTACGTCCTGGAATCTATAGCCCTCTTGTGTAGTGCTCCGCCAATTCAAAGCTGTGTCGTTGAACCAAACTGTAGATCCTGACAGTGCAACAATAGCTTCTTTGCCCAGTGTGGATCGGTATAATAACCGCGTAAATGGTTTGGATTTGCCTTGATCTTTTAAATTATCAAACAATGTCCATTCTGTGCTTGTGGTTTGAAAATCGTTGGTATAGGCTATCCAGCCTTTGCCGCCCAGCCAAACTTTTACACTACTTCCTACGTGGGCTTCAATACTGTAAATACCGCCAGGGATAATATCTGGAAGTAGTATTCTTGTCCAAGAGTCAGTGTTGTCTTCACTATAGATTACCACAGGCTGTCGCAGATGATTTGTGCAGCCCACAGCAATCCATTTTCCTAGGCCCAAGTGTTTGATATCAAACAAAGTCATGGGTTCTTGATAACTGACAAATTTTCTGACCCAAGTTGCTGGACCACCATTTCCAGACACTGCGACAAATCCAGTTTCTGCAAGGTTACTGAAGTTTTTTTCATGTCCCACAACTGTGAACAATCCTTGTCCCCATGTGATTTTGTTAACAAGCCAACTTTTGTTTTCAGGAGTGTAGGAATACCAATTTACACCATCACCACTTACTGTGAAGTCTCCAAAATTTGTAGCACCAACCCACGTATTGTTTCCATACGCCATGGATTGTATGCTGCCCAGTCCATTGACTGGACTATTGCCTGTAGTCCAGCCTAATTCATTGGTAGAGAAGGCATATAATGCCCTGCTGTACCACCGTGTGGGATCCATACCAAAACTATACAAAGTTGCCATTTCAGCTTATTTAACCGAGGGAAATTTGCCATTGCTTTGAGTTTGAGGAGGAACTCCTCCTGCTGTGACTTTGTTGAGAAATTTCCGGGCTTGTTTTTGAACAGCATCAGGTCCCACATCGGTGGTAGTGTTCACACCTTTAACTATCTTGCCCACACCAGCTGTTTCGCCAAGACTGGGTTTGAGAATCAAGTAGCCATCTGTTCCTGGCGAGAGAGAGTAGGGAAAACTCTCTTGCTTGGTTACCCAAGTCCAACCCAGATGTCTTGCTAATTTTGGTGCCATACTCTTATAACGCTTTTTCCTGCTCGGGGCCCAAGCCTGGAACCAAAGTCCATTTACAGGTAAGGTTTTTTGATGATCAATAGCATACTTGAGAAGTTGAAACACAGCACTGAAGACTTTAAAGGCTGAACCTGTGCCACTTATGTCCATGCCATACTCTGTGTGCCTAAATTCCACCTCGTAAATACCCCTCTTCTGAGGCTCTTGCAATCGAGACATTCGAAGCTCGTATTCGTTGCCATCAATTTCAAACAAAAAATCAATATAGCTGTCGCCTTCTGTTTTTATCTTCCATTTATCCCGGGGAAGTTGGTAATCAAAAGCCTCTTGCAATTTTGGTTGAACTATTGCACTGGGCTTATATACAACAAAGTCACTTGTGTCAAAATCAAAATATACTTTGGCACCAGCTCTCTGCGCCAACATTTGACCCAATGCGCTATAGAGCTTGTTCCTGCTGCCGCGTCCACCAATAAAAGTCAAGTAGTCCCATTCATGAGATCCAAGCCAACCAAAGAGGCGTCGCACCAATTCTTTCCACAAGGGTATGGCCTTAAGGCCCATTGTGCCAGTTTGTTCTATTTCCCCATCCACTGTCCATAACCAAACATAGCCCTTGGCTTGTGGATTGGGCTCTAAATCACTGGCAGCCAATGCATCCTGTAAGTCTTTTTGATTTTTATCTTGAGTAAGTCTTTGTTCGACTAAATGGTCATCATACTCAAAGCTTGTAATATATCTTGAAACTGAGCCCACATTGTCTTGTTGCCATTTGGTTGTCAATGGCTGATAAGCTTCTAGCAACTTCTTTAAGGGCACTAAATGGTAAATTCTCATACTTTTATAAGGTTTCCTTTGAGATCTGTGATAGTAATCCTATCAATACTTACAGGTGTTACCTGACAATTGGGCAGCAAATTATCTCTATCTGAAGGCTGCATGGTATCTACTGGCATATATGCTCGTGCAGTTTTATCCTCAGGTGTTATTTCCCAACTTAAGATGTATTTGCCAAACCAATCATGCTCACCAACATCAAAAAATATAGCAATAACTGGAGTGAAAGGATATTCCACAGTGCTATATCGGCCAAATTCTCTAGCACCAGTCTCATCATATTTTGGTTTCAGTCCGCCTGACTTTATTATACTTGTAAGCTTATTGGTCATATGGTATACTCGCTGGCCCACAATACTTTTGCCTGGATATAAATTATATTGGGAATATTGCATGCCAGGCTCATACCAAATATTTGCTCCAGGACGCAAACCTTTGTAACTTAAACTTTCGTCCAAGTTAGTGAATGATGCAAGCTTGTCCTGCTTGACAATTGCAAAGCTTTTGTTAGTGTGCAACACTGTGCTATCAGCAGGTGCCAACTGTTTTGCCAGCCGGAGATAGAGCTTGTTGCGGCTGCGCTCATCCCCACTGAAGTTGATGTAGTCCCAGCTGTGGGTCTGGAAAAACCATTTGAGTTTTCGTATAATCAAATCAAATAATTGGGCACTTTTTTGGTCAAACATACCTGTTACAGAGATGCTGTGATCTACAGAGAAGGACACTTCATATCCAACCCAGTTTTCTGGCACTTGCTTTTGCAAGATAGTTTGAAGCTCATAAGAAGCGTCTTTTACGACTGCTATTTGCACTTCACTGCCAGCAAATTCAAATTCAGTGTAGTGGGTTGAACCGCCCTTTATTGATTGCCAATCTCCAGGAAGTGGCTTGCCTTTAAAAACTTCATCCAGCTCTTGAGATTTTGCTGCCAACAAATGGTTTTTGATCAGCAGGAACCAATCTCCAAATTGCATTGGCTCTGAATCAAGTCCTGGAGATATCTGACTCAATATTTTAGTATATACTCTTTGTCTACTGTCCCCAGCACCTGCGAAGACCAAATAGTCCCATTCTATATTTTGTAGTAGTCCTATGATTTTTCCTACAACAATTGAAATTACATTCGCTGCACCTGTGCCTAGTAAGCCTGTTGGATCAGTTTCGCCATCTACCCTGAATATTATTTCTCTGCCAACCAGGTTTGCTCCAGCCTCTATGTTTTTCTTCATCAACACATAGGCACCAGATTGGGCCCAATCCCGACTCACACTTATTGTGATCTTATATCCTTGAAGATCAAACTCTGTTTCAAACATTTCTGCGTCGCCGCTTCCATATTTTTTCCAATCGCCTGGAATATGCTCACCACTTATGATTTCATCAACTCTAGTTGCTCCGCCGCAATGTTTGTTTTGAAACCAGTTGGCTTGGCGTTTGTCTAGAGTTGTAGCACCCTGGCGTGTTTTGAGTTTTTGTGTTTTGTCACATGTGACACCTCCGCCATACAGTCTGGTGATTTTGGATTTGAGAGTGCCAGGCGCACCTTTGCGCTCTGTTAACAATGTATCAACAGGCATTTTCTCCCAATGCAGCCATGCTGATGGTGCAACTTGGTTGTGCACACCAGGATCGTATTCTACAACCTTTCCTCGGTATATCTCCCTTATTTGATTCGCTGGTATAGAGCCTTTGACTCCCACTTCATGTGATCCTGTGCCTTGCACATGCACAATTTTTGATTCATCAGGTTTGGGCACTGCAATTACCCATGCTGGATTGTCCCAGTTGGCTTTTTGATTCCATGGTGCAAAACTATGAGCATAAGTTTCAGCTGACCTGGGTTCAGTTGAAAAATAGGTTAAGCCCTGTTGCCCAGCCAAGTTATACTCGCCTTTGCTTTGTATCACTCCTGTTTTTTTGATATTTTGAAATTCATGATTACTCATGCCCCTATACACTAGGTTGGGATTTGGAGTTATGTTTAAATTGGCACGCAAATGAGATTTGGGAACAAGCTGATCTTTTACGGCGATGACTTTGCCATCATCGTCTTCAAGTGGGTCACTTTTGATGTCAAAATAATTGGGATCATATTCGCCCAATCTACCTCTCCAGGTTACACGGTATGTGTCTCTTTTGTTTTCATTTTCTTCTGAGAGACTTTTTTGAGTCTTTAACAGCAGTTCAAAAAACGGGCCAGATACACTAGTGTTTGCTCTCTGTGGTACAAGACGCAGGTTGAGTGCTTCAATCCATTCAGGTTTGATGTGCCTAGCACGCAATCCACCGACAAAAAACAAATGAGTTTCAACAGGTGCATCGCCTTCAGTTTCTAGGACCGCATACATTCTGTTGCGGCCTTCGTGCCCAATTACTCTTGCGGATTTATTATAACGACCTTTTTCCCATTCTATTGGTATGTCTAAGACCAGCCAAGGACTGGCCATTCCCTGCCCTTGATCTAGTTGCTGTTTGATATAATCCACACTCCCAGCATGTTCTCTTGACAAAGGGCTAGCCAATTTCAAAAATACACTGGGCTTCATCGCGACTCTCAAGCCAAGATAATCCACATTCTTATTGTCAGGCACTTCCCCAATGCCACTCACATTGTCGATTTTTACTTCATTTAGCAGGGCAAACAGCTCTATCAGAAGAGCTTCTTGAGCAGGCTTTTTCTCAAGTTTGCTCAATTTCTTGTAATAGTTAAGATCCTCACCCAAGTGATCCAAGGCTATTTCTCGCGCCACACTCCGCAACCGGGTGTGTTCCATCTCCACTTTGATGCCCTGTGCCAGCTGTTTCTCCACAGAGTCTGTTGACACTTTGTATTTTTTAGCCAGCTCAGCTACGCTACTGGTAGGCTTGTTCAATAGGTCATTCAGTTTCATTAGGATCTTCTTCAAGGTTGCGGATTTTTTTCACCGTTGTAGTAGGCTTTCCCCAAGGTTCCGGCCAGCGTTGCGTAAATTTCAGCCTCACATTGGCTGCAGGAATTGGCTTGTAGATGACCCATGCATCGTAATCGTGCTGAATATCCAATGCTGGATCAGGAGTTAGATCATTGGGATCTTGAACCTTGATTTCCCATATATCCATACTCTCGCCCTCATCTTGACTCCAATAGTAAGCCCAATCTTCAGCTTGTTCAAAAGTTTCAAACAGAAACACACCTGGTTGTCGCAATATATGATCATGTTCCTTTGTTTTGGGAACAAGTCCTCTCTGGCGTATGCTCAAACGGTTTCTTGTTCTTGTGACATGATAGAGTTTAGTGGGCAGTGGCTCATCTCCCTGCCCGAGCCACGGGGCAGCTTCTGAGACCTGGTCTTTGTTTAAATCTAGTAACATCACAGGATACCCAGTTGAACTGCGAGCTATTTCTTTGAAGTCATAAGACTTATACCATTTCTCAAGTTGTGATTGTCTTTTGGGATCATCTGAGACAGCAGTGAGAATGACAGCATGAGCCTGGTTGTCTATTGCATCCCCAATACCAGCCTCTAAAATCCAGCTACCTACTCCAGACCCTTGATGATCTTCCTCGACCCATATGTTTTTGAACACAGCTATTGTTTTGTATCTGCGTTGCAATTTTTCTGCAAGGTCGGCGGGTGCATTTTCACTTGCAAGATAATTGACCAATTGTGGGGTAGATGTATCAGTTATGTAGGCTTCGAGACCTCCATGTTCCTCTTGTTGATCAATGCTTATGCTTTCATTTGTCTTGCTCTTGCCCCAGTTTTTTGCACCCTTTTTCCTGCACTGCACTAATGCACCGCTGGCATAGGCACTGGGCCAAACTTTGTAGCGACTCTTGACTTTGTAGTAGCAGGCATCTTGTTTTTCACTGAGCATAGAGTAGTTAACCATTTGGCCTCCGCAATGTGGACAACTGGAGTTTTCTTTCAGCTCATGCTCTGTCAAAGCCAGTTGTATGTTTTTCACATCTTCTGTGCGTATGTGCACAAGATTGCTCATGCCCATGCTTCGACTGTTCCAATAGCCTTGGTTGTGGAGATGCATCATCATATAGTAGAGATATTCTGGCATCAGCTGTTCAGTAGCTGTGACTTTGATTCCAATATGATAGGGACTGAATTCTTTGGCTGGTGTGCCCACATTTGTTCTATCACTGCGTCGCACAAGCCAAAAGTCAGCATCAGGAAAATTAGTTTTGATAGTGCAGAGATCTCCCAATTTTGTAGAGCCAACACTTTCTTTTGTGGCTACGTTCCGGGCCTTGCCTTCACGTTCAGGATTGGGATCTTCTCTACGCTTGCGCCTAGCAGCAGTTGCACGTTTTTTCTTGCCCAGTGCCCAAGCCTTCCGCTGTGGCAGGCATTTGGGCTTGCCTTCGCCTTCACTGCCTCTAGCACAGTCGCCTCTGATCTTGCCATCTGTCCCAAATCGCACCCATTTTTGTTTGAACCAATCACGCAAGCTTTCATCCAAATATTGCGCTTCCCAATCCATGAAGTTTTCAGCAAATTTTTGGCACCGTTCTCGTATGTTTGTATCAGCAGTAACCATAATATTGAAAGTGCGTTGACTTTGGGATTGAGTTGTATCAGAGTAGCCGCAATAGACTTTTTTGACAGGACTCTTGTTGATTAGGTCAGTACAACTTTCACCATATCTTGGCATCTGCTCGCTGCATGGACTGCATGTGGTTACAATTATACAGCCATCAGGTATGCTTCCGTATTTTTTACGATAAGCCCTCATAGCCAATCGTTCAGCATGATACCATTTGTCATTGGCAAATGTGCTGAAACCTATTACAAGACGGTTGCGGGGATCCAACAACCCTGCGGCTACCCATCCGTATTTGTCAGGGTTTTTCTTTCGTCTGGTGTCAACTAGGTTACACAATGCAACTAAGATGCGATCCAGCTTTTTATAGTTGTGTATTTCTACGTTATTGTTTTCATTCAAGGGCTTGCTAGTTGTCTTTCCGCCCTTTTGTCGTTTGCGTCTAGCAGCACAGTGAGCACGTTGGCTGAACCCTTGAGGATTAGAGCAGTTGATACTCTTCTTATACTTTTTGGTCCATTTTTCCTCAACAACAGAGGGATTGCCATTCTCTATACCACTAGATTCCCACTTGCGGAAAAGAGGATGGTCAACACTTTTGGGACTGTAGACTTCCATGCTGCGATAGGCATAGTCGTTGCCACCCAAGTATTGCACATACCCTCTCAAAGCCCAAGCGCCCATGGCAGGTGCAGCACTGTGGTGAGTATAATGTTCGCTATCCGCAGCCACAACACTGCCATCTTTGTAGATCACAAATCTGGCACTGTGATACTTGTTGTTGCGTGCCAACCTTTTCAAATCTTGAATTGTGGGATTTTTGTGAACCATACGCTGGTCTTCATCAGTCCAAGCTTCTTCCAACTTCTTTCCCATTTGGACTAAACTGGTGCCTGTAAATGGGTTGTTTGATCCTCTGTTCTCCACATCGTAACCCAGCTTGTGATAAAAGCCTTCGCTTTCCCATTTGGCCTCTACGACGCTCTTGGTGGCCCCTTTGTTCTTTGCGATAGTCAAGGCTTGTAACATCAACGCTTTGCCAGCACCAGGTTTGTTGTCATAACTGCCCAACCATTTCACATGCGCCACTTGATTTTCAATCACCACATGTATTGCAGTTACACTGAACACGCCTAGATCTGGGGTATAGTTATAGAGGAAAATGCTATTTTTTCCCAAGTTGGGATTGTCAAGTGCTCGTAAGTTATTTTTAACCACATAAGCAACAGCCTCTAAGGCTTTGAAATCCTTGTCAAGTTTTTCATACTTTGGTCCCGCAGCATCATAGCTGGCGTCGTTAATCTCTTCTTGCTCATATGTGATTGCACCCAATAAGTCTTCTAGATCTGCGCGATCCAGTTGATTAGCTGATTCCTCAAGAGGTAAGTTCCAATAACCAGTTCCTTGATCTTGAAATCCCATCTTCTCATAAAATTTGTGGCTGTTCCAGATGGGTTTCACAACAGCGAGTAAGGCACCTTGTTTCTGGCTTTGTGCTAACCCCTGCTCCAAAAGTTGCCTACCAGTGCCATTCAAACTACCTAACCAAGTGATTTTTGCTGTCTTGTTGTCGAGCAGTATGTGCAATGCACTTTGGCAACCTTCAGTGTAGAGCCAAATGCTGTTGTTACCTAGTTGTGGATCGTTTTCAAAAAGCTTCTGTGATTCCAAAACGTGACTGATGGCACGCAAGGCTCGATAGGCTTTGCTTTGCGTTCCCAGTTGACTGCTTGCCGTCGTTAGCTGGCGAGAAATTTGTTCGTTGTAGGTTTGCATCAGTGTCCCACAAGAAGTGAGAACAGCTATAGTTGGTGATGTATGGGGTGTTGTAGAGCGAGAATCAAACACTATATCCTTGGCTGGATCTTTGTAGATAGAGGTTGTTATATATCCTGATTGCAGGATATTAGGCGCATTGTCTAGTATAGTGCTATGATAGAGTTCACTGGGATTATTTTTTGACTCTTCCGGCTTGTCATTCTTTGGGTCAGTGTCTTCCCACTGGCTGAACACACTGGGTTTTTGATTCTGTTGGTCCTCCTTGTTTTCCAAAATATCAACCAGCTTCATTTACAGGCTCCACATGTGTCATATAGCTGTCATCTGTATAAAAGTCCACAGCGTTCTCCACACTGTAGACTGTCATGTCTATTTGATACCCAGGATTACTGGTTATAGGATTTTTCACCCAAGCATTGTCATGCCAAATGATTCTATTGTTGGGATAAAGATAATAGTTTCCTTCATCCATTTTGAACAAATGCGCGCATTTGTGTTCAGGCGTTTCACTGAAATTGGTGTCAGTAAAAGCAGAGTTTTCCCAACCCCAGTCTAAAGTCATACAGTATTGTCCTTGACGACGTTCCCCAGTGTAAACCAACAACGTAGCCCTTAACCCCGCCATGCGTTGCCGGACCTGCACATCAATATAATGACTGAAACAGTCCCAATAAACATGTTCTGCAAGTGGTCTTACTGGTGCATCATTACGCCAACAAAAAGCAGTTATGGGTCGACGTGTCCAGTTCACTCCATTTTCCAAAAATGCTTCAAATAAAGGCGTGCGTTTCTCCATACTTGCGACACTGTGTACATCACAGGGAGTGAACTCGCCGTGGCCTTTGGTGTGATTGTAAAGGTATTGGTTACGTATTAGGCATGTTAAAACGGGGATATTATGATTCAAATATGGCATAGTATATTTATTGTCTGGACAGTGAGCACAATACAAAGGCAGTAAACATGAGAATTGGATTGCAACCCTCCAGAAATTTGTTGCATAATCAAAATTATGACCCAATTATTGATTTTTAGCGGCGCTGGTTTGAGTGCTGAAAGCGGCATCCCCACATTTAGAGAAGATAGCGAAGGTTTATGGAGCCGTTATGATCCATTGGTTTACAGTAATTACGCCACTTGGCGACAAAACTTTCAAATTGTAAATGAATTTCACAGCGACTTACGGGAAATGCTTCTGAAGTTTCAGCCAAACGCCGCCCACAAACAGGTGGCAGAATGGCAGAGAAAATACAGTGCAACAGTGATAACTCAAAATGCAGACCTCTTGCTAGAGGAGGCTGGTTGCATCCCTGTTGTGCATGTTCACGGACAGCTGGATGAAATGCAATGCGAAAACTGTGGCCATGTTTGGAATATTGGCTACACTCGATACAACATCTCCCTAGGTTGTCCCAATTGCCAAAGCCTGACTGATGTCAAGCCTGCGGTAGTGTTGTTTGGTGAACCAGCACCCAAATACCAATATCTCTACAACACACTGGACAGCCTTACAGACAAAAGCCTGTTCCTGTGTATTGGAACATCAGGCTCAGTTGTTCCTGTTGATAACTTCGCAAAAGTGTTGGATTGTCCTAGTGTAATCAACGTGTTAAATTTAAATCGGGACATTGACGGCTACTTGCCTCCGATAGTTCCTTCTCACTGGACTCACTGCCTATTAGGGCCTGTAACTCAACAACTGCACAAAATAGACAAGATCTTACAAGAGCATTTTGGTTTCTAAATAACACAAACGTTTCAAGATCTGGGAAACCAAATGAAAATTCAAGACCTTACGCAACCTTTGAATGAAAGTGTAAATCAAGCCATTCAATGGCACCAGGATAACAAAGTTCCGCTAGTTGATAACATATTCCGTATTCACAGCCCAGCTTGGTTTGAGTTTTTTTGTGAGATGCGACGTCGTGTTTCTTGTGGAGATATACTCTTGGAACACGCTCTTGACCAGGACATGATTGAGAGTGATTTAGGCACGTTTGGTGTGTATGAAGGCAGAATGGTTCCGTTGGATTGTATTTTTGAAACTCCAGAAAGTCTTGATGAGGCTGAGTATCAAGGAAAAGCTGTTGAGCTTAACAAGCCCAAGAGAGGCGGTCCTAAAAAGTATTACGTCTACGTCAAGAATCCCAAAACAGGCAGGGTCAAAAAAATTGCCTTTGGTGATGTGTCAGGTTTGAGTGTTAAAATCCGCGATCCCAAACGACGCAAAGCGTTTGCTTCTCGTCACAACTGTGAACAAAAAACAGACAAAATGAAGGCTGGATACTGGGCGTGTAGAGTTCCCCGCTATACTAAATCCTTGGGATTGAGTCCAATTAGTGCCAAATGGTGGTAATGAATCCCTACAGTGACAAGAAACAAATTCAAGGTTTGGAAAGAACATTCTTTCAATCTGTAGATTCTCATGAGCTAGTGTGGCATCGAGATCACTGTCACAGACTTATTACAGTGGTTGAGGGTAATGGTTGGCAACTTCAAATGGACAACTGCATGCCCTGCAATCTCAAGCCCGGCGATGTCGTGAGAATCCCCCGAGACACCTTCCATAGACTATTGAAGGGCTCAGGGGATTTGAAATTGTTGATAGTTGAAGATTAGGTACCAGTGGCCATTATACTTACTTACCTTGAACCAGTGGGCTGATAACAGAGTTTGGTGCCAACACTCGATAAACGCTTGACCTATTGATCTTAAGCCGCCTTGCGATCTCACTTGCACCAACCCCTTGGGATTTTAGTGACTGAATCTCAGCCAGCTGCCTGCGTGCTGTTGGCGCCCTGCCCTTGTAGCGCCGCTCTGCCTTTGCCTTGGCGATGCCCTCTCGCTGCCGCTCAAGCATCATTTGACGCTCAAACTCTGCTACTGCGCCTAAAACAGTCAGCATCAACTTGGATATTGCATTTCGTGTGTCTAATTCCATGCCGTTCATGCTCTGCACTATTAGGCCAATTTCTCGCTTTTCCAAATCTTCTACAATTTTGAGAAGATCTGATGTACTTCGAGCCAACCGGTCTACTCGTGTAACCATAAACACATCTTTTTCACGAATATATGACATCGCTGCGGTGAGCTGCGGTCTACTTCCAACAGCACTGGTTTGTTCTGCGAAGATTTTTTCACACCCAGCCTGTTGCAATGCTGCAATTTGAGATTCTAGACTTGCGGATTGTTCATGTGTGCTAGTCCTTGCATAACCTATAAGCATTACTTTTTCCTTATAATATAATTCAGCTATTGAGGTCAGGAGCTTCGCGTTCAAACTCCTTGATATTCCAAGCTTTCACCCCAAAATATTCCTGCAACAGCTTGAGCACAATATTGGAATCAAAGTCCTTACAAGAAAACACGTCTAGGTGAAGTGTCCAAGTGTGAGGTACAAAATGACATACAATAGCCGATGTAGTAATAAGTTGCACAGCACTGATACCAGCTTTAGTAACATCGTGGTCTGCGAACCAATGAATCTCTGGTCGACCAAATGCAATCATATCAATATCGTTAACCAGTTGGTCAACCCATTTGGTTACAGTCTCTTTGTCGTTGATGGCTTCATTGCACCCTGCTGCATCGACGACCAAATGTTTGCCCCAGCTTGGTAGGTTTTTCATCTCATATGTGCTCCTTGGTATAAAAGATGGTTTAAGTGGTTATTTATAGTGTTTGAGAATAGTCATATAATTCTCTAGCAGCTAAATTCTTTTCCTTGGCTTCGCACATGAGATCCATCCTATCCCAAAACTCAAGACAGTAGCTGTTCAACGCCTTGTTCCAAGGTCGCTTGCTGTGGGCACGCAGCTTGCTTCGTTTGATACCACTTGACTCGAGCAACGCAATGTCTGGCCTGGTTGTGTTGCTGTGGGAGGGAAGTACATCTTCGTGCGGCCAAGCCACATGAATTTCTGGACGTGCACCACGCCAACTTTCAATCACCTGGGTCAGCCTTGGGTCATCTGGACTGAGATACGTTCCTTGATGAATCCAGTAGTGGTTGATGTCGAGACAGATCTTCACCTTGTCTTTCAAGGGCAAGAGATGATCGAGACCGTAACTGTACTCATCATTCTCCACACTCAGCCATTGCTTTGTGTCACTGCTCAGCCGAGCAAAGCTGTGTTGAAAGTAATCAAGGAAATCGTCTCGACGGGCACCACCATGGATGTTGATCTCCTGTCGCTGATCACTTCCATCAAAGCCCATGAGCCGGAAAATCTCCGAGTGGTACTCGAGGTCTTCAATAGCACGCTCCACCACCTCGGGCTCATGACTCACAAGCATAGTGAACTGTCCAGGATGCGTGCTGAGTCGAATGTCGAAGTCACGTGCTAGTTTGCCTACCTCCCCAAATCCGCGCAGTGCTTCAATCATCACAGATTCTTGATAGGCAGAGCTCCAATTGGCGTGTGTGCGAGCAGGGAGAATCTCACTGCCAATTCGCATCATTCGGAGTTCTTGTGGCCAACTGCCTACAAGCTGAAACTGCCTCATAAGTACCTCAGTGTTGTAGCGCACAATGCCACACAGCTTGTCAATGGCTTGTGTACGTGTGAGCTTTTCCAGTGAGGTTACAGTTGTGCCTTTTGTGTTGTAGAGGCTGTGCCACTCTGCTGCGCTCTTCTTGTCTTTGAACTCTGTTTCAGATACAAATTTACAGCAAAAACCAATTCGCTTGTCAGTCACCAGAGTCTCCTGTGTTACACACTTTTTTAACATAGTTTGCTGTTGCGTCAAAACTTATTGCCAGGTCAACCGAAACTCAGTTACTGCCTCTTGGCTATAAAATAGAACATAGAGTGGGAAGCGTTTCAGTAGGTCCGGATAGCTTCCCGCGTCCTCTTTGATGTCTTCAATTACCTTGCTGTTCATGTGTATCAAGCTGAAGCCACTGTCTCGCCAACTGTTGGTCCAACCACCGGGCTCACCAGCTGAGAACACTACCCTGAACCACGTGTAGGCATTGGCGGGCACTTCTTTGCCCCAGCTTTCTAGGCACCACCTGTAGATGGGCAGCACTTTTTCAAACTCATGCACCTTCTCCACAAAGATGTCTTGCCAGCGAATCTCGTTTATAGCCATGTGAGTTGAAACCTAGTCATGTCGCTTTTGTTGGCGAACCAAAACACCCAGTCGCCATTGTCGTGGAGATCATCGTAAATGAAACACCAATCTCCTTCAAAGTAGTCCAACCAGCCCCACATTGCCTCCTGGATGATGTTGCCTGCTCTTTCTTCACAGAGCTCTTTTTCACACCAGGCCTGCATTTCTTGCAATTTGGCGCTGTTGAGGATATCCTGTTCAATACTCACACAGTAAGCAAACACATATTGCAAGAGGTCTTTGCGCTCGTAGCCATCAATACTTCTTTGGATTTTCATGCTACCCCCATACCAATGAGAATTTCACAGCATCATCTTCCGTGAGAAACCAAAACACATCACCGGTCCAAGTGTATCTGTCAGCGCCAATCACAGTGTTGCACCATTGATGTATCTCCTGCCACTTGCCAAAATGTTCTTTTGACGTGTAGACAAAAGGATACTCGGCGTCCTGAAGATCTTTGCCGTACACAATTCTGTCTTTAGGAAGCCGAGTCCATTTTGTTATATCAAACATGGGCGTCTCTGCTGAAAGATAGGGCCATATGGTAACTCGAATATCAATGTCAACTAGGAAAACCAATGTTTTTTTCCATGTTAGCCCCACACAAGTGAGAATTTTACTGCATCATCTTCTGTGAGGAACCAAAACACATCACCAGTCCAGGTGTAGTTGTCTTGTCCCAAAACATTTTGGCACCATGCGTGAATCTCACTCCATTTATTACTCTGTGAATTTTGAACCAGAACATACGGATAACCAGCAGCCAATAGATTATTGCTAGAGACTCTTTGGTTCGGAGGCAGTTTCCGCCACTTGCTGATGTCTGTCCCAATTGGTGCAAACCAGTCCCTCACAGAAACCAATGTGGCACCACGCGGCTGGTGTCCTGCACAATCTCTCGGGCACTGTCTCGAATGATGAGCCCAGCTGGCTTGTCTCCCACCACCCAACTGCCAATCACAGCATGATGGCCATCTTGCTGGAACAGTCGCGCCCGCTGTTGGTAGATCCGGTGCCCGTGATACTTGCCCGCAGTGCTCGCTACCTCGCGTCCATTGCTCACAATACTGATGTTGGCACCCTCACGGCTGAGCATGGGCTTAGCCACGTAGTCGCTGCCACCAGCTTCTGTTGAGGTCCAGTAGGCAGGCAGAATGTTGGGGTGATCCGGGAACATCTCGTGGAGCACAGGCAGAATGCCTTTGTTGCTCAGTATGCACTTCCAGATGGGTTCAATGATGCCGCTGACATCATTCCTTGTGTGCTGGCCAAACTCATCCGAGAACATCCACTCCCACGGATACAGCTTGAACCAATACTTGATGGGGCGATCTTCCAGGTCCACAAACTGATTGTTGAGCCAGCCAATGTCGCCTAGGTTGATGAAGCGTGCATCAAGGCCAGCCTGTGTGGCCAGGTCCTGAAGATACACACAAGTCTGCCGCTCTTCCTCATTGTCCCCAAAGCCAGCAAAGTAAAAGGGCTCACCCGGTGGCATGAGCACGCGAATCTCAGTAAATCGCTCCACGAGGCGCTCATGTAGGCTGTTGAACTGATCTGCGCCACGGCGCTCGTCCTGTAGCCAAAACCACTGCATCATAGCCGACTCAATCACCATAGTGGGCGTGTCAGCGTTGTATTCCAGCATCTTGGGCGGACCCTTGCCGTCATAGGCGAAGTCAAATCGCCCATAGAGTGATGGGTCGTTCCGTGCCCAACTCCACTGGATGTAGTCGTGATAGTCAGCTGGGATGCCCATGCGCGTCATCAGCTCACGGTCATTGAACACTCGGTCCACAGCATCGAGGCAGCGAGCATGCACCTCTTCGGTAGCAGCTTCCAGCTCATCAATCTCGGCACTGGTGAACTCGTAGGCCACAGTCTCGTCCCAGTAGGTGCCATCTCCACCAGTGCTGGGGTTGCCACTTGTGTGAAACGTGAAGCCCACTTCCTCGGCACGCTCGCGCCAGTTGGGACGGGCCTGCATTGTGTGACGTCGCATATGATGTCTCCTTCTGAGCCTTACTGTAGCAGAATTTTTGGGTTTGTCAACCGCCGCCCGAGCTGCCCATACCAGCACCACTACCACCAAATCCACCGCGGCTAGCACTGCTGGTGCTCACAGCACTTGAGCCACTAGAGGGGACACTCGCGCGGCTTACAGAGGTGGGCATAGTCCGGGCCACTGTGCCTGCACTGCTTGCAGCCGGAGCACCTGGAGAGGCGGGCTTTACATTCCATCCAGCGCGGGCTGCGCCCTGGTTCATGCCACTGCCCAAGCGCCCGCTGTCATAACTCGAGCCGCCTCCGTAGTAGTTTCCTACCATAACTGGTGTAGTGGCCCCACCGCCGCCGTGGTAACCACCAGCCATCACTCGACGATCTTCGCGCTCTCGGGCATTTGTAGGGCTGTTGTAGCCTTGAAAGTAAACCGGCCGAGTATCTGCTGTCATGCGTCCTGCCATGAAGCCAACCATGGCTGGTAGCCAAATGTTGCCCGAATTTCCCGGTCCAGTTACCGACGTGCAACGCTCGTGTCCACGAGCAATACAGCTTTGCTCGTCATTGTATTTCGGCGCTGTAGACACATGATCGCTCATGGCCTTGTACCAGCGATCATCACAATTTGTGCCTCCCATGCTCTTGCATTGGTCAGCACTCTCGTAGATGGGATCACCATCCTTGGGCTTGTCATCACAAGCTGTGAGGCTGATGGCGCTTACTGAGCCCAACAGCACTAGAGCAATTTTTTGACTGTGTCGCATGTGTGTCTCCTGCGAGGACTATAGCAGGTTTAAGGAAAGTGTCAAGCTTAGTAGGTGAAGCAGGCTGCCTGTAGGATACCAACAGCCAGGCTGCTGGTACCCAACATGATTGCATCAGCCATGCAGCGGTCAACTGCAATACTGCGCTGTAGGTTGCCAAACACCCAGTTCATGATCTCCCACATTAGGAGTTGCATAGCCAGTGCCACAGCACACCAAATGACCTTGTCAAGCCAACCAGTGCTGTAGATGATCACAGAGGCCATAGCTACTGTCATGCCCAGCAGGGTGCCAGCAAAACTCAGTGCTGCGGCTGTGTTCCCTTCTCGGATGAGTTGGATCTCATCATAGGGCGTGATCCGGATGTAGATGTAGAGGCTGATGACAATCATCACAAGGCTGCTGCCAAAATACAGCAGGAAGTTGGGCAGGGTAGCTAGTAGCATCTCTGGGTTTCCTTTTTCAGAAAAATGTCAAAATAACCTGGGCAGCCACGCCAGGGTCCACGATCACCACACTGTCTCTATTGTTGAGCCAGCCGTTGGGACTGCGAGCATGGCAGTAATACCACCGACTGCCTTGATTGTGGGGTCCATGGCTGCGTCCCAGGGTACTCTTGCATAGCACCATAATGGGCTTGAGCTCAGCACGCCTTTCCTTGGCATTTGTTGCAGTGCTGAAAAATATCCAGCCTGGGCTCTTGGGCAGTTTCTCATACTTCATTAGATCTTCTCGCCTGGGGCCCAGCCACGCCAACGCTCAAAGCGAGGAAAGCGCAGGCTATACGTGTCACCGTTCTCACTCTTGGAGATGAGATCTGCTCGTATCTCACCAATACGCCCAACTGCCTTTTTCCGGTGCTTCCAGATCACATCACGATCCTCGTCGCTCCAGCCGCTGCCTACACTAACCGAGATCACTCGTCCTTGATCCTCGCCACCAAACTCCACAGCACCCATGGTGTGTTCATACTTGGTGCCAGGTTTACCTGGAACAACAGCAGTTACCTCAAGGTCTACAAAAATAAATGGTTTTGTCTTCAACCAATTTGAGCTTCGCTTGCACTTGTAAGGAGCCCCGGGATCCTTCACCATGATTCCTTCTACGCCACTGTCAAGTGCCTCGCGGTTGAACTCGCTGAGGCGAGCCTGCCCCTCCTCTGTGTCTAGGTCAATTTCCACCTTGGGCACAACACTGACCTGGTCCTTGGTAGCAGACTTCAGGAGCGGTTCCAGCTCACACAGTGCGAGGTGACGATCACGCTGCGAGACCTTGTATTCGCCCTTGAGAAATGCACTCAAGGGCACAATGTCAAACAGTGCAAGATGTGCATCAGAAGTGTCAACGTTCTTCTTGCGCTTGAACTGCTTCATCATAGCCTGAAAGCTGGCAGACACAACCTCCCCATCCAGCACAACGCTTTCAGTTAGTTGGGGCAAGAGTGTAGCCAGCGCCTCAGTTAGTTGAGGGAAGTTATTGTTGATGTGGCCATTCCGGCTGTATTGGATTACTTCGCCAGTAGCCTTGTTCAACACAGTGAGCAACCTTGCTCCATCCAGCTTGAAGTCGCACAGCTTCTTGCCCCGCATGTCATTGGGGTGATCGTCACTGTCCTTGGCCAGCTGGCAAGTGAACACTGGCACAGTGTAAGCTTTGGCGTCTTTGCCGAGCTTGCCTAGCACCTTGTTGATGGTGGTCTCACTCAGGCCGCACTTGAAGTCCTTGAGTAGCACGCGCCTATACCAATTGTTCCACTCGTGCGTGTTGCAGCTTTCAGCAGCTTCCAACACAGCGTCACGAGCATCATGCCCGGTAAGCTTGCGATTCTTCAGTGCATCTGCGAGAGTTTTGAAGTGTGCAAACGTGTAGCTGCCCGCAGCTGGTCCCTGCTCAGTATCATCAATAAGCGGAACCTTCTTGATGCCAAAGGTCACGAGCGCATCAAACGCCAGCATTGCACCTTTAAAAAAGTCTGTGATGCCCAGCTTCCAAGCCTGCTCAACAATCGCTTCCTTGTCCAGCCGACTGTTGGTGGCTTCTAGTGCAACAATTACGTCAGCTGCGGTTTGCATACGCTCTCTTCCCTCTTTGTCAGCACACTATACAGCAGTGTGTGCGGGAGTCAACACCAAATTGTGACTCCCGCACAAAATTTAGGCTGCTAGGCGCAGGTAGCCATATTTGCGAAGCAGTGTTTCCAGCGGCTGCTCATTTACCACCAGTCGACCCTTTTCGTTCACTGTCACTGAGCCCACACCGCGGAGGTTGTTTTCATCTTCGCCATACACAACTCGATCACCAATGTTGGCCACAAAGCCCCGACGAGGTTCAGCAGAATAAATTACCATTTGAGTCTCTCCTTTGTGTGTTTGTAGTGTATCTGTATATAGCGCGTAGTTTTTGTGCTGTCAACACCCTGCCAGTCAAAAACGTTTCAAAGAGTTATCAATTTTTGTTCAGTTTCCGATCACACTCCTTATATACACGAAGTGCCTCAGCATATAGACCTGGATCAGCATCCGCCAGCACCTCTAGGAGAGCACGCTTCTCTCGAAGCCATACTACAGCGAAACCTGGGTCATTGTCAACAATACTCTCAGCATTATCAATAAGATCTGCAAGCTTGATGTTCCGAGCCTCTGTGCTAGCTAGCTTGGTGTGCTCCAGGTCTAGAGCTTTGCGTGCTCGCCGGTTCCCATCTTCAGGCCGACTAACATCAGTTAGCATCTCCACGAGGTGATACACATTGTTACCAAACAGGTCACGAATCAGTTCAAGGTCCACATTGGTGTCCTCAACTGCGTCGTGAAGCCAGGCGGCAGCACGCATCTCATCCGAGACAGGGGCCTGGCTGAACTTGTCCAAGGTAGCCACCACACGCTCGCAGTGTGTCCAGTAAGGTGCATCTGAATACTTGCGTCGCTGTCCCACAGCAGAGTGAGCAGCAATTGAGAAGATCTTTGCACTGTGAACTAGATCACTCATAGCCAAACCTTTCGTAATATCCGGCGCCTGTTTGACGCCAAAGTTGATCCACATATGCTTCAAGGGCTTCAACACTAGCGCAATGCGCGTCATTGAGCACAATGACCCGAATCAACGCTGCACAATCGCTGGTGTATAGATGCACTTCCGGCTCATAAGTGAGTTGCGCACCCGGATAGCCAGGCACATTCTTCCAGTTGTACTGGATCACATCGATGAAATAACGAATGCCCTTTTCATCTGACACACGCTTTTGATACCCGTATTGGTTGAACTCTGGATCAAGTCGGGAAGGAAGAGGATTAGGAAACCTCTTGTAGCCACTCTCAACCAAAGCTTCCTGAGTCAGCATATGTGCCTCCTGTTATGGAGCTCATAATAGCTGACTCAGGAAAAATGTCAACAGGAGATTTAGCTTGTGGCTCGCTGCACCACTGAAGCGATGTAGTCGCACATACCCTCTGTGATTGTGGGACTGCAACCCAGGAAAAACACGCGGTCGAGCACCAAGTTGGCATTGGAATAATCTCGATAGTCACCGAGATGGCGATACCCAGGATGCACTAGGATATTGCCAGCAAAATAATTTCTGGTTTGAATCCTATTTCCCTCTAGGAAGCTCACAAGGTGCTCTTTCTGTTCTTTGCTTTCACAAATCACAGGCACACCGAACCAACTGGTCTCGGCTTCTCTTCGCTCATTCACCACACGCACCCCCGGCACAGTTTCTAAAATATCTTGGATGCGAGTTTTGTTGATACGGCGAAGAGCGTGTATCTTTTCCCATTTTTTCAGCTGAACTAAGCCAACTCCACCTTGCATGTCTAGTGGCTTGAGATTATAGCCCATGTTGCTGAACAAATATTTGTGGTCCATGACCGTGTCATACTCTTGGATCCACTTTTTGAACCTCTCGCCACACATGCCACACTGAATGAGATTTTGTGCCCCCACACAATGGCAGTCGCGACCCCACCAGCTGATGCTCCGTGCCAGGGTGACGATCTCTTTACTCTTGCTGCTCACCATACCGCCTTCCATGGTGCAGAGATGGTGTGCTGGATAAAAGCTACAAGATGCTGCCACACTGAAGTCGGTGAGATACTGTCCTCGCCACTTGCTGCCTAGGCTGTCACAGTTGTCTGAGATGAGCTGGAGCTTGTGCCGGGCTGCAATCTCTTGAATCCTATCAAAGTCATAGGGATTGCCCAACACGGGACTGCTGAACACCGCAACCGTTTTTGATGTGATTTTTGACTCCAGTTGTGTCAAATCCCAGTTGAGATCAGAGAAGTCAATGTCCACAAAAACTGGCTTGAGATTGTTTTGTACAATGGGAGCAATAGTAGTGGGGAAGCCACACACACAAACCAAAATCTCGCTGTCGTCACTCCACCCAAAACTCTTTTTCAGTGCTGCAATCATTGCGAGATTGGCCGAGCTCCCGCTGTTTACCATCACATTATGGGGTAGATTGAACTTTTCGCCAAAACCCTTTTCAAAGCGAGCAACCTTTTCACCACTGCTCAACCATTTGCCCTTCAATATGCTGTGCATCATTTCGGCAATTTCATCTTGATCCCAGTAGGGACCAGAATAATAAACAGTGGATTTACCAGGTTCAAAATCACCTGAGTTGGCCATGTAAGGAAACAAATTGGGTTCTTCATTACCAACTTGGTTAAGAAAATCTTGTATGTGGGCGCGAATGCTCATGAAAAACTCAAGGCCTTTTTGTTAAGAGTGTGTGGAAATGCTGCGGATAAGATCAGTTAAGCCTTGTGTCAAACACACTTGAGGCGCAAACCCCAAACTTTGAAGCAGGGTCGTATCAAGCCAAAAATCTCGACTTTGTATTTTTTGATGAAATTCAGGTGTTGGTATGCCATTGATCTGAGATCTACTATTTGTTAGATGGGCAGATATGTCAATCACATCACGCAATAGCGTGGCATGCCCTGAGCCAATGTTGTAGATAGTGTTGAGCTCACCTTTTTCAAGCACCAAGCTGATGGCTCTTACTGCGTCGTCAATATAGAGTAAGTCTCTGTAAACCATACCATTCTCATACAAGTCAATGGGTTTGTTATGATACAATTGTGAGACCATGTGTTGGATAGCGTTTTTCTTTGTGCTTGCTCCAGCGTCTCCTGGCCCATAAATGTTAGACAAACGCAGGATACGATACTTGACGCCAAAGGTGTTGCACCAGCTCATCAAGAGCTGCTCTGCTGTTCTCTTGGTAATGCTGTAAAATCCCCGAGGATCACAATGCGCAGTTTCAGGAACAGGTAATTGTGTATGACTTCCATACACAAACCAAGATGACACAAAATTGAAAACAACATCTGGTTGATTGCAGTGTTGTAGGGTCTCCATCAATACATTTAAATTTGTATTGATGTCCTTGTGCAGGTCACTGAATACATTATAATTGTCAGTTGTAGAGATGAGATACAGTATGTTGTTTGTGGGAGGAGTTCGGGAATTTCGAGGAACACCTATGCATTTGTGTTGGGTTTTTTGAACAAATGCACTGCCCACAAATCCTGTGGCCCCAAAAACTGAAATTGCTGTTTCCATGCATTATATTTGTGCACAGAAACAGCAATGTCAATTTGTCATTGAGTTTTTCGTACCCAACTGGGTGGAGGCTTGCAGAAGCCAGGCTCGCTACCTGGGAAGGCGACTCGAGTCTGATAACTGTTTCTTTCCTTGAGACGGATACCCATTTTTTGAAGGTTGTCAGCACTGTCATAAAAGATGGTTTGAACAACCTGCGGTTGATTGCTGTTTCGTTCAAATCTCACATGAGTGGTATTGAAGGACGTTTCTTGACCAAATCCAGTACCAACACTGCCTATACTCATTGAACTAGCAGCTATTGACCCAGAGGCTCGCAGCACACTCTTGCCAAGTTGATGAATGTCAACGGCTCCATAAAATGGAAAGGGTTGCCCAGTGTAGCTGGGCTCTTTTTGGAGAAACCAAGCTACACCAATCACCCCAACATTGCTGGTGTCTGAACCAGATTCTGCTGCATAACTATGCTTCTTGCTGCCAAATACAAACTCAGCTGCCTGTTCCCTATTCAACATCCAGCCAGGAACGCTTGTGGTTCCCTGTGCTGGAATCAAAAACCCATTGCTTTCATAACTGGCGGGCTTGCCATCAATTACGCAGATGCCGTCAACAGACACTACAGCCATCACTGGGCTTAAGGTGTGGTTTTGAAGTTCAATAACATAGTTACTGCCCGCTCGACCCTCAATCCAGGTTTGGCCACGATGAGGGTATTCATCAGCTGGAGAGCGACCTTTGGGCCGAATAATAAAATCCAACCCATAGCCGTTACGCATTTTTGTTGCCCATTACCGTGTTGCGATCAACTGCGCTATACATAGTCTCGCTTGCATAGAGATCAGCGGTAGATACTCCAGCACTTTTGGCCATGCGAACACGAGTAGTGGTCTTGCTTAGCACATCCATGGTGTCTGCCATGCTGTTGGTTGAGTAGGTTACTGTGTTACTTTGTTGCATACCAAATGTGTGACCCATTGCAAATGCATCTACATTGGCACCAAGGAAGGTGAAAGTCCAGTCAGAGGCTTCACTCAGCTTGACCATTTCCTTGATTTGAGCTGTGTTGTAGCTGCGGCTTGAGTTTTCCTCGCCGTCAGTTACAATCACAACCAGCACACCTGGCCGTTCGGCCTGAGGCACTGAGTTAAGAACCTTGTTGATCTTTTCCAAAGTGTGCCCAATAGCATCCATTAGGTTGGTGCCACCACCAGGCTGATAGTCAGCTGATGTAAGTGCCTTAACAGACTTCACATGTTGATTTTCAAACAATGTAGTGATTTGTGGGGCGTCAAATTTAACAATAGTGAGATAGGCATCACCAGCGCCTTCGGCAGTCTTTTGTCCTTCAACAAACTCATTCAATCCAGAAATTGTAGCATCGCGCACACGGCCCATGCTTCCACTTTCATCAAGAACCACTGCAATAAGAGTTCCATTGCGACCAGCTGCGGCTGGTGTCCAATTCACTAGTGATTGTGCAGGAAAAGGATTTGCCCAGACTGGGTTATTATTTTGTTGCATTACTTGCCTTCTTTCACGTCCAGGTCTAAACTGCCTGGAGATACAAACATGCTGAACACTGTATCCAGCATGTTTATTTAACGGTGATAATTTTAAGGGTGCAAGTTTTTAGGCGGTAGTTTTTTGACTGATCTGGTAACCAAAATTGTCTAGGATACTCAATAAGTCTTTTACAGCCTCTATGTTTTGTTCTCTAGCTGTAGAGGGCAATTGTTCCCAAGGTTGTATAAGTGGGTGTGTTTTCTGGGCTGTGCTCATTTTGATACCAAATTTCCATCCCTTGTCAACTGCTTCTTTCATCCAGCGAGTGTGCTGGTGTTTTGCCCAAAGATTTAAGATTTCGTCAATAGCAGTGTCTTGTATGCGTGTAGCTCCAGGAGAGGCTGTAACAGTATTTTGGCTACTGTCAATGAGGAAGTCGCCTTTGGGGAAAGTTTTGTTCCATTCTTGAACCAGGAAGTACAATTCACTATCAGTTATGTCGCGAACCAAAGGAATTGTATAACAAAATTTGCCTGAACGGGTTTTTTTGGCATAAAAATTACTTTCTCGTGTGATATCGTGACTGTATAAAGTGGTCTTTCCAATAAGACCACTAGGTAGTTGTGTTTCAACACAGGTAAACCACTGCAATACAACAGATTTAGACAGTTTTTGTGGCACAATCAACGATATATAATTACTCATGCAGCTATTTATTCAAATTGGTTTGAGGTCACAAATAGCATGCATCCATACACAACTGAACTCCTGCAATTTTGTCACTACCCAACATCAAACTGTTGCGTAGAGTCATCACGCATATGCTTTGTTTTTCAACCATAAGTCGGTTATAGAGATCTACAAATTTACCGTGCAAATTGTTGTCACCCCCATTCCATACAAACTGGTCTTGATTCACCAACATTGTGATAGGTTCCTGGTCAATATTGAACACATAATGCCTACCTGTGGCATCAATAAGATGCAGGCACCAACAAATAACAGGCTCCACTACTGGTTCTTCAAGAGCTTCTTCCAGAGCGACGGTTGTATCCATATAATTTACTCCTTGAGGTTTTTGGTTATTTAGAGTGTGATTTTTTTGGTTTCAATCTTTTTGATTATTTTGTCCACAGACTCGTCATCCGCTGTGAGCAGCTCAAAATCATAATATTGTGGTGGCTCAAGCTCAGCTTCATCACCGCTGCGCATCCACACCAACACATCAGGATTGATGACTTGCCGTTGATCGTCAAGAGGACATGCATGATCTAAAATCACACAACTGCTTCGATCGTTACGTGCCATAGTTAGCATGCGATAGCTTTGTCTCATTCTGCCATCAATGCTAAAATCAATGTCTTTGTCACGCACTCTCACGTCCCAACTGCGCATCAAAGCACTGCTTGGCAATTTCTCATGCAGCTTTCGAGACATCTCTGCACGATTGCTGCCAGGTGCACCCATCACCAACACTCTAAACTTGCGATCAGTACACAGACGATAATACTGCACCATACCCTGATCAAGGCTGTGAAATACCCACGGCCTGAAAAACACACCTTGGCTGGGTTCCAACAAAATGTTGGTGTGCAAATTCCACTCAAACAAATTCATGTAGTTGAAGTTGTAGCCGTCAAGTGCTGTTTCTGCATCAACTTCGCCAGAGGAGTTAATATGATGATAGAGGTTGAGAGTTGTTCTCTCCAGTGCACAGACAAAGGCCCACTCATTGGGTGAGTCAAACTCTTCAAAATGAATCACGTTGTTCAAGGGACGGCGAAACACTCCGCTGCGCTTGTGATCAATAACCACACGCTCGCCCAATACCTTGCTCATTACCGGCTCAAGTCGATCCAGCACCATGTTGAAGTTTTCCAACTCCATTCCATAACTGTTGGGCGTGAATCTCAGCCCCTGCACCACTTGTGCGGCTCGTTGTGCATCCTGTGGATTTAAAAAATTGTCAGCATGGATCAATTTCACCATGCCTCTCACCATTGGTGTGCTAGTCATTCAAAAGTCTCCAAATCTCACTGGCTGTATCTAGGAACAAGGCACTCAAAATATGTGAGGGGTCAGCTACCACCAGTGGAGCGCCTTCATCTCCTTGCCATCGCAACTCAGCATTCAAGGGCAAACTGCACAAAATTTTGGTATCAAATTCTTGGCACAACGTGGCTGCACCAGAGTGACCAAAAACATGATTAGTATGTCCGCAATTCTCACAAACATGTGTGCTCATGTTTTCCACGACGCCCAACAACCGTAATCCTCTGTTTTGATACATTTGCATGCCTCGTCTTGTATCAGCAACAGCCACCCGTTGCGGGGTTGTCACAGTCACTACTCCTGCAGAGGGTAATTTGTCACAAATGCTGGTGTGAACATCTCCAGTGCCTGGAGGCATGTCCACTACTAAACAGTCTAGTTCTCCCCAATCAGTGTGGCACAACAAATTGATTACACCCATACTCATCATTGGACCTCGCCAACTAACAGCTTGACTTTCACTTATTCTCGTGGCCAACGTGGTTATTTTTACACCATATTGAACAAAAGGCAAGCTCAGCTGGGGGTCAGTGCTGACTTTTACACTGGTGTTTTCTGGTAATGCCCACATCACTGCTTGACTGGGACCAGAAATATCAGCATCCAATAGTCCTATACGCAAGCCTTGATGAGCTAAGCTGGCTGCCAAGTTTGCAGCTACAGTGCTTTTGCCTACACCGCCTTTGCCACTGCTGACCAGCAAATGGTGCTTCACACCTGTCAATCCACTTGACCCTGTCATCAGTTTTTAAACACTTCAAAATTTACAATTTGTGCGATTTCGTCAATTTGTTTGTTGCTGAACCGCATTATGCCATCATTCATCCGGTCCGCAAATTCACAATCTGTGCCAGTAAGTCTGATAGGGCTATATACTGGCTTTTGCCCATTACGGTAGATTTTGAAATGGTTGGGATAGCTGACATTGATTTCATCTGTACTGCCCATCATCACCAAACCAGGCTTCGCCATAGAGCGCGCCATGTGTTGCCCTACGCTGTCGCACCCAACAAAATAGTCACACTCTGCTATAAAACTCAAATACATTCTGAGATCTGGATTCATGGTGTCAAGATCAATACTGGTTTTGTCTCCAGGGTGCTTAAGCTCACGCAAGCCAAAATACACTACCAAAATGTCTTTGTTGAATTTTTGAACCAGGCTGAGATAGTCATCAGGATCCATGCTGCGATGGCTGCTGTCATAGGGTTTTCCATTCATCATGCCAATGCCGCTGCCGTAGGGTTGGATTACAACAAGTCGACGTTTGTTGGTTTCGGCTAGCTTTTCCTTGATAAGTCGTCTCACAGTGTCTCTTTCCAGATTGCTGATGTAGAGATGTGGATGTTCCAAATCACAGTGATCATCAGTTTTGTTGATTTCCTCATCAAAGGCCTCAGCTAAGCTCAAACGCTGATTGTAGTAGCCGTGAATATAATAAGGCTCTGGACACACCACACGATTGTTTCGGATGAACAAGTCAAACGCACCTTTTTGGCTAATACTAAAACTGCGATTTTGCAGTAATGGGTGGCTCCAGAACAGCAACTCCCAGCCATGTATCAGCACCTTGAAGTCGTCTGTTGGGTTCAATCGTGCATATTTCTCCAGTGCTGGTATGGCTGCAATCACACGGCCGGCGCCACCGTTAATGATGAATGTCGTGTTCATTGAGGATCCTTTTGTTGGGTTTGGTGAGCAATCGCCACCAGCTGTTTTTGTGAACTCTTGGTGTGGTAACGTGGGAAGGGATGAGCCCTTGTGCTTGTGTTTCAAATCCTGTTTTCTCCAAAACTGTAGTGGTGGGAACCCCATCATCATAAAAACTTGTTTGATTGGGAATGGCTTTAGTGATGTTTTCCACCACAAAAATTGTTCCCCCTGGCTGCAAAAGGTGCCACAGAAGGGGAATTTCCTGCTCTATATAAGGACTATGTTGCAAAACCCAAACACACATCACATGAGTGAAAGTTCCTGATTTCAACAAGCCAGGCGCATCACTCAATGCCACAGAAGAGAAGTTTTTGTGATTCACATAATCATTTGCCAATTCCAGCATCTCTGGTTGCAGATCCACACCCACTACACTACAGCTATGCGCTTGAATCAATGCCTGGCTTAATCGACCCACACCACACCCCCAATCCAGCACTCTACTGTTTTCATCAACAGGGGAGAATGTGGTCAACATATTGAGTGCCCATTGGGTTTCTTTTTCCCATCTGCCAGCAGTGGTGCCACCTTCAGGAGTTAAGATCAAGCTTTGTGCATGTTCAAAACTTTCGGGTTTGAAAAAATCAGGATTGTAGCTCATGGTACTTTCGCAATTCCCAGGTGGTGTCTAAGTCTTTGGCCCATTTTGCCAAGTTTTGATAGCTGCTGAGAGGCACTTGCGGCCAAACTTCTGTCGCATGCAACCTTTGTGTTTTGTCTGCCATTCTTTCAACAGTGACCAAGAGCCCGCACTCACTGGGACGCATGCTGTCGTCCAACAGCCCTTGTAGCCAAAGGCATTGAAACCGAGTGCAGAATTCAGGTTTAGTGATGTAAATGGTGCAACCTGTGGTGTGCAAAAATCTGCAGGGGGTGCCGCGAGTTTGAATGTTTCCATAGGCATTGCCATAGAGATGGCCTTCACAACAGGCAGTGCAACTCCCGCAACTTCTATTGGGCATAATTTTGCCACCACTGTTTCCAGTCTAAGAATGGATCCATTTGCGCATCAAATTGCATGTGCAGAGCCAAGCTGGGAATAGGATTGAATCTAATGGCTGGTCCGTTCCGCCAAATATTCCAGATAGTGTTGTCTTCTGTGTAGCGAAACTCATTTTCCTTGCCCTTGCGCAAATACATGCCGCTGTAGTTCAAACTCAAGGCCTCAAACAAACCCCAATTTTGTTCTATCAAGCTTGGCACAGTCAACATCACAAAAGTTGTGTAGATGCCGCTTCTCCAGTGGCGAGCTGTGCCATGCACTAGCCAACAGGGTGGGGTAGGTGGATCATAGCATTCAGGCGCGTCGAATGGATATAATACTATCTGATCATTGTTCAATTTTTGTTTGAAGAGGAAATAGCTGTCCACCATCTCTTGTAGAGAGGATGGCGCATGTAAGTAGTCATCTTCCACACAATACACTAAGTCACTACTGCTGTTTTTGGCACGCAAAAACACCTCATGTCCTGAGTTTTGATAGCCTTGCGTTTCCAATTGAACCAGTTCAAAATTTGGTAAGAGAGATCCCTTTTCCTTAAGAAATTCCACTAACGCCGGGCTGCTGCTGTCGTCCAACACAGTGAGTTTTACGTGAAACCAAGTGCAGTGTAGGATGGCAGCCACAAGGCTGTTGAAACAGCCCTTTACCAAGTCAATTTTTTCCATGTCACAATAGCGCACCCGCCAATCATTGTGTACATTGGCTCGATCACAAGTGCGCAAAATCACATGCAACTCAAGAGGATTGGTATTTTGAATACTCATGCTCAATATCTCCAAACTTCCATATTGGAGTATTGGCTTAAGATATCTGGAGGCAAAATAGTTTCTCTAGGCCGCCATTCTACTCTGCTGTGTATTTTATGTAATTGCATACCAATCTCTGCATCATACTCGTCCCAACTGGCCTCTACCGCGTCAAAATCATGAGGGTAGTAGGGTTCTCCGATGAAATTATACACTGCCTGGAGCACGCCTTGGGGATTTCGACACAACTGTTCGTATTCGATCAACATCAACATATGTTTTTCTGCACTAGTAATAGCTTGTTTCACTCCAGTATAGGCAAATTCCACTATGCCATTCTTCTCCATCAACAAGTTCATCCGATCATACACACTGTCGCCAATCCCACCAAAAATGGTGTTTTTGTCAAAAGGGTGTCGTCGATGTGCAGTTTCAAAACTGTCCAAAACCCATTTGAGGTCACGCACACAAACCAACACTCGTGAGCTGGGATAAACCTCCTGGATTTGTGGCAAGAGTCGGGTCCAGGCTCGGTTGGTGTTCCAACAAATACTTTTGTCTACATCTTGGTAGTAGCCGTCAAACAATGCTCGCACAAGATTTTTTCTGCGACTCACTGGTACTTCTGTTCGCATACCAGGACTGTCTACACTAGTTTCAATCACTCCTCGAACCATAGTGGCCAGTGGATCAGTAATGCTGGCATGCATCACTGGATTCTGCCGCAAAATGCTGCTTAGCAAGGTGCTTCCGCTCCGTGGTAGCCCGCTTATCATGTGATAGTGTTTTTCAGTTGTCATTTTGTTGTTTTTCTCGTAGAGTTGTTTTAATAATTTCACCTGCTCTCTGCAATGGTGTAGACCAACACCCTGGAGTCTGTTGCTTCAGTACACGTAAGCTTTTTGAATACCATGGCGTGCTCTCGTCAGTATGTGTGCTGGTCCAAACATAATATTCCAAAATAGGCACACACACAATCCCAGGCACTCCCATACTGGCGGCTGCATGTATTATACTAGTACAACTGCTGAGCACAATATCCATTTGACTGAGATAGTCCAGTGTGTCGTCCCAGGAGTTGATCCTGGCTCGAAGATTATGGCATCTCTCGTGCGTGTGCTGTAGATCAAAATTGTAGATTTCAACATCCGAGGGTATCACACTCAGCATCTGCTCCAAAGGAATACAGCGATAAATGTCCTGCTCAAAATAAGGGTTGCCTTGACATTTTACCCCAACACGTAGTTTTTTTGACGCAGGCAGTTTGGTATGAGGTTGGCCAGACGCTGTGAGATAAGGCCCTTTCCAAAGGTCTTGTTCGCCAACACCCAAATCAATAGGCAAGTTCATGAGATAAGTCCAGGGCTGATGAACATCAATCTCCTCCTCATTCACCAACACTTCAAATCCATGTCGGCGGAACACTTGGGCTAATCCAGGGCGGTCTAATATGCTGAAAAGTTTTGGTTGCATACCCAAGTTTTTGAGATGGTTGAAGAACCTGATGTTGATGAGCTCGTCACCAGCTCCTCCGCAGGCATTCACATAGAGAGTTTGGCCTGGCACCTTCACTCCATTCCAAATTCTCATTCCTTTGATGTCAAAAACAGTTGTGCGATCTCTGTCCGTGTGTAGGAACCACCGAATTCCTTCAGCAGTTTGTCCAGCTCGGAGCAGTGGATGAGTGTCAGTTATGCGCAGATTCTCGCACTGGTCAGCTGTGACCCAAGGCTGACACTTCAAATCATTTATTACTCTTTCGCTCTCGCCACGCTCACCATTTAACTTCAAACTGGCAGCATAACTCACTATAGCGTCAAAGTCATTTGGGCGCATTTCCAAATTTATCTTATTGTAAAATAATGCTTTTTCTGGCTGATTTGCACGATAATAGGCTTTGCCTAAGTTCACTCTTGCTACATAAGATTCTTCAGGTGTAGTGCACATACCTGCAACAGTTTCAGCACACTTGACAGCCAAGTCTGTATGACCAATCTTTAGGCTCACTGTGCCCAAAGTTTCCAGCTCTAGCAGTGTTTGCGCTCTGGGCCAATAATGGTCCAAGAGTTGAAATGCCAGTGGATGATTTTCCTGTTTGGCCAACTCCAGTGCTGTGGTTTTCACATGCTCAAATGTTGAGCTCATGGGTTACTTTACTACCACTAACTGAATGTAGACTTCGTCGATTATGTTACAGTGCTGTTCAAGATACTGCTCTACCTGTTCTTTAGGTTGCCCCACAAATTGATCTTTGTATTTTTCCATGGGTCGCAAGCTGTAGTCCACCACCTCAAAATCCACATTGTAGCGTTCGGCAAGCCTACTGGCATGTGCACCTTGCTTGCGTGCCAATTGGTTGTATTTGCAGCCAAACAAGCGCAAGCCATCTACAGTGACTGGGCGTTTGTGCGTGGGGTCGCTGAAGAAGTCATCACTGCGGTGATGAGGTACATGAATATGTACTCTTGCCCCAGGTTTGCACACTCGATAAATTTCCTGCAGACAGTGAAAATACCCCTCGCCCAAGTGCTCTAACACATGAGTGGCTCTCAACACATCTACACTGTTGGTGGGAAATGGGAAAATGTCTTTTTCAAGGTCAAAACAAAAATCAGGATTGCAGTTGGGATCGTAGTCACAGTGCACATATCCATCAATCCTGTCTTCACCTGCGCCAATATAGATTTTCATTGTGATTTCTCCAAAAGCTGTCCATTCAACATCAGTGCGGCAACGCTGTCATTGGTTTCAAAAAATCTCAAACTCTGTTCAGGAGTTTCCATAATGGGCTCTCCAGCGCCATTCAAGCTGGTGTTGCACAGCACAGGAACGCCTGTCAATTGATGGTAACAAGTGAGCAGTTGGTGCAACTGGGGATTTTGTTCAGCTGTAACAGTTTGCGGGCGTGCACTGTTGTCCACATGACACACTGCTGGAATCAGTTGCGGCTTCAGCACTTGTGCAGTGTAAAGCATGTAGGGGCTCGAGGGTATTGGCAAGGAGAACCAATCGTGGGCGTGTTCCTGCAACACCACAGGCGCAATAGGTCGAAACCATTCTCTGTTTTTCACTGCGAAATTTATTTTCTCACGCATGTGATAGCTTTGTGCATCAGCCAAAAGACTTCTGTGGCCCAGTGCTCGAGGCCCATATTCGCTTCTGCCCCAGTGCCAGGCCACTATAGCTCCTTGAGCCAGTAGCTCACAAACTCTAGTGTAGTCCACAATGGAGGTAGTGTTTTGAGAAGGTCCCAAATAACATAAATTCTGCGGTTGATAATTTTGCCTTGGTAAGTCAAACAAATGGTGCGCTACCCAAAGAGCGGCGCCCACCGCATTGCCGTCATCGCCACATGCAGGAAAGTGATGAATGCCCTCCCAAAGCTTGCTTTCAGCTATCCGGCTGTTCAAGATGCAGTTCAGCATGCTGCCACCACTGAGGCATAACTGTCGTTGCGGATAAATTTGGTGCAGTGTAGCTAGTGTTTCCAGAACACTCTTCTCCAGTAGCTCTTGAATAGTAGCAGCCAAATCACTGCTTTCCTTGTGTGTGAGCTCATGTGGGTGCTTGGCAATGAGTTTTTCCCACACATTGCTCCAGAACTTCCTGTATTCCAACTCAGCGTGTTCTTGAACACTGAACCATTGTTTTTTCAAAATCTCATCAAAAATAGGGCCAGTGAGTGATTTACCATAACTGCTGAGTCCCATGGTGGTGCCTGCCTTGCTGTAGGCTGGGGAGAAACCCAACAGCTCGGTGAAGATGGCATACCCAATACCTGAGATGAGTGTTGGGCACATTTGAGCTTGAAGCTTAGTGCCTTCACCAAAAAACACCATGTTGTTGTCGCCAAGTTCGCCAAAACTGCTGTCTAAGCTGAAACAAATGGCCTTATCAAAATTGCTAGTGTAGTAGGCACTGCTGGCATGCGCCAAATGATGTGGCAGCACATACACTGGTATTTTGTGGCTGCCGAGGAAAACACCTGTAAGCGTTCGCACGTCGTTGTTGTAGAGTGAGTAGGCAGTTCTCTCCACAGTGTTGCCATCACTGTCATATAGTGCCAAGACACCGTTGCTGTGGTTGGCCTTGTAGTCAGCCAATGCTATGCAACTGATGTCCTCAGGTTTAAGTGAAGCTTCCTGAAGTATAGCCTCAATTGTTTTGTTGGTTACACCAAAAGCCTTTTTTTCTCTAGTAACACGTTCTGTTCCCAAAGCTGCTGTTAATCTGCCATTTTTCACAACTGCCACAGCACCGTCGTGAGAAAAATTCATTCCCAATATGTTCATAACTTAGTATAATAGCCATTTGTCCTGAGAAATCAAATAATCACGTAAATGTAAATATCCCTTCATCATGGTGTGAAATTTCAATAATTGCCCTTGCATGGTGTTTTTGTTGTAGTCAATTTTTTCCAAATGTTCAAAGTAGAAGAGGCATTCTTGTTCGCTGAGATACAAAGGTGCGTTGTACCAACCATGAAATCCCAATGCTGAGGTGTAACCAGTGAGCACTTCTGCACAGAATTTTAAGCTGATATGTGCTGGAGCGAATCGAATGTTGTAGGCAGTTTCAAGGTAATTCTGGTTGAGCAGTGTAATCACAGCATCCTCACTGATGAAGGGCGTGTTGTGATTGGGGGTGTAGTTCCGGGTTTTGATCTGGGGATCTTCAGCTAGGATTTTGAGGAGGCGACGGCTTCGCAAGCTTAATCCTCCGCCACAGGTGAACCAATCTGCGTTTTTAAATTCTTGGTAGTGGCCACTGGCTTGCAGGCTGCCTTTCATTGGCGGAAATTCAGGATGCGAGAGGCTGCCCACGTAATCATATTCAAAATATTCATCAGTCCAGGCTTTGGGGTTTGTGGCTATGCCATCATAGTGTGCTATCAACACAAAATCAGTGTTGATGTAGCTGTGCATGCTCTTGAGGCAGAAATCACAGTATTCCAGCATGCCAAAGTTTTCTGGAATTGGATATTGTGTATGGGGTTGTGCAAGAGTTAATGGTTGATCTGACACCACAATTGTGGTGGTGATCGGTGTAGAGGCAAGGGTTTTTTGAAGTGAGAAACTAGTGAGTTCGTGCTGGATGTTTGTGATGGTGAATAGAGTAAGGGTCATCCAGTAAGCTTAGTTGGCGATTTGACTGTGTGCTAGTTATAGCACTGGAGAATTGCAGCCGTCATGGAACCGGCCGAAGTTTGACACCACGCGGTGCTGCTGCTTATTTCTCTCACCGGACTTGAGCGATTGGTAACAGTGTTATCTCCTAACACACCGCAATCGTTAAATCCCCAAGTCCAAAGTGTGCCATCTGTCTTTATTGCAGTGTTGTGATTACTACCAGCTGAAGTTTGACACCAAGTGGTGGAATTGGTGATTTCTCTCCCTGGACTTGATAGTAGACCTGTGTTGTTGATTCCTAACTGCCCACACTGGTTAAATCCCCAACTCCAAAGTGTGCCATCTGTTTTTATTGCACTAGTCCAGGCGCTTGCCGAAGTTTGACACCAAGTGGTGCTGCTGCTTATTTCTCTCACCGGACTTGAGCGATTGGTAACAGTGTTATCTCCCAACTGCCCACACCTATTACACCCCCAACTCCAAAGTGTGCCATCTGTCTTTACTGCACTGATGGTAATACCTTTACCAGCTGATGTTTGACGCCAAGTGGTGGAACTGGTGATTTCCCTTACAGGACTTGAGCGATTGGTAACAGTGGTGTCTCCTAACATACCGCAATAGTTATTTCCCCAACTCCAAAGTGTACCATCTGTTTTTAATGCACTGGTGTGAAAACTACCACTTGATGTTTGACACCAAGTGGTTGAACTGGTGATTTCTCTCACTGGACTTGAGCGACTTGTAACAGTGTTATCTCCCAATCTGCCACACCCGTTATATCCCCAAGTCCAAAGTGTACCATCTGTTTTTAATGCACTGTTGTGAGAATTACCAGCTGAAGTTTGACACCAAGTAGTTGAACTGGTGATTTCCCTTACAGGACTTGAGCGACTTGTAACAGTGTTGACTCCCAACTGACCCTGGACATTGTATCCCCAAGTCCACAGTGTGCTATCTGTTTTTATTGCACTAGTGAAGGCGCTGCCTGCCGAAGTTTGACACCAAGTGACAGAACTGGTGATTTCTCTCACTGGACTTGAGCGACTTGTAACAGTGTTGTCTCCTAACGGACCGCATATATTACGACCCCAAGTCCACATCTGTCTAAGAGGCCAATCTCGACGTAAAACCCTACCATCCAATCCCACCCATGAAGTACAAGTGGATATTACAGGTACACAAATACTTTTGACAAAAACTGTTTGACCAAAACCTATGCACTTTGTAGCTAGGTCAGGTAAGTCTGATACTGTGTTAACAACAAAACTAATGCCAACTCCAGCAGCACTGGTTTGGGCTGCTAACAAAGGAAAACAAACACTGTCGCAAGCAGTTATTAATGAGTCAATACTAGTTTGGATTTCAGAGGGTGTTGGCATGTTCTGTCTCCATTTACTTCAAGGCACTGGTGTGAAAACCACCAGCTGATGTTTGACGCCAAGTGGTGGAACTGGTGATTTCCCTTACAGGACTTGAGCGATTGGTAACAGTGGTGTCTCCCAACTGACCAGAGCCATTGCCGCCCCAAGTCCAAAGTGTGCCATATATTTTTAATGCACTGGTATGTATCCACCCGACAGAAGTTTGACACCAAGTGGTGGAACTGGTGATTTCCCTTACAGGACTTGAGCGATTGGTAACAGTGGTGTCTCCCAACTGACCAGAGCCATTGTATCCCCAAGTCCACAGGGAGCCATCTGTTTTTATTGCAGCGGTATGGATACCAGCTGAAGTTCGACACCAATTGGTGCTGTTGGTAATTTCTATGTTTGGATTTGAACTATTAGTGATGGTGTTGTTTCCCAGCTGGCCCGACCCGTTTTCTCCCCAAGTCCAAAGTGTGCCATTTGTTTTTATTGCAGCAGTATTCGTAGGGCCTGCTGAAGTTTGACACCAAGTGGTTGAACTGCTACTTTCTCTCACTGGACTTGACTTAGCCGTAACAGTGTTGTCTCCCAACTGACCCCAACCGTTCCAGCCCCAAGTCCAAAGTGTGCCATCTGTTTTTAATGCACTGGTATGGCTGCCGCTGTTAAACCCGCCTGACGAAGTTTGACACCAAGTAGTTGAGCTGGTGATTTCTCTCACTGGGCTTGAGCGACTAGTGACAGTGTTGTTTCCCAGCGTACCACAGGATGCATTTCCCCAACTCCAAAGTGTGCTATCTGTTTTCAATGCGCTTGTGTGGGCATTACCAGCTGAAGTTTGACACCAAGTGGTTGAGCTTGTGATTTCCCTTACAGGACTTGAGCGACTTGTAACAGTGTTATCTCCCAACTGACCAGAGACATTGTAGCCCCAAGTCCACAGTGTGCTATCTGTTTTTATTGCACTAGTCCTACCACCGTTGGCAGCGGCGGCTGAAGTTTGACACCAAGTGGTGGAACTGGTGATTTCTCTCACTGGACTTGAGCGACTAGTGACAGTGTTGTCTCCTAACCGACCACACCCGTTAAAGCCCCAACTCCAAATTTGGTTTAGGGGAGTAGTACCTATAACACCCCATCCCGTAACTGTGGCCACATACAGTGAGGTATTCAACACAACATAATACAATTCACCCACATTTGCGGCGGCTGTTGGTAAATCAGTCACTGCGTTCACCACATACACCTTGCCGCTTCTCAACTGCTGCAATACCTTGCTGTAGTAAAACAAATCCTGCTCATTAGTAGTGCTGGATATTTTTTGCTGCATTGTGAACACTAGATTAGCTACATTGATGGTAGACATCAAAGGAATCCTTTGCAGGTTAGGATTTTTAAGGCACTAATATGGGCAGATGCCGAAGTTTGAAACCAAGTAGTAAAACTGCTGATTTCTCTTACTGGACTTGAGCGACCAGTTGTTGTGTTGTCTCCCAACTGACCATACTGGTTCCGGCCCCAATTCCAAAGTGAACCATCGGTTTTCAATGCACTGACTGTCTGATTTCTGGAAGTTGAGGTTCGACACCAATTATTGCTGCTGGTGATTTCTCGCCCTGGTACTCCAGTACATGCGGTGGTGTTGTTTCCCAACACACCACAACTGCCGTACCCCCAGGTCCAAAGTGTGCCATCTGTTTTTACTGCGGTGCCGGCATTGGAACCTGAGGCAGTTTGACACCAAGAAGTACTAGAGAGGGCTTCTCTCACTGGACTTGATCTATTGGTTGAGGTTCCGTCTCCCAATGTACCGCAGAAATTGCGTCCCCAAACCCACAATGTGGAGTCTGTTTTCACTGCACTGGATACTTGACTTCCAGGGGAAGTTTGGCACCAATTGGTGGAACTGGTGATTTCTCTCACTGGACTTGACCGCGTATTGGTGGAGTTGTCTCCTAACTGACCCCAAATACCACATCCCCAAGTCCATAGTGAACCATCTGTTTTAACTGCACTAGCTATGCTCGCACCAAAGGCAATTTGGCACCAATTGCTGCTGCTGCTGATTTCTCTTACCGGACTTGAGCGACTTGTTGTTGTGTTATCGCCCAACTGCCCACAGAGATTGAGTCCCCACACCCAAAGTGTGCCATCAGTTTTTATTGCACTAGTGGGACTATTACTACCAGCCGCAGTTTGGCACCAATTACTGCTGCTGCTGATTTCTCTTACGGGACTTGAGCGACTTGTTGTTGTGTTGTCTCCTAACGAACCACCCGTGTTATAGCCCCAACTCCAAAGCGAGCCATCTGTTTTTATTGCACTGGTGTGACCACCACCAGCCGAAGTTTGACACCAATTGCCGCTGTTGCTGATTTCTCTCACCGGACTTGACCGACAAGTAACAGTGTTGTCTCCCAACTGACCAAACCCATTGGCTCCCCAAGAAAAAACGCTGGGTTCAACACGCTGCACGATGCTTCGAAAGTCTGTTGTCCAACAAATGCCATCACTGACGCGATACTGGCAAGTGTCTTGTAGATACACCATCCTTCCTTGATTCAAGGTCGCAGTGGGCAAAGCAGCGAGATTGGAAAAAGAAACCACTGCTTGAGTGTCGAGAATACATTGTGCACCCTGCAACTGACAACAGCTTAATGGAGTAAGCCCACCTGCTGCCAAACGTGAAGTAATTTGTGTTTGTAGTGTTTTTGCTGATGTGGTCATGTTATTGCGGAACAACTAATATAGTTTTAATAGCACTAGTATCCACTTTACCAGCCGAAGTTTGACACCAAGTGGTGCTGCTGGTGATTTCTCTCACTGGACTTGATCGATTGGTAATAGTGTTGTCTCCCAACTGACCACACAAATTGCCTCCCCAAGTCCAAAGTGTACCATCTGTTTTTAATGCACTGTTATTGACACAACCAGCCGAAGTTTGACACCAAGTGGTGCTGCTGGTGATTTCTCTCACTGGACTTGAGCGACCAGTTGTTGTGTTGTCTCCCAACTGACCACACCCGTTAGAGCCCCAACTCCAAAGAGCGCCATCTGTTTTTATTGCAGACGCGTGCCGATATCCAACTGATGTTTGACACCAAGTAGTGCTGCTGCTGGCTTCTCTCACTGGACTTGACCGGTTTGTTGTTGTGTTGTCTCCCAACTGCAAACCTCCTCCCCAACTCCAAAGTGTGCCGTCTTTTTTTATAGCACTAGTGCTTATACCACCAGCTGAAGTTTGACACCAAGTGGTGCTGCTGGTGATTTCTCTTACAGGACTTGACTTACTTGTAGCAGTGTTGTCTCCCAATCGACCATAGCCGCCGGAGCCCCAACTCCAAAGTGTGCCATCTGTTTTTACTGCACTGGCAGTATAATTACTGGATGCTGTTTGACACCAAGTGGTGCTGCTGGTGATTTCTCTTACTGGGCTTGAGCGATTGGTAATAGTGTTGTCTCCCAACTGACCAGAGGCATTGCTGCCCCAACTCCAAAGTGAACCATCTGTTTTTATTGCATGTGTACTTCTGTTATCAGACGTAGTTTGACACCAAGTGGTGCTGCTGGTGATTTCTCTTACAGGACTTGACTTACTTGTAGCAGTGTTGTCTCCCAATCGACCGTAGTTGCCTCTGCCCCAACTCCAAAGTGTGCCATCTGTTTTTAATGCACTGGTATGATAAAAGCCAGCTGAAGTTTGACACCAAGTGGTGCTGCTGGTGATTTCTCTTACTGGGCTTGAGCGATTGGTAATAGTGTTGTCTCCCAATCGACCGTTGTTGTTGCCGCCCCAACTCCAAAGAGCTCCTCCCACTGTAGGAGTGAAATTCCTGCCATCAAAACCAATCCAACAGCCATTGAGGCTCACTACGGGCACAAGTGCATCGCACAAAAAAACAACATGCCCATTTGGTAACCCAGTTGAACAACTGCAACCAAATAAGGTATCTATGCTGATGAAACTACTCCGATTACTGTCAACAGCGTCTTGTGATGCTGCTGCTAACACCACATCCATACTGCATGTGAGTGTGCCACTTGAGCATATTTCGCTCACCACAGAGTTGAGAAGTGTTGCACAGCAGAGGTTATTGGCCATCTTGCGCTTCCTTAACCACCACTCACTAGATTGGGCACGTTGCCTACCACTAACACTTCCAACTCCTCTATAGTGGTTGAGGCAGTGATTTCATCATCTTTGAGTTTTTCCCAGTCAAATGTGGCTTGAATATGCGCTGCACCAGCAGCGACGCATTGGCCTAATTCATCTTTTGTGAGAGTGAGCCAAGTTTCCGGAAACTTCCAATTCACTGTTTCATCAGTTGCCATAAGAGAGTATTTTTGCACAAAAATGTTCCTACCTTCTCTGCTAGTGTCAATAGTAACTTTTTTACCTTGTATCACAGTGTGTGTGCCACCCACTTCAGCAGTGTAGCGATTGGCTTGTGCCTCGTCTCGCAACTGAGCTTGTATCTCCCAAATTTGCTTGTATTTGATCTCAAATGTACCAACGGCAATTGCAGGATTAGTGAAATCCCAGAACGGACCATAATAGGTTTGTGTTCGAGAGTTATGATCGGGTATCACCAGCTGTGCTGTGGTCAAATAGGTGGCATCGTCTATCACAATAGGAACGGTTTCAGGGTCATTGCGCGGCAGCAATGCTGAAATCTTAAGGCGGTCCAGACCGCCTTCAAACATTGGCCTATTCCAACTCATTGGACCTACCAACACTCTTTCGTTATGTACTAACACATACATATTTTATTCCTTTTATCTTAAATTGTTTGCCGGGCTACAGTAAACAGGCCCTGTCCTATGCTAACTTCACTCCAGGAGCTTGAACTGGATATTTCACGTATAGGCAATAAACTTCTGATTGTAGAGTTGTTACCAAGTTGGCCACAATTGTTATTACCCCACATCCATAAAGTGCTTGCGGTTGTTAAAGCGCCACTTCTGCCAAAGCCGGCAGTGACTTGGCACCAATTGGTTGCACTTGTTGCTTCCTGAATTGGTGAGCTCCTGGATACAGTAGAGTTGTCTCCTAAAGCACCACAAGCGTTGCAACCCCATGCCCATAGTGTGTTAGTTGTTTTTAAGGCAATAGAGTGAGCAAACCCAGCGGAAGTTTGACACCAAGTGGTGGAGCTACTTATCTCTTGAACGGGACTTGATACATTGCTAGTGCTATTATTGCCAAATTTGCCACACTCGTTTGACCCCCATCCCCATAAAGTACCACTTGTTTTGAGTGCTAGGGTACCGTAGAGGCCGGCAGAAACTTGACACCAATTGGTTGAACTGGAAATTTCTCGCACAGGACTAGACCTATTAGACAGATTGCATGTGCCCAGTTGCCCAGTCCCATTATTTCCCCAACCCCAAAGGGTTCCATCTGTTTTTAGTGCAGCAGTATGCGAATATCCAGGTGAGGTTTGGCACCAAGTGGCACTGCTGCTGATTTCACGCACTGGGCTAGATTTGTTAACTATAGTGTTATCACCCACTTGGCCATATGTGTTCTTTCCCCATGCCCACAAACTGCCATCACTTTTAACACCAGACATTGTGTAAAAAGACGTACCTATTTGACACCAAGTTGTGCTGCTGGTGATTTCTCTTACAGGACTTGACTTACTGGTAACAGTGTTGTCTCCCAACTGACCACATACGTTATTGCCCCAAAGCCATAAGGAACTATCCTGTTTTAACCCCATTGAATTTACCGAACCAGCTCTGAGTTGCAGCCAGTTGCAGGAGCTTGTAATCTCTCTGACAGGACTTGATTGATTGGTTGTATTACTTGTGCCCAATTGTCCACAACTGTTTGACCCCCACGCCCAACCTGTGTTAGACTGTGATACAATAGGAATCCAAAATACAGAATTACTGAAAACTACTCTTTGAGCGTCTTCAACCAAATACAATTTACCATTGCTGGCTGATGCAGTAGGTAATAATTGAGAACAGGCTACAACAAACATAGCGCCTGTTCTCAGTTGTTGAATAGCCCGTGTATATGTGAGCAAATCTAGATTGTCGTTGCCTGCTGCGATTTTTTGGCTAAGGGCAAATTCAATTTGATTTAAGTTCATAGTGCTACAAATCCTGAAATTTTACCTTGAATGGCCATTGTTTGCCTTGTACTGCTAGTTACACAACTCCACGACGTGGCTGATGTTATCTCTCTCACAGGACTGGAAACTGATGTAACTGTGTTGTTCCCCAACGCGCCACATGATGCATTTCCCCAGGTCCACAATGTGCCATCTGTTTTTAACGCCGCGGTATGCGCGCATCCACCAGATACTTGACACCAAGTTGTTGATGATGAAATTTCTTGTATAGGACTGCTCCGGCTGGTTGCAGTATTATTTCCCAGCTCTCCACATGTATTTAAACCCCATGCCCACAGAGTGCCATCGGTTTTTATAGCATTTGAATGATACTTGCCAGGCCCAAATGTGCACCAATTTGTAGAGCTGGAAACTTCTCGAACTGGGCTGCTGGCATTTGAGGTAGAGTTGTTACCGAGAACGCCATATCCACCTGAGCCCCAGCTCCAAAGTGTATTGTCTTTTTTCAACGCAACTGCTAGGTTGTAACCGTTTTGTATTCTGCACCAGGAGGTTCCGCTTGTTATTTCTCGCACTGGTGAACTGAAGTTAGTTGTGTTGTTGGTTCCCAGTACTCCACATGTGTTGACTCCCCAGGTCCACAGACTGCCATCAGACTTGACAGCAGCAGAGTGTCGCAGCCCTCCACTGCTGATTGAACACCAATTTGTACTTGATGATACCTCGCGGATTGGAGAACTGCGGGTTGTTTTGGTGCCATCGCCCAAATTACCGCAAAAGTTGTCGCCCCATGCCCACAGTGTGCTATCACATTTTAAAGCCAAAAGATGGAACGCAAATGACCCTACACTTGTCCAGGTTGAAGAACTACTTATTTCACGAACTGGACTACTTTGGTTAGCTGTTGCATTATTGCCCAGTGCACCACAATTGTTGTAACCCCAAGTCCATAGTGAAAGGTCTGATTTTATTCCTGCTGATGTTGTATTGCTAGTGACAGTAACCCAATTGCAGCTTGAGCTTATTTCTCGAACAGGTGAACTCTGGGAAGTTGTTGTATTATTGCCCAAACCTCCACAGAGGTTCCAACCCCACCCAAACACACATGCGCCTGTCCAATTTGTATTGAAGTCATTGGTCCATTGGGTGCCATCACTGTAGCGATAGTCGCCAATGTCCGTTATCCAAATAAACCTGCCTGTATTGTCACATGCTGTTGGCAATGCTGCACAATTTGCTACACAATAGATCCCATTCAAAGCCGCTTGAATACCTGCCAACTGAGCAGTTTGCAGAACATCTTGATTGGCCAAGACAATGCATGCGTTGGCTTGTGTGATGAGTTTGCCAGCAGCCACAGACATGTGATTAAGTCAGTGCCAACAAAGCTAGTGTTCGAGCAGTGTTGTCTTGGCCACCAAAACTGCCCCAAACTGTGCCGTCGTAGCCTTCAAAACTGGCTTGCGTAGTATTGTAACGGATTTGTCCTGTTGCTGCTGTTGGTCTTTCACCATCTGTGCCCACAGGCAATTTTAGTGCAGATGTGCCGCTGAAATTGGCATACCCAGTAATAGTCAAATTTTGGTTATCGGCGATGACTGTAACGCCTGATATTTTTATGGCCATCTTCGCGCTCCTTTTAGAGTACTCGGTTGCACTTATTTATAGAGACGTGAGAACATTACTTAACTTTGATTTAGTCCCAAGTGTTTTTTCAATACTTCAATACTTTCGGCCTGCTCTTGCAATGCCTTCAACAACAGCGGTATCAACTGAATATATGCCACAGTTTTCCCTGACGCGGTTGTACTCACAAGAGATGGTATAACTTGCTCTACTTCTTGAGCCAATAAACCAAAACTGTGTTTGCTGGCATGCTTCCAGTCAAAACTAACGGGATTGAGTTCCTTGAGAATAGCCCAACTGTCGGTAATTGTTGAGATGTTTGTTTTGAACGCAGCATCACTGATGCTGTTGAAGTCAACAGCAGCCACTTCACCAGTGCCAGGATTATAGGTGAATGCTGTTGCAGTGCTGCGTATCCTAGGAGTAGTGCTAGAGCCAGCAGTGTCCACAAAAACCGGATAAAATGTTGAATTTGTTGTGGTATTTGTAGCAGTAATTGAGGTTGAGCTGCCGGCTGTTCCGCTCCATCCACTAGTGCCAGAAAATCCACTTGTGCCCGCACCGCTAAATCCGCTCCATCCACTTGTTCCGCTCCAGCTTTTGAATACACAGCTTATTCCTGCTCGGGGGTTGATTTCAAATGGTTGATTGAGAGCTCAAATTCAAAAATTTCTCTCTTGAGGCAGAAACACAACATCATTGTTGAGCAAAATTATGCGTTGACCTTTGGCTAGCTTGATAGCTAGATTGTTGGCACCACTTTATCCCAAGGGTTGATCACTCCATACAATTTGACAGTGATCAGCCATGCCAACACTGACAAATTGCTGTTGTAGATCTTGTAGATAGTCACATTTGTTGTCTGTGCAACCATTGGCGCTGACTATCAATTCAACGTCAGTCATTTTGTTATGAGAGCAAAGGCTTGTAGTGCAAGGTTCTAACAAGTCATTGCAGTGGTTGTAGGTTGGTATGATAATAGAGTATTTGAATTGTAGAGTCACAACAAAATTATACAAACTTTTTGATAGCACTACAATTTAGAGATTGAAACTACACGTTCATCTCCGGAAGGAATCCCGGAGGATAAGGATTCACTGATTCCACAGGAACAATGTGTAAACTAGGCCAAATAATATTGAAAGGATCTTGTTGTGTTTGAGGTATATCAGCTAGTTCTTGAATATAGCGTTCGAGAGTGAGGATATCATCAATTGGAGTGAGACCCAATCTTAAGTATCGATTACAGCGTTCAACTCTCCATGCAACCGACTGAATAAGTATATCTCTCTGTTGTCGCACATCTTTCCATTTTGTCTGCTTCAGCATTTCAAGTTCTTCCAGGGTATATTCGGTCACTATCCACGCACCTGTGATATCATTCCACAACAATTTCTCATTGTCCTGTAGTTGAGGAGGATCACTTACAGGCACATATCCAGCATCATCAATTTCTTCTGGAGTGAAAGTGCTAGGATCAGTTCGTGTTCTACCATCTAATAGTCTTATCCTGAATGGCAACGACTGAGGCCATTGGTTTTTATAGGAATACAGCATATTATGTCTCCTTAAGTTCCTGAGAATCTTGGCATAGTAGTATTGATGAGACCTCCGAGATAGAGTTTTTGTTGTTGTTATCAAGTGAGATACTATAAGCACTATTTTGCAATAGTGAATGATTGCAATAGTAATTGACTGCGACAGTAGTGATTGTCTTGACAAATATCATCTTGTAATCTACCACTTGCCCAATGGGCATTTGGCGAAATGGAACTTCCATTTCGCTAGCATGATGCATCCGCATTCCTGGCAAGTCTTCATTATAGTAAATCTCGAACATGATTGGCATGAATCCTTCCGTTCATGGTATTTTGAAGGGTCATCCAGCAGCTTGAGGTTTGTCAACAACATCTTATAGATTCCCAGTCTGGGTTGTCGGGAACAGTCTAGTGGTTCCTGGCCATATTATGCGAACGGCCCCATTCCCGCCACTAACGCTACCGCCGCCGTCACTCTGAAGCCCACCGCCGCCATACAATGCACCCACACCTGTACCTGTGTAACCCTTGCCATTTTCGCCACCACTGCCGCCGCCGCCGCCTGCACTGCTACTCGCTCCCCCATTACCCCCTGCTGTTCCATTTGCTCCTTGTCCCAGTATTCCTACGCCGCCCCCAGCTGTTGCATAATAAGAGCTACCTCCACCGCCGCCACCGCCGGAACCAGCGTTGCCAGGTCCTGATGCGCCACTTGTAACGCCCGCAGCACCACCATTACCTGTGTAGCCACCTGCGCCACCACCACCAGAATACGCGCCAGTATTTGAAGCACCACCATTACCTCCGCCGTCTCCAACATAAGTTCCACCTGCACCTGCATAAGTTCCACCTCCACCTTGTACGGTTAAAGCGGATATGAAATAGCTAGCAGCACCATTTGCACCAGCACCGCCACCTGCACCAACAACCACAGTATATAATGTGCCTGGCGTAACACTGATGTTATTTTTATAACCCAAACCACCGCCACCGCCACCTAGATATGTGGTCGCTGTGGCACCTTTTCCGCCCCCTCCCCCAACGCATACTACACTCACGCTATTTACTCCCGCAGGGCATGTCCATGTGTATGTACCGGGAGTGGTATATGCCTGTTGTCCAAGGGAAAGAATTACGGGTGGCCAACGATTATGCTTTACTGCCAAAAAATTTTCTCTCAAAGACCATACTCCTGAAGCTACTGAAGTAGTTGGATCATTTGGTTTGCCTATGATATTGCCTTTGCCCATTTATACGGTCTTTTATCTGCTAGAGTTTTTCAATGAGTACGCTGCCATTTCCGGTGGTGTTTACCCCGGCTGTGTTGGATTGGTTGCTGCCGTTGTTGATGCTGCCACCGCCACCTCCTGGTCCCAAGGCAGGACAGGTACACGCCCCCACACCGCCAGCACCGCCGCCACTGTAGCCACCACCACCACCACCTAGGTAGCTGCTGGCACCGCCTCCACCGCCAAACCCGCCGTTAGCCGCCGTGCCACCGTATTGCACACCTCCGGTCCCCCCCGTGCCGCCATTGAGAAAACTGTTACCGCCGCTTGAAGCGCCTTCACCGCCGCCGCCAGCTGCGCCGTTGCCGCTATAGCCACCACCGCCACCACCAACTGAAACACATCCATTGGTGGCACCACCGCCAGAACCAAGTGTGCCTCCACCTCCTCCGGTATCTCCCCCGGCATTGCCAGAGGTGAGTATGCTGGCATCCTTGTTGGCCCATGTGCCTGCCGAACCTCCGCCGCCTCCGCCAGCTATGATCAGTATGGTGTTGTCCTGTTTAGTCACGAAGCTGCTGCCGCCGCCGCCGCCCTTGCTACCACCGCACGCATTATTACCGGTGACACCCTGTTGTCCTACCAATATCTTGAGTTTTTCGCCCTGGGTAAGGGAGAAGGTGCCTATCATGCGTGCACCGGCACCAACACCGGTAGCACCGCTGCCTCCCCTAGCACCTATTGCTGTTATCCGGTATGACGCTGTCAAAGGAACCGTCCATAGCTGTATCCCGGATGTTACGCTGAAATATGCTGTGTTGGTGTTCCATCCTGACGGTGTAGGCGTGCCGGTCATCCCACCCTGTGCCTGTGCCAGTGTTGGTCCTGAACTGCCGCTAGCAGTGCCAGGTGTAAATGTAGCTGACGTAAATCCGTAGAGTGCTTGCCCAGGCCAGGTATTCCCGTATTTTGCATCAGCTTGTGCTTCTGAGCTCCAGACTCCTTTGGCCGTAGTTGATGTAGGATTATTTTCAATCCCAATAACACCGCCGTTATCAAAGTTAGTATTCACTAACTGATTTCCTCATAGCTACACACAGCTTCCAGATCACTTACAGCACTAGCAGTCAAACGTATGCTGTCGCCTTCTTCAAGATAAATTGAAGTATCTTTGCTGATAACAACTAGCGATGCGTCTGCTGGTACGGAAATGGTATTCGCTAGTCTATACGCTACAGAACTTCTGAACAAATCCACAGTAATGTCTGCATTGTTGGTCCCGTCAACATTTGAAATTACTAGACTGTTGATTTTAAAGACTTTGTTACTTGCTGCTGAATTGGTAACTATTGCTGTAGCACTTGTACCAACTGCTTGTACCGCAGTTTTACCAATAATTGTTGTGACATTTACTATATTAGGGGCTGACATAACTTTTTAAATCCTTATCCAAAAACAATTGCCATCGCAATAGCTTTGCCTGTAGTAACACCTGCTCCGCCACTGAATCCACTAGTTCCGCTAAAGCCGCTGACACCACTACAGCCGCTTGCTCCGCTGAAGCCGCTTGTGCCACTAGTTCCGCTGACACCACTAAAGCCGCTTGTTCCACTGAATCCACTTGTGCCACTGAATCCACTTGTGCCACTGAATCCACTGAACCCAGAGGTGCCACTCCAGCCACTTGTGCCACTCCATCCACTTACGCCACTAGTTCCGCTAGCGCCTGTAGGTCCTGTTACTCCATCAGCGCCATATGCAATTAAATGTGCTGAAAGCCAAGTTCCTGGACCGTCAGCAGTGCCATATTGCACTGTAACATTACTTCCGGTACCGTTAAAGGCAGTAACTTGAGCAGAGTCAGTAGATCCATTGAAGTAAACAACTTTGCTGCCACCAAGTGAAATTCCCGTAGACGTTACAGTTTGAACTTGGGCAATTAATATAGTTCCAGAGTTTTTAAGTATCTGGCCGTTATATTGATTAGTTGCCACAGACGCTGCACTGACCCAAACACCGAAACTTAAATTATAATAACCTGCAACAGTTGGTTTGAATGTATATGTGCTGGCGTTCCACCAGTTTTGTGGATCATAATAATCAGCTAAGGGTAAAACTAACGTACTTGCGCTAGCAACTGTTTGATCACTTGTTAAGATAGCAGTTAAAATGTAAGAACTAGCTGCTAATGTAGACGCAGGACCAACAGGACCTGTTGGTCCTGTTACACCTGTTACACCTGGGGTGCCAGTTGCACCAGTTGCGCCACTACCAGTAGGTCCTATTAAGCCAGTTGCTCCACTGAATCCGCTGACACCACTAAAGCCGCTTGCTCCGCTGACACCACTAAAGCCGCTTGCTCCGCTAGTTCCGCTGAACCCACTAGTTCCGCTGACACCACTAAAGCCGCTTGTTCCGCTCCATCCACTAGTTCCACTTGTGCCACTCCAGCCGCTTGTGCCACTTGTTCCACTAGTTCCACTTGTGCCGCTCCATCCACTGGTTCCACTTGTGCCGCTCCATCCACTAGTTCCACTTGTGCCGCTCCATCCACTAGTTCCACTTGTGCCGCTCCATCCACTTACACCACTAGTTCCACTAGTTCCGCTGCCTCCAGAATATCCGCTCTCTCCTGAATAGCCAGACTCACCTGATGCCCCTGAATAACCACTCTCTCCAGAGTATCCTGAATAGGCAGAATATCCAGAGACACCTGACTCTCCAGAATAGCCTGACTCACCTGATATCCCAGAATAACCACTCTCTCCAGAATAACCTGAATAACCACTCTCTCCAGAATAACCTGAATAACCAGAGTAACCTGAATAACCAGAGTAACCTGAATAACCTGAATAACCACTCTCTCCAGAGTACCCACTCTCTCCAGAGTACCCACTCTCTCCAGAGTACCCACTCTCTCCAGAGTAGCCTGATACTCCACTGCCAGAATAACCACTTTCACCAGAGTAACCTGACCGGCCAGACTCACTTGAATACCCACTGGCACCAGAATACCCACTGGCACCAGAATACCCACTGGCACCAGAATACCCAGATTCTCCAGATTTTCCTGAAGTTCCTGAATAACCACCTTGACCAGAGTAGCCTGATACTCCGCTGCCAGAGTAGCCGCTTGTTCCAGACTCGCCTGAGTAACCTGATATCCCAGAATAACCACTAGCACTGTTGGGCCCAGTTGGTCCAGTTGAGCCAAGGGTGCTTACCCCAGAATAACCACTAATGCCTCTTGCCCCTGTTGGCCCAGTGGGTCCTTGTGCGCCAGTTGTGCCAGTACCCCCTCCACCGCCAGGGGTAAATGGTAACCCACCAGGAGTTACGCCGTCAGAAAAACGTAACTCAACTTCCCCGCTTGCGTAGAATATCTCCCCATCGCGACCAACATACTCATTTATATCATTTGTGAACTTGCTGGTCCAAATTTTACGAATTTGAGTCACAAGAGCTTCAACCCAAAATAGAGGGTTTGATACTTACAGTTGGTATGAAATCTTTTTTTGCTGTAATTTTTGAGATATTGGACTGTTGAGGTGTATGAAAATCATCCTCTGGGTTTATCACAGTGGGATCTTCAGTTGTGGGCCCCACGCTGTCTTTTACAGTGTCAAGGTGTTGTTGGAGTGGTGGACTCCACTTGGCATCGCCCTCTTCACCATAACGCACTCCAGGATTTATCACATCACTGTCAGCTTGCGCTTTCAACACATCGCCCAAGGGGATGTTGATTGTAACAGGCACATTTACAGTAAATTCTCGAATAAATTCTTTAGCTCTCATATTTTACACCACATATGTTTGTCATTTAGACACCAAAACATACCAAACTCCAGAAATAGGCACTTGCCCAGATAAATTCAATTGGCAAGTCATCTCATCAATTAAGGTTATTGTTGTGGGATTTACCAGTTGGTAGTTGGTGTCATATACTTGAACAAACACAAGTCTCTGTGCAAGGCCATGAACAACGGTCAACACATCGGTCACAATATTTTGAGATGAAAACGGCATTTGGAAGCTGGTGACTGGGGCAGACCCAGGAGGGCCAGCAGGACCGGTGGGACCTTGTATGGGGCCTTTGGGGATAAATCCAGGACTCAGGGCACCAAAGTTCAAAAGTATTTCAGAAACACTGCCAACCGTGCTGTCGTCAATAGGTGCTGGAGTCAAATAATCTCTGCTTACAACAGCTCTTACCCAAACATAATTGCCTACAAATGTATATGCAAAGCTGCCGGTGTCCCCACCAAATAGGCCACTGGGATTGAACAAATCTCTAGGGAATTGTACATAAGGCAGGTCTGACTGTAGATAAACAGGAAACCAGTCTTGTTCAACTGGATTATCTGCCAACGAGGCTTGAATTAAAATCCGGCCTGTAAAATTTGTTAACGTTAGGGCTACTGTATGACTACCGCCAAGAAAATTGGTGTAGCCTGCGCCTTTTTGCTTTTCGCCAGTTACATTGACCTTACCGCTAGTAGTTGGTAATAAGACAAGACTTTCCATAATTTCTCAACAATTGATTTGTCGATATTTATGGAAAGGTCAAATAGAGACTTCAATAACCAGTTTACTGTCTTCAAGTAGCTGCTCTACAACACTGGGCAAGCTTTCAAACAATGCCAAAAGCTGCTCAGAAGAGAGCACACTAGCCAGTTGTTCATCATCCTTGATAAGTTTGCTGATGGAAATTGAAATAGTTTGACAGGCTATTTGTGCCATTTATAAGGTCCTTGATTAGAGTATTTATCCTCTGTTTTTTGGCCTTCTGCCACGCTTTTTTCCACGATTGATTTGTAGGCCATTGGCGTCAAGATCTGCATGTTGCAGATAGCGATCTAGCCCCATGCCATCCACTTCCACAATCTTGTTGATATCCAAGTCAAGACTGCTGTTGTTTTGTGTATGCACTCCTGTAATTTTTACACAGGGCGCAAGTATAGCATGTGCAACTACAAATCTATGATAGACTCTAGAGGATGCTGACTCAGCAACCCCTATGACTGTGCCTTTGCTTATCAATCCTTTTTGGCACAAGCTTTGAATAGCTGATGTTTTGTTCATTGCGCAGACACCTCTGAGTTGTTTTCATTAAAGGCCTCATTTGGGCCTGTGGGGAGACTACATACTGTGCCTAAAAATTCCAATTTCAGCTTATGTGCTGCTGCATCAAGTGTAACTAACACTCTTCCTCCTGACTTCAACTTTCCAAATAACATCTGGCGGCTCATGGGCTTTTTGATATGGTTGTCAATTACCCGACTCAAAGGCCTAGCTCCCATCGAAGGGTCAAAACCATTCTTCACCAACCATTCTTGCGCATCAGGATCAACTACTACACACACATTTTTGCTTTGTGAAGCTTGATTCAGTTGTTGAATGAATTTGATAACAACTTTCTGCATGGTTTCTTTGTTCAACGCACCAAATGGCACTACTGCATCCAATCGATTCCTGAACTCTGGACGGAAAAATTGTTTTACAGCTTCTTTGTCTGCATCACTGTTTTTGGTAGCACCAAAGCCAATACTATGCTTTTCCATTTCCACAGCACCAAGATTACTGGTAAAAATCAAGATTGCATTTTTCAAACTCACTGTTTTTTGATTTTGGCTTGTGATGCTGCCTTGATCCATCGCTTGCAGAAAAACATTCAATACATCAGGATGAGCTTTTTCCACTTCGTCACACAGCAGCACACAACTGGGTGTTTGCTCTAGTGCGTTGATAAGAGCACCACTGCCAGCACTGCCGTCGCTGTAACCCACATATCCAGGGGGACTGCCAATAAATCTAGCAACAGAATGTTTTTCTTGAAACTCGCTCATGTCAAAGCGAACAAAACTATAACCCAGTTTGTCTGCTAACATCTTGGCCAGTTCAGTCTTGCCCACACCACTTGGCCCTGTGAACAAGAAGCTTCCCAGTGTTTTGTTTTGTTCTCGTAGTCCACTATAAGCCAAATACACTGCATCAACAAGAGTGTCTACTGCTGTGTCTTGGCCGTAAATTACTTTTTTGAGATCATTATCTAGAGTAGATAATTTATTACTCTCAGATGTTTCCAAGTTTTCAAGGCTGACTTTGGCAATCCTACAAACTTGTTGTTCAATATTCTCTACTTGAACAACCTTTTTGGTTTTTCCTTTGATTTTCACTGTTGCACCAGCTGCATCAATCAAATCAATTGCCTTATCTGGCAGATACTTGTTGAAAATATATTTTACACTGAGATCAACTGCTGCCTCTGCACATCCTGGTGCATAAGTTACATTGTGAAACTTTTCAAAAGTTTTGATCAATCCTTGAATTACTTTTTTAGCATCACTTACACTGGGCTCAACTACATCTTGTTTCTCAAAACGCCGAAGTAGTGCTCGATCCTTTTCAAAATACTTCCGATATTCGTCATATGTTGTGGAACCAATAGTGCGAATTTCTCCCCGACCCAACGCTGGCTTGAGAATATTGGCTGCATCCATTGCATTGCTGCTGTTGCCGCCAGCACCCATAATCATATGAATTTCATCAATGAAAATAATAACATTGGGCAAACTTTTTAACGCCGTAATAATGTTTTTCATTCTGTCTTCAAAGTCGCCACGATATTTGGTCCCAGCAACAATGCTATTGATATCCAAGCTCCAGATTTCTTGATTCAAAAGAACTTTTGGCACGGTTTGTTCCACTATTCTCTTGGCAAGTCCTTCCACAAGTTGTGTTTTGCCTACCCCTGGATGGCCCACAAGTATAACATTGTTCTTGAGTTTTCGGGCCAGCGTTTCAACTAGTTGATCAACATCAGTGTCTCTACCAATAAGTGCAGTGATCTTGCCCTGTTTGGCACGTTGATTTAAATTGGTGGCAAATTGAAACAACACCATTCTTGCATCGTCTTCACTCATGCCCATCTCATCCGTTTCTTGACTATTTTGTGTAAGATACGAGGTGATATTGCTTTTGTTGATGTTGTGTTTTTGTAAAAAATACACAGCCCAACTTTGTTCTGCATTGTAAAGTGCCAGCAACATGTCCACACTGTTCATAACAGTTTTGCCCATGAACAAGCTTTGCGCTTTGGCTTGCTTGATTACACTCATCAGTGTGGAGGTGTATTTGGGTTGATACACTCCGTCAGGCACAATACTATGATATTTGGAATCTTTGAGATAACTGACTACATCAGCTTTGAGCTTTTTTGGAGAACAACCCAAGGCTGTTAACATGGTGTCAATGTCTTGAAATTCCAATAGTGCTATCAGCACATGCTCTACCACCACATATTCGTGATGATGTTTTATTGCAATAGAGTAACTTCGATTTATTACTTGCTCAAAATCATTTTTTGAATTAAAGGGCTCTTTCATATGTGCTGTCCTGGTGAAAGATTTAAGATGTTTGGGGGTGTGCCCATTTTGAAATGGCATCAAGCTGATCTTGATCCAGCTTTTGTGGCAGCTCTACATGGAGTCTGACCATGAGGTCACCACGTGAAGAACTATTACTACTGAGCGGCATGCCCTTGCCTTTGACGTTAAGTAGAGTTTGATCTTTGGACAAAGGCGGGACTTTCATGGAAACTGCACCGCCTTCAATCACACTAACAAGCTTGTCAACCCCCACTAATGTTTCCCAAATGTTGGCCTTCAGTGTAGTCAACAAATGAGGCCCACTCCTCTCGAACACAGAGTGCGGCGTAACAAACACAGTAATATACAAATCTCCAGGTGCTAAATTGGCATGTGTTCGGCTACCGTTGCCAGCATATCGTAACCTATACCCACTATCAATACCTGCAGGTATGTTCACAACTAAATTGATGTTTTGGCCAGCACTATCAGTAAATTGAATTGGTACACTTTTTCCTGTGAACGCTTCTTCCAAGGTTATATTCAACTGAACTTGCGTGTCAGGATTACGACTTGGTCGTTGGCTAAAGTGGTCAAATCCTTGACCTCGGAAGATTTGTTCAAAAATATCACCAAAGGGTGATCCTCCTCCACGGAATTCAAAATGGAATCCACCTGGCTGACTTCCACCAAACTTGCGTTGCTGATCGTAAGCTTGACGCTTGTCTTCGTTACCTAGAGTATCATAAGCCTCATTGATCTCTTTGAATTTACTCTCAGATTCACTGCTTTTGTTACGGTCTGGATGATACTGCATTGCAAGTGTGCGATAAGCCTTTTTCAACTCATCTTGAGTTGCATTTTCTTGCACGGCAAGGATACTATAATAATCTTTCATATGTATATTATATTTTTATATTGCTGCCTTGTCAATGCAGGAAAAACTAGCAACTTATTGAACACACAAAACTTTGTAAATATGTTGATGGGAAAATTACATGTCTGATATTGCTCGCGTCCTAATATCATATTTTCGAACGGTTCATCCCTTGAAGATGCTGTGGCATTTGTTTGTGATTTTCTGCCTGCTGTGCATGATAAGCACCAGCTACATTGTTGCTTTTCATTTTCAACCTGTGATTGATCTTTGGCAACGCAGTAACAGCATGAACAACTTTGCAAGAGAATTACAAGTCAGCGTTGCAGTGGATACAGCAGCCAATCAATCACTAAATCAAATACTTACAACTACCAATTCCAACCGTGCATATATTTTCCGATTTCACAATGGTATTCCTAGCCCCAATAATGTGCCATTTATTTTCCACACAAATACTCACGAAGTAATTAAACCTGGTACCAATAGGATCATGAACTTTGGGCAAAGGCTGCCCAGCAGTTTGATCACCAACATGAGTACTGAATTTCTCAAGAGAAAATGCGTGAGTTTGACCAATATCAATGCTCGACCAGATAGTGCACTCTATTGGTATTATGAATCCAGAGCAGCATTGCACATAACCCGTTGTGCATTTTTCTCAAATAATGGTGACCTTTTGGGCTTTGTTGGTGTTGACTATACAGAGCCCACTCCTGCTGCTCAAGTACGTAATAACGAAGACATTGTGAAACAAACGGCAGATCAACTGGGCCGAATATTTGATAGATAGCTGACATCCACTACAATTTATTTTGTAGATAAGGATCAGTCATGAATATTCTCATACCAATGGCAGGGTTGGGCTCTAGATTTTCCAACATTGGGATACAAGAGCCTAAACCGCTTATTGAGGTTAACTCTCGCACACTGATTGAGCATAGCATCAAAAGCTTTGATGTTGATGGAAAATTTATTTTTGTAACACGCAAATATGAGAACCCAGCATATTCACACCAGCTGAACAGTCTATTGAAGCAACTACGCCCTGAATGTGAGATAATTGAAATAGATCGTGTCACAAATGGTGCCAGCCAAACAGCATTGTGTGCTCGAGAGTTTATCAACAACAATGAGCCGCTAGTGATTTATAATTGCGATCAAATCATCAATTGGGATCCTCGAGAGTTTTTAAAATTTACAAGCGATACCGGAGTTGATGGGGCAGTTGTGCTTCACAAAGAAAGGGATCCCAAGAACAGCTTTGCTGAGATCAAAAACAGTCGAGTAGTACAGGTTGTGGAGAAAAATCCCATCTCAGATGATGCACTAATTGGTTTTCACTATTGGAAACGCGGCTGTGATTTTGTAGAAAGTGCAGAAAAACTCCTGTCAGAATTTACATTTCACGGCCGGCCTGAGTGTTACATAAGCGAAACTTACAACTATCTCATTCAACAAGGCTCAAGCATTTTCCCATATTTTGTTGCTCCAAACATTTATATTCCGTTGGGCACTCCAGAAGATGTGGCACGGTATTTGGGTAAGGTGAAGGAGTTTTACAGCAGCAAGCCCAAAACAATTTTTTGCGACATTGACGGCACCCTTATTCAACATCAGCATTCCATAAGTGAGGCATTGCGAGTTGAGCCAAAAATACTACACGGTGTACGAGAAAAGTTCAACCAATGGGATAGCCAAGGGCACACTATTATACTTGTTACAGCCAGAAAAGAAAGTACTAGAGCTGCCACAGTTGCACAGCTTGAGAGTATTGGTATAGCGTATGATCAACTGTTGATGGGTGTTACAAGTGGTACAAGAGTAATTGTAAATGACAAGCTTAGTGAAGCTGACAGTAATAGAGCACTGGCTGTAAATGTATTAACTGATCAAGGGTTTGGAATTGTGAACTGGGAGTCATTTGGTCTATGAAGTTGTTGAAACACAACAATATGCTACGAGGATGGTTTGTGGGCGATTTTGAGCCCACTGCTTGGCCCACAAAAGACTTTGAAGTTGGTTTTCGCACACACAAATCCAGTGATCCTCCTGATCCGCACTTTCACACAAAAGTTACTGAGATCAATCTCATTACCAGCGGGAGAATGAGAATTCAAGACACTGAGCTCAGCTCTGGAGATATTTTTATTCTGTATCCTTGGGAAATCACCAATCCTGAGTTTCTTGAGGACACAAGTATTATTTGTGTCAAGGTTCCCAGTATGAATGACAAACAACTCTTGACCTTGGGTGACTAGGTGCGTGTGGCACTTTGTTTTTCAGGTTTACCAAGATTTGTAAGGGAAACGCATCGTTACTGGAAACGATGTCTATTAGACGTATATCAACCTGACGTATTCATTCACACTTGGCAAAATCTAGATTTTGACCCCAATAATTTTTGGAGCTTATATCAACCCAAAATCCTGTCCTGGGAACAACCTAAAAAATATGATGTAAGCCTGTACACAGACCGCATTTGGGCATACCGTACTATACCACAAAATCAACTTGCACAATATACTGGAATTCAAAAAGCCATTGGCTTGGCGCTTGACTATCAAACTAATTTTGGGTTTGAGTATGACGTGATTATCCGTGCAAGATTTGATTGGTTCCTTCAAACTGTGGAGCTGGAATTGAACAACGCAGTAAATGTAGCCCATACACCGGGATTATCTGGGCATCGATTCCAGTTCTTGGACCAAGAGTATCTGGGCATAAGTGACCAATTTGCATATGGCAGCAGTACAACTATGAAAACTTACGCACAACTAGTGGATTGGCTTCCTACACTCTATCAAGACTACAAGGTGGATTTTTGTGGCGAGTTGTTTTTGAAAAGCCATCTTTTGTTACACAACATACCAGTCAAAGAACACAACTGGCATAACGGAATAGTAAGACCAACAGGAATTATACCATGAGATTGATTGCACATCGAGGACTTTTGTATGGTCCTGATCCCAAAGCTGAAAACACTCCCCAATCAATCCACACTTGTTTGGAGTTGGGAATTGACGTGGAAATTGATGTTTGGTACACAGACGGCTGGATGTTGGGGCATGATGCTCCATCAATTAGAGTAACAACTGATTTCCTAACACAGCAAAACTTATGGATTCACGCTAAGAATGCAAAAGCTTGCCAAGAGTTGAGCCAGTTACACCACTTGCACCCAATGTTGAACTATTTTTGGCATGAAAATGATGAGCGTGTATTAACAAGCCAAAATTACTGGTGGACATCACCAAACAAACCATTGTTCTCAAATAGTATAGCAGTAATGCCTGAATGGCACACCCCACTTGATAAATTAGCTGAATGCTTGAGCTGGGATGCGTTTGGAATATGCTCTGACTGGATAAGCCTGTTGCATCCTGTAGGTGCACAATGAAAGAAGTAATAGTAGCACACCAACTGGGATTGGGTGATTATTTCATTTGTAATGGCTTAGTCAACTATTTCTCAGAAATATACGATCAGGTATTTGTGCCTGTGAAACCTCACAACTGGCCCACAGTTTCCTGTTTATATCAAGACAATCCCAAAGTAAAACTACTAAAAATAGACGGTATTAGTGAGACTGTTGAAAACAGCTTAGATTGTTTTGGCATACCTATAATCGAAGCTGATGTGTATATGCATCGACCCACAAGTGCACGGTGGTACAGGTGGTACTATGAGCAATTTGGCTTACCTTATGAATACCGATTCTCCCAATTCAAATTACCACAATGTATTCCTGATGTTGACGCAGTGTATGATATGGTTGTGGGAGACTCTACCCCGTATAGATTAGTCCATGACGAGCCCAGCATTGGTGGAAGGGTGCCTTTGAAATGGGTAGATGAAAGTGCTCACGATGTACGTATTGTAAAAGTCTCACATAATGTTACATCAAATCTTCTTTCCTGGATACGTGTAATTGAAAATGCACAAGAGATACACCTCATTGATAGCAGTGTTTTCAACTTCATTCACAGCGTTGGCGAACTGCTAACTCATAAAAAAATCTACTATCACACTACTCGAAACAGTCAGTTCACTTATGAGCAACATGATATTCAAAAATACACTCCTTGGATCAAGGTAGTATAATGAAACTAGCACTGTGCCTGTATGGCCCTTATCGACATTTCAACAATGTTGCAGCTAGCTTGCGAACTCATTTGTTTAGCTGTTTGAACATAGACCTGTTTGCCTGTGTTTACGATGCATCGTCCTTGGGAATGTATCCTGCAGATTCAAACCATCCACGATACACACATAAAAATCCTGGTGGTTTTCCAACACACCAGGATTTTTCAATGTTATCAAGCTTATGTCCTTTACAATCTGAGACATTTAGCTTGGATTCCCAGTGTTTTTCAAACTCACTTGCACAGTTGAAATCAAATATTGGCTCTGTTGAAGATTATCCTCTAGCAATGTGGGCCAATTTATGGGCACAAGAAAGAGTTGTTGAGATGGCAAGCTGTTTTTCTCAAAAATACGATTTTGTCATTGTAAGCCGAGCTGATGTCATCTATCAAAACTCCTTGCCTCAGTGGTGTTTTGATTACAACCAACTTCTGGTTCAACGTAAATTTGGGTGTGGCAGTCCTTGCGATTTTTGGTTTATAGGCAACAGCAGCACAGCAAATCAAGCAGGCAAAAGATTTTCCTGCTTCTCAGACAAAGACTTTCATCCTCACAAAGCGTTTGATACCCATTTAAAACACCATAATATTGAAGTCTGTTTTGCAGATTTGCCGTTAAATGTGGTACAACGTAGATATACAGGATGGTGGTATACTCCATATATTTCTGATCCTGATTCTTTGCCAAAGGTGATTACATGAAACTAGCTGTATATACTATCTCCCTTAACGAAAGACATTTTGTAGAGCGTTGGTGTGACAGTGTCAAAGAAGCTGACTATCTAGTCGTAGCTGACACTGGCAGCACAGATGGCACTGTGGAGGCATTGCGAGAACGTGGTGTACAAGTAAGTGTTATTAAAATCAAACCTTGGAGGTTTGATGATGCACGCAACATGGCACTAGCATTGGTTCCAGAAGATGTTGATGTCTGTATCTCTATGGACATGGATGAGATGATGGCCCCCGGTTGGCGAGAAGAGCTGGAAAAACATTGGTTACCTGGCACAACAAGACTGCGCTATCATTATGTTCACAACTTTGATGCCAATGACCAACCACTTAGTCAATTCCTTGCAGACAAGCTGCATAGTAGATTTGGTTATCGATGGAAGCGTGCAGTGCATGAAACTATTTTTCCCATTGGTGATGAAAAAACCGTCGTAGCCCCCAGTGTTGTTATGTGGCACAAACAAGATCCTAGCAAAAGTCGTGGCCAATATCTACCCTTGCTGGAAACAAGCTACAAAGAGATGCCACGTGACAGTCAATTGTGCTATTGGTTGGCAAGAGAGTATGCTTGGTATAATCAGCCTGAAAATGCTGCTGAACATTTCCAAAAGTATCTTGCCATGCCTGAAAGTGGTTGGGCTGATGAACGGAGCGAGGCTATGAAGTGGTTAGCCAAATGTCTACCCCATGAAGAATTGAAGTGGCTGAGACTAAGTTCTGTTGAAAGTCCCACACGACGAGAAGTTTGGTTAAATCTAGCCGAATATTACTACAACAATGCTGATTGGCCCAATCTCTATGCGGCTGCTAAAGAAGGTTTGAAATGTGCTCACAAGAGCAACAGCTATCTTGATTATTCGCACGCTTGGGGAGGAAGAATGTATGATCTATGCGGATTAGGTGCTTGGAACCTCGGCCTAAAGGACGAAAGCCTCAGAATGTTTGAAGAAGCTGCACGTCTTGAGCCAGAAGATGGCCGCATCAAATCCAATTATGAGTTTGTGAAATCTGTCCTGGAGAACAAAGGATGACAAAATTGAAAATAGGCGTCTATGCTCCGGCATTGAACGAGAACAAAAATGCTGCTGCTTGGGCCCTGTCATGTGCAGATGCTGATTACCGAGTAGTAATAGATACAGGCAGCACAGATGATACAAAACAAATTTTACAAGAGAATAAAGTTTCTGTATATGATACATTGATCAGTCCTTGGCGTTTTGATGATGCATATAATATCGCAATGAGTTTGTTACCAGCTGATTGTGATGTATGCATTTGTCTTCATATGGATGAACGTCTTGATAACGGCTGGCGAGAACTGTTGGAAAAGTCATGGACACCAGAAACCACTAGACTTAGATATACATATATTTGGAATTGGTTGTCACCTGGTGTGCCTGGCCGCATCTGGAATGGAGATCGCATCCATGCGCGACGAGGTTTTCGATGGGTAGGTGCGACTCACGAAGGGTTATGCAGCCGTGTGCCTGAAGTTCAAACCAGTTGCCCCGAGCTGCGTATCCTCCACTACCCTGAATTCAAAAACAAAAACGGCGATCTACCATTGCTTCAGGAAGCAGTGAGAGAATATCCTCACGATGCACGCATGCGAGCTTATCTGGGCAGAGAATATATGTATCGAGGTATGAAGGAAGATTGCATCAAAACTTACAAAGAGTTCTTGACAATGCCTTGCTGGAATGTAGAGCGAGGATTTGCAATGCAAAACTTGGCATCAGTGGATGATGAAAACAAAGAGTTCTGGTTGAAGATGGCTACTATGGAAACTCCAAATCATAGAGAGCCATTGGTTGAGCTAGCTCGATATTATTATACAAAAGCCAATTGGGGTGAATGCTACAAACATGCTGTAAAAGCCCTAGAGATCACTCAACATCCAATGGACTACACTTGTAACGAAGACTCATGGAGTTGGTTACCACATGATCTTGCCAGCATAAGTGCTTGGAATTTGGGGTTAAGAACAGAAAGCTTAGATTACGCTTCCAAGGCGGTTGAACACAATTCAAATGATGGCAGACTAAAAAACAACCTTAAGATTATCCAAGATTGGTTTGACAGCAATGTGGAAAAATCAACAGAAACTGTTGTCTTAGTGCCCAACCTTCAAAATACAGACAATGATGTGGCAGTAGTCCTGAACGATAATGAGGCTACACTGGACTCAACTGAGGTCAATGAGTAGCGTTGGAATTCCGAGGAGGGCGCTTTTGTCGGTAGACAATGCGTCCTTTCGTCAAATCATATGCGCTTAGCTCTACGGTCACATGATCAAGATGATGGACATTGATGTTGTTGATTCTCAATTTGCCAGCCAAGTGAGCTAGTATTGTAAGTCCGTTTTCCAATTGTACTCTGAACAGACTGTTGGGACAAACTTCAATAACTGTGCCGTTGACTGTGATGTAATCTTCTTTGCTCATATAAGGTATTTAGGCAAGTCGTTATGTACCATCCTGATAGCCTTTTTCCTCAACACCATTAAGTGTAATATGAAAGCATTGACAGTTATTTTTGCATAGCTCCAGGGAGTCCAGTAGACTCATCTCAGAAGATGATTTAAGGCTTCAACCTATTATGAACAGCATCCACTACATAAGTTGGCGAACATGGCAAGAAGAGGAAGTTACTACTCCTTGGGTCTGGTATCCCTTACAACAGGGCCACATGTATAAAAAAAGAACATCCTGCAAGAGCTCATTGACTGTAACTGAGGAATTGGTAGCTGATGCGTTTCAAACCAAGAACCAATCACTGCTAGATGAAATCAACCAAAATTATATTCAAGATGTGGAGTTGGCTTCGTTTATTGTTGCCGAGTCAGAAAATCAAGCTGTGACTGAAATCTTGCAGTATTTTCCTGATGCGGAAATCACCCGTTGCCAGCAAATTGAACCTCAAACAAAACAACAGATACTAGAGCTGTTTGATCAAGCCATCAGAAAAAAAGAGCTGGGAAAATAATTCCCAGCTCAGGTAGTATCCAAGTTTTTTGTTTTTGAGGTTAAATCTTAACCTGTTTGGTGGCGCGGATAGCAGCCTCCTTGGTATGAGTAACAGCTACAGCCACCCACTGCTGGGGTACTGCAAGTCCGTTCTTCAGGTACCAATCACGGTCTGCTTCGGGGTGATCAATTTCTGCCCAGACAACAAAACGGTTATCAAAAGCACGCTGAGCGATATCAAAATTACGAGCCATTTTAGTCTTCTCCTATGCCGCAGCATTTTTTGGAGTTAACTTGTGAAAACCACTTTCACAAGATCGAGCACAACGCTCAATTCATTTATAGCGAAATATCTTCGCTACGTCAATACCATTTAAGTGCGCTAACCATCTGACCGCACACAACAGCAAAAGCCATGCTTACATTATGGCTTCGGATGACGCCGGTTTGAGGAATGCTCACAGCTTGGTCTACCATGTCAACATCCTTGAGAATGCTTTGTGGAATGCCGCTGTTCTCAGTGCCCATGATCAAGCACATGGTTCGACCAAGGCTGTTGGCATCTAGTAGGCTCTCATTCCAATCAAACTCATAAACATTGGTGCCTCCCTGCTCAACAAAAACAGGATAGAGCCTCTCCTGGTCCACATAACGCCAAAAGGCATCAGGATCGATAGTAACCCCATCCTCTAGGAGTCCTTGTACCCGGTCCACTTGGGTGTAATTTTGAGCTCCCACTAGGCCTCTGTTGTCAGTGCGTCGGCGACCAAACACATGCACCTTACGAGCCCCAAAAAGGTGACTGCTTCTGATAATGGTGCTAATGTTCAAGTCGCCCAGCACGTTGAGGCACAGAACTTCAAAATTTTTGAGGCTAGCTTGGGTTACATTCTTGAGCTCTTCAACTGTGAGAGTTTTTAGCTCATCATGCACGTTGAAGCCGTTGTTGCTCTCTGCAATAGCAGCATCACGCAGCAGTCGAACGTCAACCATCGTTTGTGCTCCATATCAAGGCAAAATGGGTAGCAGTTTCTTGACTGTCAAACCAAAAATGAGTGACATAACATCGCCAGGTATAGCGTGGCAGATTCTGCTGGCACCACTCTATTTGAGCATCCAACTGTTGTCGGTTACTCTGCACAGTGACAGGCTGGGGCAACAGCAGCTTTCTCTCACTTCACAAGTTCCACAAGGTCACTGTAGGCGCTGGCAATCTGACTGAAGCCCGCGTAGTGACCACGCTCATAGCTCTTCCAGTAGAGCAGCTCTGCTTTGGGATGACCCTTCATGCCATAATACTCTTCGAGATCATCTTGGAAAGGTGCAGCCAACTCGGCACATTGAGCTATGTATAGCTTATAAGCCACCTCGTGTTCGGGTAGAGCTACCTTCTCATAATGCGTGAGCGCATCAGCATATGCCTGAGCCTCTCCTGCACTGGGATTGGGACCCAGAGTAGGGCGTAGCGGGTGAACAGGACACGGGTCCTGATTATCATAAGCCCTAGCGGCAATTTTGTCCCACACTGTCATCTTCAGTTCCCATCTGCGAGAACGGCACCGATAACGATCAGTGCCACTAGAGCGGCAATTCCAAGCCCAATGAATAGGAAAAAGTAGCCTATGATATTAGCTACCATTCCTAGGCCATACACTGCGGCTATCACAGCCATAAGCAGAATAAACCACATTTTTTGCCGATCCTTTTTATCTGAGATCAACATAGCATCTGATATTTTATGATGCAATAGAAGATTTTCATATATTCATGTTCTGGGTGGTGTTGGAAGAGATCATACTCTCCCCAACGGCTAATTGGGGAGGTAAATTGTCTCAAGTGCCTGGTATGGCGCCGTATAGAGAGCATGATTTGGATGAATGTTTGGGAAAACCAAAAACTGGCGGTTGCTCGGTACCAGTATGCATTCACTACCTCGAACACAGGGTTCAGCAGCGGCAAACACAACCAAGGGCATCAGCTACCTTGAATTGCGTCCTGATCGATGAGAATGACCACCTCAGAGCGATCCTTTTTATGCGATGCATCACATCGCAAAGATAATTTTTCAACCTACTTTGTCACTTGGTTGTGTATTCCGGGTTCGCACTGGAGAGCATGTGTCAAGACAAACAGCGGTGCTTCCCGGTCCGGCGTATAGGGGCGCCGAGTTGTTTGCGTTCCTGATGGGTCACCATCCCTTCCGCCCGTGGACACATTACCACGATATCAAAACCTATAATAGTTCGTAGATTATAGGGGAGGTGACGCTAGTAACAACACTTAGAGGGGTGTTAACACTAAAAATTTTTGGAGGTTCCAATTTTCCACAACCAACTGCTCTCCCAGCTTGTGGACGCTGTAGGGCCCCGCTAATGCTTTTTCTAGAACTCTGCATTCGCTACTGCCTGATTCACTCAAATCCACCGGGCCTTGGGGCACAACATTTGTCAAGGTGTCTACCTGAAACGTTTTTCTGTATGCACGTTCAGAGAGAGTTAGTTGCCCATCTGCCCACGATACTTCTTTCAAGCTGCTATGTTTGAAGAACCTTTTGACATTTTGTTCGTCAGTGTTTTTGGTTTCACGTACATTGCAGTTTACAGTTTTTTTCAAATTTTTCTCAGTCAAGGGCACAATTTTGTCCTTGGGTAAGTTCACAGTAGTAAATTGCCAATCATCAATATTACATAGTTTTGTTATATCATTTAACAAGGAAATCAAAGCGTTAGGAAAGTCCAGTGTGCGATTGAGTTCAGCAAAGCATACGTAGTAACCGTCCTTTGTTGGGGCTGGACTTACATCAGTATCCAACACCATGTAAGGCGCTCTCTCAATAAAATTACTTAAATCGTGCGCAGCATCCGCTTCCAATGCATAAAATCCCACAACAACAGCTTCATCATCGCCAATTTTGGACTCATATTCATCCACAGTAACAAGCGGAAGTATCAACCCGTCCAAGTCACCTTTGCGCAGTCCTTCCTTCAGGTTCATGTATTCATCTCCAACCCAGGTGCCTGACCTTGCGCCATCTGGTCTTCAGCATTGTCCATGTCGGTGTCCTCTACCTCTTCATCGTAAATGTCTAGCATTTCAGGATCAAGAGTTTCAACAAAGCGGCGTGGTATTTTCATGTGAATAAGCCAAACCTTTTCTTTTTTCATTCGCGGCTTCTTGGTACCAGGTTCATAGTCATCAGGACTATGGATAGGCACAGGCACCGTTTGAAAAGTTTTTTCATATTGTATTTTGGTGCCATGTTGAGTAAGTCTCAACCCACCTTCAGGATCAGGCATGTGATGGTATGGGTATTTGAAGGTCACTTCAATCCAGTATTTTTTTACCAATGGGCCATTTACAAGCTCACCTTTGAACCAATTGTCAAATACATAGAGATTGTTGTTATCAAAGTAATCCTCAATATCCAGCATAACATCCAATAAGTCTTGTTTGGCTGTAAGCTTTTTGATTACTTCTTCAGCTTGATCTGAAAAATTTTCGAGAATTTTGTGAACCATAATACTAGAAGTGCCCAATTTTCCAGTATTTATGGTTCACAAAAGGTTGTTTAGTTTTCTCCGTACCAGTCCAGTATGGTATTGATTACTGGGTGGCGTTCAACATCTTGTTGTTGAAATTCAACAACAGCCACTCGTTTGTTTGGTTTGTATCGTTGTAAGAAATCTGTGAGACCATTTGATGTTCCCCTATCACTTTGTTTCGTATCTCCAGTCACAATCATCTTGCTGTTCTCACCAATTCGGGTCAGCGCAGAAACCATACTGAGTTTTGTAGTGTTCTGTGCCTCATCGAGGAGAATAATGCTGTTTTTCAATGTTCTGCCTCTTATGAAAGCCATAGGAAGCAGCTCTATCACATTGTTTTCCAGCATTGTAGCAATTTGTTTGGTTGAATAAAACTCTTCAAAAATCTCCAAGATTGGCCTAGTCCAAGGAGCCATTTTGGCAAAAATGTCACCAGGCAAAAAGCCAATGTCTTTGTCATCTAAACTGATATTTGGTCGGGTAATCACAATCTTGCTAACACTGCCATTTTTCAAGCATTGGATGGCATATAGTGTGCCAAGATATGATTTACCAGTACCTGCTGGACCAATGGCAAACACAATGTTTATGTTTGGGTCTTCCAGCTTTTCAATATAAGTTTCTTGACTGAGGTTTTTGGGAATCAACTCAACTTTTTGTTTGAGATGTTTAGTAAATTGCTCAAGTTCGATGATGTTGTTTCGAACATTTTTGTTGTCAAAAATGTTGCGATCTTCTCGAGGATTGGCTCTGTTAGAGCGTTTCAATCTTCTTTGCAAGTGGCGTTCCTCCAGTAGAGAGTTGGGCACCATGAGTATTTAAGCGTGACGCTTGATGACTGTTAAATCATGGATCAAAAACACAAATTGTGCCAACCCATAAATATGAAAAAACGCGATTAGTGTGGATATCCATGACCAGCAACATTAGACCAGACAGTATCAACACCAACTATCCTGTGGCCGGTTCTGACAATGAAAGTCAGGGTTTCAGAGACAATTTTGAGGCAATGAGAGTTCAACTTGCTGTTGCGGCTGCTGAAATCTCCAACCTACAAAATACCACAGTGAGGTTATCTGGACCTGTTCAAAGCAACAAGGTTGTTTTAACAAGCGATCCCAACGGCACCTTGGTTGTAACAAGATTCCAAAACAGCGATTTAGAAAACAGCATCCAATTCCCTGGGACTGGAGCTATCAGGGTTCCAGTGGGCTTGACGGCGCAACGGCCAGCAAGTAACCCACTTGCTCCCTCTACAGGTATGATCAGATTCAATACTGATTATAACAAGTTGGAATATTACAACGGCACAGCTTGGTACCTCTTGTCAGATGGTAGCCCTGGTCAAATTACACAAAATCAAGGTTTATTGAACGCAGTTGCCTTGGTTATCTACAATTTGCCATTTATTCGGGCGCAAGTTAATTCTTGGGTACAAGGCAATTATCCCCTGGGTTATTCTTTAACCCCCTCTCAACTGGAAAAATGCAGCAGAGACTTGACTACTATCCTGTTTGCTGTAATGAATGACACATTGCTGGGCTCTACTTATAACAGTGTTGCAGCTGGCAACGCTTACTGGAACGGTGTTACAAGTGTTTTAATTTATAATACACCTGCGCAGAAACAATTGACTGTTGATGCGTTAACTTATGCATTGAGTTTGGTTCAAAAAATCGTTGCTAATATCGCTATTGTACCAGATTATCCAGCTGTTGTACCACCCAGTCAAGTAATTATACCCAGCTTCAGTGGCGGCGTAGTAGCCTATGCTCCTATTGCCAGCAATATTGCGATTATCAATAATATTATCCTAACTGGACCCAGCACTGAATATGCCAACTTTGTTCCCACCTCGTTGGGAAATTTCAGCGCACAAACACTGGTATATTTGAACCTTGAATTCTTGAGTCAAGAAGTAGTTGGCTGGATCAACAACCAATTTCCAGCCCCTTACTTTTACGATCAAAACAAATGTGCTCGTGATGTGCAACTGATTGCCGCGTGTGTTATGAGCGATGTTTTGAGTGGCATCAATCTCAATAGCTACCTAGCTGGCAACAAATATTATGAGTCTGGGAAAACAGTAATACCTGGACAGGTAGAGGTTACTGTTGCGGCCTTGAACCATCTAAAAACCCTGATGAACGATGTGGTTACAAACACCTCAGTTGCACCTGTTTACAGTTTGGTGCCCCAAGTATTTGACATCGCCTACACTGATGGTGGACTTTGGACAAATGACATTGTTGCACGTATTGATCTTATCATCAACATTTTGGAGACAGGTCCACAACCCATTCCTGCACCGTCAGGCGGCCCTGCTGGTCCTGTTGGTGCAACCGGCCCAACCGGCCCCTTAGGAGGTCCCACCGGCCCAGCCGGACCAGGGGGCACACCTGGTGGACCCACACAAGCTGTTCAATTCAATAATGGGGGAACATTTGCTGGATCAGCAGATCTCAAATGGGACGGATCTAAACTCAACGCCAGTAAGCTGGCTGTAGACCAAGTTTTAATTGATAATGATGTAATCACCAACAGCTTGGCTACAGGTATTTTGAATTTGAATGCCAAAGGGCAAGTTACTAGCTTGAATATCAACAATCCTGGAAGCGGATACACACTTGTTCCAGCTATTACAATTGATCCACCACCACCTGGTGGCGTGCAAGCTGTTGCAGAAGCTGTTATGGGCGCTGTACCTATCGTTGTGCCCTGGGATCGTGGCGCTGGATATACGCCAGGCGACGCCTTGACAGTTCAAGGCGGAGTATTCTCTGCACCCACTTTGTTACAAGTGGAAACAGCTAGAATCAAGAGCATACTTGTTGATGCCAACAATGAAGGACGTGGGTATAAGCCCAATGATATTCTCACTGTCAGTGGTGGTGATGGACCAGCATCAGCTACTATTATTATCACTAGAGTCAAATTGATTGAACCACAAATAATTGCACAAGGTGTGGGATACATCACAGGTGAGGAAATCACTGTTTTTGGTGGTTCAGGCACACCTGCCACATCTATTATCTCAGCTGACCCCATTCAAATATCGGGGAAATATGATACAAACAATTTTGTTACAAATCCAGCAATCAAAACCTATACAGTTCCATTCACTATTGATCCATTGGATTATAGTGGCGTTACTGTTACGTTAAATGGCACGATTATCCTAGGGGCTGTATACAGCTTTGCGCCCAACGGCCTGCAAACAGATATCACATTCTTGCCAGCCTTTTCTCTGCAAGCTGGCGATGTAATTGGTGTATTTTACAATAGTTTCTCAGGTGACGGGGTTGAAACAAACTTTGATCTCAGCCGTGCAATTATACCAGCTGACTATTTTGATTTGTATGTGACTCTTGACAACGTGAAACAAACACTGGGTACAAACTACACAGTAAGTCAGCCCGCTAGTGTGACCAGGCTTACCTTTGTGAACCCTCCTAGTAATGGCTCAGTTATTTCTGTTATTTTGGGCGGACGTGTAACAGACATAACAATCAACAACTCAGGGTCTTATAGAGAACTGCCCAATATTGTGGCTAACCCCGCTGTTGGTGGCAGTGGCCGTGGCCTACTTACTGAATATCAAACAGCAGCCAAATACAGTGTTACTGAGAGCACTTGCCAACTCCAAAATCAAGGACCTTACTACACCCTGCCACCTTTGACCAATAACAAAGCCACTGGCGGCAGCGGTTACGGCGTTCAATTCAATATGGTGAGTGAGATCAACACTCTTATTATTACTGATCCTGGATACTATAGTTTCCTACCCACATTGCTGAACAACCCTGTAGTTGGTGGAACAGGAACTGGCGCTAGGGTAAATCTCAGCTACGGTCTGATTGCTGCCATAGTCAACAGCAGTGGTAGTGGATACACAAATACACCCAAAGCAATTGTGCAACCAAGCCCGTCTGGTAATACGGCTCGTGTAACACCTGTAATGACAGGCGCCAGAGTAAGTGTTGGTGATTTGGTAGTAACTGGCGTTAGCAAAGGTACTGCACCTGCTGTTACTAACGTAATTTGGGTAACAAAAGATGGTGATGACAACAATGATGGTTTGGCTGAAGACCGGGCAAAAAGAACCGTCAAAGCTGCTGCTGCAATCGCAAAACCATTTACAACAATTTTTGTCCGAAGCGGCAACTATTACGAAAACAACCCCATCTATTTGCCTGAGCGAGTGTCAGTTATTGGCGATAACTTGCGTAGAGTAAATCTCTTTTACAATAATCCTACAAAAGACTTCTTTTGGGTCAACAATGCCTGTTACATTGCAGGCGTGAGTTTCAGAGGTGGTAAGGCGCCAGGATTTGCTATCACCTATCCTCCTTTGGCAGGCGATCCCGATCTTCCTCCTGGTGTGCCTGGGGGAGCAGGAGTAATCAGCACAAGTCCTTATGTTCAAAACTGCACATGTTTTAACGAAACTGGCGGTGGGATGAAAGTGGATGGAAACCTTGCCAAAGGTTTGAAGAGTATGGTTTTGGATGGCTTCACTCAATATAACCAAGGCGGTCCTGGCATCTACATTACAAACCAAGGTTACGCACAGTTGGTGTCAATCTTCACTATCTGTACTACAATTGGCACATGGGTAGAAAATGGTGCAACATGCAGCATAAGCAACAGCAATACCAGCTTCGGAGATATTGGTATTTTGGCTGATGGCATAAGTCCCTATCTCTATGGCGGCAGAATCAAAGCTGGCACGGGACGATTCCGTGTTGATACTATTGACATCAAGAATATTATCCAACGTCCATTTGTGGGCCTTGTGGCTACTGTTGGTCCTGAGTTCAGCTATGTGAGCGAAATACAAGTAATTGATCAAGGACAGGGATATACTAGTACACCCCTAGTGCTGTTGGATCCACCAATTGGTTACGCAAGACAGCGTGCTGAATTTCAAGCAGTAGTAACAAGTGGAGCTATTACCGCGTTGAATAATATAGAAAAAGGATCTGGTTATACAGGCGGCGCATACGCAACAATTTACGATCCCAGTGGTACTGGAGCAATTATTGGTGCGGTGATTTACAGTTGCAGAAGCGATATAGCTAGCGGAGTGGCTATTTTGAATGGTGGTCGCGGTTATGCACTTAACGACACCATAACAATTAGTGGAGGAACTTTCCCAAATCTGCAAGTGAATACGCCAGTGTTGCTTCAAGTAGCTGCTGTAGGTTTGGGAGGTGCAGTAACATCAGTTTTTGTGATTGATGAAGGCGAATACACAGACCTCCCTATAGTTTCTGGTGCGGCTACCACTAGCAGCGGCATAGGAACTGGATTCAGTTGCAGTATCAATTTTGGCGTAAACAGTATAAATCTCGCCAGCAGTGGCACAGGTTACACAAGCCCCACTGTTACTATAAGTGGTGGCGGTGGCATCACAGCCAAAGGTCGTGCAGAGTATGACAACACAACTGGCACAATTCGTGAAGTCACACTCATAAGTCAGGGCGGTGGTTATATAGCTCAACCCATTGTCACTATTGAGGGTGGTGGAGGATCAGGTAATGGCGACACTGGTGCAACAGCTATTACTGAGGTAACAGCTGGTGTTGTCACAAATATACGGATTACAAATCCAGGATCAAACTTTGTAATTGACCCCACTGTGCGCTTCTCAGGAGGCGGGGGCGCTGGTGCCAAAGCTGGCCAAATTTGGTATCAAGCTGTTGGTGCTAGCGTAAACAGTGTCTTTACAACCTCAAACAACACCTATTTCAATGGTGGGCAAGGCTATCAAATAAATGACCTGCTCGAGGTGGTTGGAGGAGAAGGCACGGCGAGAACTCGTGTCCGAGTAGTTGCTGTCGCATCAAATGGATTTACGTCTGGTATTGTAACAAGAGTTGTTATTGACACAGCTGGCAAATATTCAAAGATGCCTACACTAAATGGCGTTGAAACTCAGTATGTTCTCAGTGGAAGTGGCACAGGATGCTTACTTGATCTCAGTATGGGCCTTGCAGCTATTGATCTAGCAAGCGGCGGTAACAGTTACAGTGCTGGTCCTCGAGTAAGATTCCAAGGTGGTGATGCTGAAAGCTTCAGCTTTTTGACTGCTAAGGCAGCAGTCAGTCCTATTGACACAGCAAATACATTGCTAGCTATCACATATGCTAGAGACTGGGCATATAATCTGATTGATAACAACCCAACCCCACCTGCCGGATATGTTGGCAGTCCTTATCAAGCTACTGAGCTGCCTGTTGTTGATCCAGCTTTGCCCAACGGATTGGATGCCACAACTGGGGTGACTGCGTTCTTTACAAATACAAGTCAAATAATAAATTACGGGACAAGCCTGAGTCCTTACGACAATGCCAGTAGCTTGCTGCTCCTGAACAAAGCCTTCTTACAAGCAGAGGTATTGGCTTATGTGAATTGGCAGTATCCAGGATTCTTCAACGCATTAGCTGGTGGTAATCCCACAGAGGCAGCTAGACTACAAGCACTATGCAGCAGAGATGTTGGATACATTGTTGATGCTCTCTCAATTGACTGTTCAACTGGCGGCTTTGTAAGAAGTATACGAGCAGGACAATCTTACTGGAATGGGATAGTCAGTAAGCTTCCAGGACAAGCTGCGGAAACTATTGATGCGATCAATTATATCTTGGCATGGGGGTTGAATCTTATCAACAATATATCAACTCCACCAGGTGCGTACCCAGGTGCACCTTTCCAAACAGCAGTGACCGCAAGTGTCAATCCAGTGCTTACAAATGGAGTGTATGCTGCCTCTAACTTAACAGCAGCAGTGAATGTTATCACCAACTTGATCTCCAACGGCCTGCCATTTACAGGATATAATAGTGCAAGTGCTCTTTTGAAAGCCAATTATGCATTCTTACAAGCTGAAGTAACAGCATATGCAAATACTTTGGTGTCTATGACTACAGATGAGAAAGCTAATTTTGCCAAACTCATTGGCCAAGTTATTGACAGCGTCAGTGGTGATATCATTGGGGCTGGGGGTACTCCTGCTATTGCTGAGGCTAAATTGTATCCAAAATACTACACTATAAGTAGTGCCACGCCGTTGGTAATAAATGGGGGCCCTGTAATACCAGCACCATTGGCAGCAAGCCTTAGTTTCAGAAGTGGCCAACGCTATTGGGATGGTGTAACCAGTTTGATACCTGGTCAATCAACACAAACTATTCAGGCCATAAATTTCGCCAAGAGTCTAAGTCAAAACATAGTTCAAAACACTGCTGTTGTTCCGCTGCAAGTTTCTGTAGCACAAGTTACAAATGGAAGTTTGAGTGGTGGAGCAGCTACTTTGAATGGCGTAACAGCATTTTTCGACCATATAACCACATTTATTAACGATGGCTTAAGTGTAGCCAATATAAGATATACCCATGCAGGACTGCTCCTACAGGCCAACAGAGCATTCCTCCAAGCTGAAATTGGTGCATGGGTAAGTATTACCTATCCTGGATTTTTATCACCCGCACAACTGACACTGTGTGAACGAGATGTGGGATTGATTGTAGATGGCATGACACTTGATGCAACAAAAGGTGGAGTAATTGAGGCCTTGCGTAGTGGTAGAAATTACTGGAACGGTGTAACCAGCTTGATTGGTGGGCAAGAAAGTCAAACCATCGCTGCTTTGACCCAACTACGCACGTTGGTTATGGACGTTATCACCAATAGTGCAATTATACCTATCCAGGGGGTTGTGCCACAAGTAGTCAACCCAGCATTAAATTATGGCAGTTATAGCTCACAAAACTTGGAAGCCTCTTTTGATGTATTGATCAGCACAATAAACCCCCTCTATGGTCCCAAAAATCTACGCTGGAATAATTCCAGTCAATTGTTACGATTGAACAAGCAATTTATTCAAGCAGAAGTAACGCAATATGTGTTGAATACTTTTGGTCCAGGGTTCTTAACAGCTGATCAACTGAGCTTGTGTACACGTGACACTGGATTTATTGTGGATGCAGTAGCAGCTGATTTAGTAGGAGCCGGTGGGTCACTGCTCAGCGATACTGTGGAAAACGAAACAACTGTCACACTTGAAGAAGTTACAGACTATGCACCTTTGGATGATGAAACTGTAAACTTTTATCAAGTAAGTGTTGCATCTGCATCCAGTCACACTTTTGAATATGTGGGCGCAGGAACAGATATCAACACCTGCTTGCCTCAGTTAGGTGGTGTACCTATACAGGAAAACGAAGTTGTAATGAGACGCGGTGGGAGAATTTACTACACTAGCACCGATCACAAAGGTGACTTCCGTATTGGCGAAGGATTAGTTATCAATCAGAATACTGGCACACTTAGTGGACGTGTGTTTGCCAAAAGCTTGTTTGGCCTTGTAACACCATTTATTTTGAGTATTGAGTCTAGTGGTTAAGACAAGGTAGTTGACATACCTATAAATACCCAGTCGTATAGCGTTATTTTGTGGAGGTTCCTATGGCTGTTTTGCCGCTGAATACTTTTAGAACTATTACAAGAAGAATCACAGCCGTAGGTCCTGCTTCTTTTGAGGAAATCTATACATGTCCTGTAGGTGTAACAGCAATTGTTCTTTTGGCCCAAATTTCCAATGTGGGTAATGTTACTGCAAAAGTAAGTTTTGCTCATGTGAAAGATATTACAGTTACTTTCTTGGTCCGTAATGCCAAAATTCCCATTGAGGACGCTTTGAGTGTTTTGACTGGCCGCCTCGTGCTTGAAGAAGGACACAGAGTGAGAGTTTTCACAGATGCTGCTGGGGCCAATAATTTAGATGTAGTCCTAAGTATTGTGGAAAGCGCCAACACATAATGAATTTTTCCAGGACTAGATACCAAAAGTCAAAATACCATCTTGCACCTAAATATCCCACTATTGGCACGGTTGTAGAGATAAAGAATGACTAAACTTATAAGTGGGCGAGTCGTTGTAAAAACCCCTCTTGAGGTAGCGAGTGATCTTTCACGGTATGAATTTCTCGGACTGGCTCAAGCTGAGCCCAATCTAGGTATTCCACCTCCTGACGCTGGACAACCAGGGAAAGACTACTTTTTATTCAGCTATCCAGACGGCACTAGAGAATGGAGACTGCCTACCGGGACTACAGGGCCAACAGGCCCTACTGGACCTACTGGTCCCACTGGTCCCACCGGTCCTACTGGACCGACCGGCCCTACGGGCCCTACGGGTCCTACTGGTCCAACAGGCCCCACTGGTCCAACAGGCCCCACTGGGCCAACTGGTCCTACTGGCCCCACTGGGCCAACTGGTCCTACTGGCCCCACTGGGCCAACTGGTCCCACCGGCCCTACGGGTCCTACTGGTCCAACAGGCCCCACTGGTCCAACCGGGCCTACAGGTCCAACTGGGCCCACCGGCCCTACGGGTCCAACTGGACCAACTGGCCCAACTGGTCCCACTGGCCCTACTGGTCCAACAGGCCCCACTGGTCCAACAGGCCCCACTGGGCCGACAGGGCCAACAGGCCCCACTGGTCCCACCGGTCCCACCGGCCCTACGGGTCCTACTGGTCCAACAGGCCCCACTGGTCCAACCGGGCCTACAGGTCCAACTGGGCCTACAGGTCCAACTGGACCAACTGGGCCCACAGGTCCAACTGGAAGTTTTGGTCCAACTGGCCCAACTGGACCAACTGGTCCTACTGGGCCTACAGGGCCTACAGGTCCAACGGGAGGAATTGGACCAACAGGTATAGGAGCTACAGGACCAACTGGTCCACTTGGGGGTCCACCTGGCCCCGTAGGTGATACAGGACCAACTGGTCCACTTGGGGGTCCACCTGGCCCCGTAGGTGATACAGGACCAACTGGTCCTATATCGACTGGTCCTACAGGTGAGACTGGTCCTACAGGCCCAACTGGTGAACAAGGACCAACTGGAGATACTGGTCCTACTGGAGATACTGGTCCTACTGGAGATACTGGTCCTACTGGAGATACTGGTCCTACTGGAGATACTGGTCCTACTGGAGATACTGGCCCCACTGGAGATACTGGCCCCACTGGTCCAACTGGCGATACTGGTCCAACTGGCGATACTGGTCCTACAGGAGACACCGGACCAACTGGTGAACAAGGACCAACAGGCAATACTGGTCCTACTGGTCCTACTGGAGATACAGGCCCCACAGGTCCAACTGGTCAGCAAGGGCCTACTGGAGATACAGGACCAACTGGTGAACAAGGAGCAACTGGCGATACGGGTACTACAGGGCCTACAGGACCATCCGGTCAGACTGGCCCCACAGGATCAGGACCTACGGGTGATACTGGTCCTACTGGACATACAGGTCCCACTGGACCTATAGGTACTGGAACTACTGGTGCAACTGGCAACACTGGTCCCACCGGCCCTATTGGGACGGGACCCACAGGCAGCGCCGGACCTACTGGTCCTAATGGTACAGGACCTACTGGTCCTATAGCAACAGGGCCTACAGGCCCAACTGGTCCTCTAGGAGGGCCCCCAGGGCCCAAAGGTGATACTGGTGCCACAGGACGTACTGGTCCTACTGGTCAAGGCCGTACTGGACCCACTGGCCCTTCAGGTGCAACTGGATCTGGGGCCACAGGCCCAACAGGACCCCGCGGACCTCTTGGCTTGCAGGGTGTACAAGGATCTCCTGGTATCCAAGGTCCGCAAGGATTTACAGGCGCCGATGGTGAAACTGGTCCTACTGGCCCATTGGGCGGACCACCTGGTCCTACAGGAGATACCGGTCCTACAGGTGAGACAGGACCAACTGGCCAAACAGGAAGTACTGGTCCAATTGGACCAACAGGCCCTACAGGTGAGACTGGTCCTACAGGAACTACAGGTGTTACTGGTCCTACAGGAACTACAGGTGCTACTGGACCCAAGGCCACTGGCCCCACTGGCCCCACAGGTGAAACAGGGACTACTGGCCCTACTGGGCCTACTGGACCAGAAATAACTGGCCCCACTGGCCCCACAGGTGAAACAGGGACTACTGGCCCTACTGGGCCTACTGGACCAGAAATAACTGGGCCTACAGGCCCCACAGGTGAAACAGGTCCTACTGGTCCAATTGCTACAGGACCAACTGGTGAAACAGGACCAACTGGCGAAACAGGGCCAACTGGACCAATAGCTACAGGACCTACAGGACCAACGGGTGAAACAGGCACTACGGGGCCAACAGGCCCTACTGGTCCTACTGGTGAAACAGGCCCAACTGGTGAAACAGGACCAACTGGTGAAACAGGACCAACTGGACCTATAGCTACAGGCCCCACTGGTCCTACCGGCCCCACAGGTGAAACAGGCACAACAGGTCCAACTGGTGAAACAGGTCCAACAGGCCCCACTGGTGAAACAGGTCCAACTGGTCCTACAGGCCCCACAGGTGAAACAGGCACAACAGGTCCAACTGGTGAAACAGGCCCAACAGGACCTATAGCTACAGGCCCAACAGGGCACACAGGAGAAAGTGCTACTGGACCAACCGGCCCAACAGGACCAATTGTTACTGGACCAACAGGCCCCACTGGTGAAACAGGCACAACAGGTCCAACTGGCCCCACTGGTGAAACAGGCACAACAGGTCCAACTGGTCCAACTGGTGAAACAGGCACAACAGGTCCAACTGGTCCAACTGGTAGAACCGGACCCACTGGCCCTACTGGTGAAACAGGCCCAACAGGACCTATAGCTACAGGCCCGACAGGGCACACAGGAGAAAGTGCTACTGGACCAACTGGTCCAACAGGACCAATTGTTACTGGACCAACAGGTCCAACAGGCACAACTGGTGAAACAGGCACAACAGGTCCAACTGGCCCAACTGGTGTAACAGGCACAACTGGTCCAACTGGTGTAACAGGACCAACAGGACCAACAGGCACAACGGGTGTAACAGGACCAACAGGACCAACAGGCACAACTGGTCCCACAGGTCCTAGCGTTACTGGGACCACAGGTGATACTGGTCCAACTGGCCCTACAGGCACAACTGGTCCAACCGGCCCTACAGGCACAACTGGTCCAACCGGCCCTACAGGCACAACTGGTCCAACTGGCTCTAGTCTAACAGGTGAAACTGGCCCAACAGGTCCAACAGGCACAACTGGCCCCACAGGCCCAAGTGTAACAGGCACAACTGGTAATACAGGCCCAACTGGTGAAACCGGCCCTACTGGCACAACTGGGCCAACGGGACCAAGCTTTACGGGAACTACTGGTAATACAGGACCAACTGGCGAAACTGGCCCAACTGGTCCAACAGGCACAACTGGGCCAACGGGACCAAGCTTTACGGGAACTACTGGTAATACAGGACCAACTGGCACTACTGGCACTACTGGAACTACAGGCCCAACTGGGCCGGTTGGTCCTACTGGTTCCACTGGCACTACTGGCCCAGCAGGACCCAGCACTGTGATTAACGCAACAGATACTACAACCAATGCAACGTATTATCCATTATTCGTATCAACTGCTGGTACAGATGATACTCCGCGCATCAGAAGTACTGCCACAGCATTTACATTTAACCCTGGCACAGGAGAAGTAAGTGCTGTAGATTTCAACAGCCTTAGTGATAGAACATTGAAAACAAATATTGTTGAACTTTCTGACTCATGGGCTATCTTGTCTCAGTTGAAACCAGTGAGCTTTGATTGGCTTCATACAGAAAAAAGTAGTTTTGGCTTTGTTGCGCAAGAGGTTGAACAAATATTGCCAAGTATTATCAGCAACACCAGCCAAGGCAAAACAGTAGCATATCTACAGCTGATTCCACTACTGGTAAAACACTTGCAGGATCAAACACATCAAGTTGCTAAACTACAAGGTGTAATTGATACTCTACGCAAAACTCTAGCAGGCGACTCATAACAGTCGCCTGCTAGATATTGACCTTCTGAATGAAAACAACTATCTCATTATATGAGATATAGTATTGTTATACCCACTTATAATCACTGTGAAGACCTACTCAAGCCCTGTTTAGAGTCAATTTTTAGATATTCGCACATGCGAGATATAGAATTGATCATTTCAGCCAATGGCTGTGTTGATAATACTAAAACCTATCTAACCAACTTACAAAAACAATTTCAAGTGCTGGGAATGGAGGATCATTTCAAAATTGTTTGGAATGACGCCCCATTGGGATTTTCCAAAGCCACTAATGTAGGCATAAGAGAAGCCTCTTGTGATCTAGTTGTATTACTAAGTAATGATGTAACTTTGCTGGGTCAAGAAAAAGGCACTTGGTTGTCTAGGCTGGTCTTGCCCTTTGAAACAAATGTGCGATGCGGTATTTCGTGCACAAACAAAATGTATAGTGAACATGCAGGCCGTGATTTTGCTATTTTCTTTTGTGTGATGATTCACAAAAAAGTTTTTGAAAAAATAGGCTTGTTGAATGAAGACTATGGTGTTGGTAGCGGAGAAGATATTGAATTTTCCATTGAGGCTGAAAACGCAGGATTTGAAGTAATTGAAGTGGCGCAAAACACCATGGACTATAATTTAAAAATGTGGTTAAGTGATTTTCCTTTATACCACAAAGGTGAAGGCACAGTTCATGATCCATCACTTGTGCCGGATTGGGATAATATTTTCACTGGGAACATGATCAAGGTTGCGCAAAAATATAATCCCGCTTGGGTGGAAGCCAACGCTGCCCAATTCTCTTGGCAACTGCTTCAAGAAACATTGCCTAAATTTCATAAACCAATTAGCCTGCTCAAAAAGTTGAATAATGTGTTATTTGATGAAATATTCAAAATAAATTGTTATCATGTTCTGCCAAATGAGTTTGAAGGCAATATTGTTGTAGATATTGGTGCTCATATTGGCACATTTAGCATATTCAGTCTCATTCATGGTGCCACAAAAGTCTTGGCTATAGAGGCTAACCCCAAAGTCTACTCCACACATTTAGCAGATGTAGTAAGCTCTTTGCCTCAAATACAGATAGATAATCTTGCTGTTACAGATCAAGAAGACATATTGGTATCAATCAAAGATGATGATGTCAACAGCCAGCTCCAACCCTATGATCCAAAAAATCTGTCTGTGAAAACCATAACCTTACTTTCTCTGTTAAAAAAACACAATATTGAGGGAACTGAATTGGTTTTGAAACTGGATATTGAAGGGCATGAATTCAATGTATTACTGAATACACCAATTGAAGTTTTGAGCCGCTTCAAAACCATTTTTGTGGAAGTTCACAATGACATGAATCCCAACTCCAATTTCAGGGATATCAAAAGAATTGCAGAACATCTTGAAAACAATGGTTTCAAGAAAACATTTGAAATACCCTTGTTGTGGTTTGGCATAGATGGCACAGTAACGCAAACTGGTGTATGGAATGAGAAGTACGAAAGAGTGAAAATATGAAAAAAGGAGTCTTGTGCAGCATTACTACTCGAGGCAGATACCACAGCACACTGGCCATGAGCATCATGAGTGTGGCAACTCAAACAGAACTACCTGACCACTTGGTCATATTTGATGACAATGACCCTACTGAGGATATTAGAGAGATACCTACTCTACGCCATGTTCTGTGCATCTTGGAAGAGAAAAAACTGTCTTGGGAAGTAATTTTTGGGCGGAAACAGGGTCCGCATCATAACCATCAGATTGCCAATCGTATGGGGTTTGAATGGGTGTGGCGTCTAGATGACGACGCTGTGGCTGAACCCAATGCATTGAAAATCTTTAAAAGTCATCTAAATGCCAACACTGGTGCGGTAGGAGGTAGTATACTCACACCACCATTTTTGAAAAATACCAACGCCACTGGTTCCATTGATAAAGTTGAAGAACAAAGCATTCAATGGGATTACATTGCTGAGAAAAAAGCTGTTGATCATTTGCATTGTAGTTTCGTGTATCGAGCAGGCATACATGACTACAATTTGGGCTTAAGTCCAGTGGGGTTCCGAGAAGAAACCCTGTTCACATGGGGTTTGAAACAAAAGGGCTTTGATATCTTCATTGTACCTGGTGTAATAACATGGCATTTGAAAAATCCTGTTGGTGGAATAAGACAACAAGATGAATTGATGTATTCCAAAGATGATGCTATTTTCCGCAATCATTTACATTATAGAGACCATACTATGGTAGTGCTTGACTGCGGTATGGGTGATCATGTTGTGTTCCAGAAAGTTCTTCCTTTGTTAAAAAATCCAGTTGTGTTTTCCTGTTATCCAGAAATCGTAGCAGGACGCAGTATTGGTGAGGCAGTGCATTTGTTTGGTGACATAAGTTACTTAAACGTATACCAAAAAATGGAACAGTGGAATTGGACTGAAAGCTTGGAAAAGGCCTATCGCAAACTGTATGGAGTTGACAATTGATTCTGATCGCGCCCTGGAGTAAACCATTACGTAATGGCCAAACCAATCCCAAAAACTATCCCTACTGGGGTGACCTAGTGAAATTATTACCACCACCAGTGGTGCAAGTGGGGGTGGATGGCGAACTTCAATTGGTTGAAGATTTCCGCAAAAATTTAAATCTGAAAGATTTGGCTCAACTGATTCTGGCATGCAATACATGGATCTCTGTGGACACATTTTTTCAACACTATGCATGGAGTTTAGGCAAAAAAGGTGTAGTAGTGTGGGGACAAAGTGATCCCAACATCTATGGTCATGCCGAAAATGAGAATCTACTCCTGAACCGTAGTTTTTTAACAAGTAATCAATTTTTGATGTGGGAAATGATCCCCTATCGCAATGATTGCTGGGTAGACCCAAAAACAGTATTGGAAAGTGTTCAAAAGTCTCAAGGGATGGGTGGCTTCGAGAACATGGGATAAATATTGCAGACGGTTCATACTAGGAATATCACTCAATGGCTAACACTACTCCTAAAATATTTAACCAGCTGCGCCCTTTGAATACTGCTGTTCCCAGTCAGTTGTATAGCGTGCCCTTGCAAAGACAAGCCCAAATAACACTGTTTGTGGCAAATCAAGGAAATACCAGCGAGTTTTTCCGAATAGCATTAGTACCAGACGGACAAAGCTTGACTACTGCCCGGTATATTGCATTTGATACACCCTTGATAGGCAACGGAGTATTTGCTGTGACAGGCATTGGTTTGGATTCAGGTGATAGTATATTTGTCAAGAGTGCAATAGGCAACTTAAGCTTTACTGCCACCGGAATTGAATTTAGCCCTTAAAATACAACACAGCACATATTGGTAAACCTACAGATGCTGTCTAATGTGTGAGATTATTCCATTCCCAAATAAGCGTGCTGCAAAAGTCAATAACCATTTTTCTGTGGAACAAGTTGAGCCCACTGGCTATATACCAGTCAAAAAAATTGACTTTACATGTCCTTCCTGCCAAACTCAAACAAGCTTTTCATTTAATAATATCATTTTTCGTACTCTGCAATTTTATTGCAGTAAATGTGGTGCAGGATGGAAGGTAACAAACAAACTATTCGCTGGTTTAATTGAAAAAGAAAACAAACCACCATGACACACCCCCTAATAAATGATTTGACTGCTGTCTCTTTTGAAGAGTTGGAAAAAAGAAAAAATGATATTTTAAGCAGGATGCAAAGGCTAAGAATCTGGGGGCAAGGCAGTAGTGAAATATGGGACCAGTTTCAAAGTATCCTAGGCAGTTTGGATTTAGAGATGGAACAAAGACTGTCAGCTCAGGACACTGCAAAAAATCCTTCCAAAAATGTTATTGTAAATACTGACCCCTTGGAAGAAGAGTTAGAAGACCTTTCCAAACAAAAGCGTGGTCCAAAACAGTATACTATACTATAATTATGAATAACGACCTTGTAGTTTTTGACAATGAAGGAACTCCTTTTGTGAGTGGTCAAGGAATTATTGAATTGGCGTATCAAAACAAGCTGGATAATATTTTTGAGTGGCAAGATTCACCAGCAAAAAGTGCATTCTTGCAGCAATGTGAAAAACTAGATTATTGGCCTATCCCCAGTCATGCATCTGATCCAAAAAAGCGTGACTGGTTTACGCCTGAGGAATACACATGCATTGATTTGAAACAGTATTGTCTAACAAGATGTGTTAACAAAGAACAAACGCAACGAGCACTTCTGGAACTGGGACTCATATCTTCACTAAATGCTGAACCCATCTTCCATCATTTGATCTATCTTGTAGATACTTGGAGGAGTCACGGGTTAGTGTGGGGAGTAGGCAGAGGGAGTAGCGTAAGCTGTTTTGTGCTATATCTTATTGGCGTTAACAAAATCAATCCCTTAGACTATGATCTTGACTACCAGGAATTTTTCAAAATTAAATACTAATTTTACAGTGAGCAAGGAACCATAATGGCCGGACATTTTAGACGTCAACACAGAAGTATGCGGGGAGAAATTATAGATTTTTCAGCCTTGAGCTTACAAAATCAGCAACAAGTTGCATTAGGAAATGCACGCATGAATGCAAAGGGTGACATTCTTGGCGAGGGGGGTATCATTTTGAAAACACAAGAACAGGTTGAAGCTGAATGGGCTGCGGCTAGAGCCATGTCACAAACTTTTACTGCTGATATCAAAAGCGAACAACCTCTCTCACAAGCAGCACCTCCTCCTATGCCTACCCCAAGAGCAGCTACTTTGCCTGATGTTGAGTTTCCCACAATTCAAGAACTAGTGGGATCTGGAGTTATTACACCAACACCAAAACGGAAAATTGCAGAAAAAGATGACTAATTTTGAACCTTTTGATTGGCACACAGAGGGTGAGATTCGCCCATTGCCTAATCGAGTCCTAGTGCATAACATGGAACATGGTGAGCGTCGAACCAAAAGTGGTCTCATAATTGGTGACGACGATGGGAAAGAGCGTGGCGTACGTCCACGCTGGGCTACAGTTTATTCAGTAGGCAAGGACGTAGATGATGTCAAAAAGGGAGATCGTGTGCTGATCTCTCACGGTCGCTGGAGCCGTGGAGTGTCTGTGGCTGCTCCTGATGGCGAAATCACAGTTGTGAGAATGGTAGAGCCAGAAAGCATTCTCCTTGTAGAGGACTGTTGACACAGTTTTCTCTACACTACAAACTCATGTGTATATGAAATTGCATGAGGGCAAGATGAGCAAAAAGCTTTGGGTACAACAATATCGACCAAGCCAACTTAGTGAGTATGTTTGGAGTAACAGTGCTCAGAAAGCCCAAGTGGAAACTTGGGTAGCTGAGCGCCATCTGCCTAATCTATTGCTAATTGGGCATCCAGGAATTGGTAAGACTGCACTAGCTATGATGCTGATGAGAGAGCTGGATGTAGATAATTCAGATATCAAGTTTGTAAATGGATCTACAACAAATGGTATCGACTTTGTACGTGATCTTGAAAACTTTGTGTCTACTATGCCCATGGGCGAGTTTCGTTATGTGATTATCGACGAAGCTGACGGTCTAACTGTCGCAGCGCAATCAGGATTGCGCAACATGGTTGAGACCTACAGTGATGGGGCACGTTTCATTCTCACTGCTAATTATGGTCACAAAATCATTCCAGCACTCAAGAGCAGGTGCCAAACATTTGAAATCCAAAGCCTTGAACGCGATCAGTTTGTAGAGCGCATTGCTACAGTTCTTATGAGCGAAGGCATTGATCTCACTGAACATAATTTTGAGATTCTGGATGATTACGTATCAGCATGCTATCCTGATCTACGCAAGTGTATCAACATGCTGCAACAAAACTGCATCAACAAAACACTACAACGACCAGGTGAAGGCACTGCTAGCGCCACAAGCGACTACATCGTGCAAGCTGTTGGACTGTTCCGCGAAGGCAAGATTCAAGAAGCCAGAAAGCTGTTGGCACCCAAGCTGCAAGGTGCTGAATTTGAAGAAGCTTATCGACTTTTGTATCAAAATCTCAACTGGTGGGGTCCAAGTGATAAACAACAGAATGCAGCGATTGTTATCATTGCTAACCGGCTGAGAGACCATGCCATGTGTGCTGATCCTGAGATCAATTTTTCAGCATGTTTGATTGAACTCAGCAGTGTGGCAAATGAGGGCTAAGCCCTCACTATCAAGTTCCAATTACCCACAAGTGGCAGAAAACTTGTTAAATCAATTGAACATGCGCTGGTACTTGTGAGCGTAATGCTATCAGGTGTTATTACTTGGCTCAAATTGTTGCTTACCTGCACCAAAACTATTTTCTGTCCCAGGTTATGAGCTACTGGGAGCACACCTCCCACTAAGTCCGCAGCTACAAAACTTTGACGAAACACCAAACCCACTGTGGAGATAATTACTGGACTTGTGCCTGAATCAATAAGCACTGGTCCAGATACTACATCGCCAGTAATCAAGATTGTTTTGCCTTGAAGATTTTCAATCTCTGTTTTGATAGTGGAGAAATTGTCTCGAAAGCCTTTTGAGCTTTGATCAATACCAGGAACTGGAAAATTGGGATTTACTCTGCTGATTACTGCCATTATGTTTCAATCTGTAAGAGGGTAATTGTCACTGTAATTGCTGTCGACCCACCACTTAAATTTGTAACTGCAATGGGGATCAATGTAGTAGGAGGAGATTCATTGCTGAAACCAAATACAGCTGGGCTCAATAATTTTGTTTCAGCACCAGCAGTGGTTATCTCTGTAATAACGCCACCGTAGGCTGGTGCTGGTGAAGGCAGCACTCGACTTGCATCAGCTGTTCTTGCTGCCACATCAGTGTAAATTCGAACCCAACAGGCGGCTGTAACAGTGATTTTGTATAAGGAATAGCCTTTGAACCCTGTCATGCTGTTATTACCAGTAGCATTATCTGCAAGGACAGAGGTGGTAACACTGGATATGGTGCGACTATACGTAGTAGCTGTTGATGCATTTACGGTTGCGATACCGCCAGCTATTGTTGCATTTAGATTAGTATTGAAATTGATTGTTGTAGCTGAGCCCAATGGTGCACCAGCAGCTTGAACTTGTACTGCGGCAGTACCTGTTGGCCCTGTTGTGCCAGTTGTGCCAATATTGCCGGTAGGGCCTGTTCTGCCTGTGGGACCTGTGGGTCCAGTAACGCCAGTTTCTCCTGTGGGCCCTGTGGGTCCAGTCGTGCCTGTTGGACCTATAGGTCCAGTGTCACCTGTTGAACCAGTTGGTCCTGTAGAGCCAGTGTCTCCTGTGGCTCCTGTATTGACCGCAGTGCCAGCCACACCTGTGGGACCACTTGGTCCAGTATCGCCCAAAGGTCCAGTCGTTCCAGTGGGACCAGTGTCGCCTGTGGAACCAGTTGGCCCAGTTGAGCCAGTAACACCAGTTACACCAGTGGGACCAGTTACACTGGGTCCAGTAGAACCAGTAGTACCTGTGGGACCAGTGGCACCGGTTGCACCTGTGGGGCCCGTTCCTTGAGGTCCTGTAGAGCCTGTGGAACCAGTTGGTCCTGTCACACCTGTAGAGCCTGTAGCCCCTTGTATGCCAGTTAGGCCAGTAGGCCCAGTTGTTCCAGTAGCACCTGTGTTAGTTGCACTTCCTGGAACGCCAGTAGACCCGGTGTCTCCTTTGGGTCCTTGCGGTCCTTGTGGCCCTGGTACGAAACTCGCTGGCCCGGTTACTCCTGTTGGTCCAGTTATACCAATTCCTGTTGGCCCAGTTCGCCCAGTTGGGCCTATAATTGACTGTCCTGTTGGACCAAGCAATGCTGGACCTGTGGGACCAGTTGTGGCTACGCCTGTTGGACCTGTAGTGCCTTGTGGTCCAGTCTCACTTAGTCCTTGTGGCCCAGTGCCGCCAGGAGGACCCTTTATTTCGCCCACATTGGTCCAGTTTGTGCCAGTCCAAACCCAAAGATTACCTGTGCTGGATTCAACATACGCATCTCCCAGCAATGCTGTGCCGTTACTGGGCCACCCTGGTATTTGGTAATAATAAACAACTGTACCAATAATTCTTACGCCTGTGCCAGCAGATCCGGTTGGTCCTTGAGCACCACTTGGGCCAGTTATGACACTTGGTGCACCTGTTGGCCCAAGCTGTCCACTAGGGCCGGTTGCCCCTCCCTGGCCAGTCAAACCTATGGGGCCTGTTGGCCCAGTGAAACCAGTAGCACCCTTAATTCCTGTGTGTCCCGTGGGACCTGTTCTGCCTGTTGGGCCAAGAGGACCCACCACTCCTTGTGCCCCAGTCAAACCTGAAGGGCCAGTTGCGCCTGTATTAGTTGCTGTGCCAGCAGCACCTTGTGGGCCTGTGGTGCCAGTTGACCCTTTTTGTCCTTGTGCGCCAGTGGGGCCTTGTGCACCAGTGTTAGTTGCACTGCCTGCTGGTCCTGTTACACCAGTAGGACCAGAAGGTCCAGTTATTGTGCTGTCAGCCCCAGTAGGGCCAGTGCGCCCAGTTGATCCAGTAGCCCCAGTGTTATAGGCTATACCTGGGAAGCCGCGGGGCCCTGTGCTACCAGTAGGGCCGGTGTTAACTGCCGTGCCCGGTGGGCCAGTGTAACCTGTGGGTCCTCCTGGGCCAGTATCGCCTGTGGGACCACCTGGTGTTCCAGCTGGACCAGTAGGGCCAGGTAGTAATACTGCGTCTTGCAAAAGGGAGATTTCAGTCGCAGCAGTATCAAGATTGGTTTTGATGCTGGTAAAATTATCTCTGAAGCCTTGGCTGGGATTATCAGCGTTCTCTACAGGAAAATTCTCATTGAGACCAGAGGTGTCTATGTTACTTGTCATTTGCCATCACAAAAATATCTGCGCTATTTAACGGATCATTATTGCCAAGGTTTCCCAAAATTCAAAACCCATGTCCTAGAGAACCTGCTTGCTGTCACTGAGGCCCTTTGATTGAACACAGTGCTATAATAATCAAAAATAGTCTTGTTTTCATCAAATATTACCTGGCTAAAGGGAATATTAGTGTTGTTCACAAAGTCAAACTCAGTTGTAAACTCGTCAAAATAAGTTGTATTGTTATCAAACACTGTCTCGCTAGCGGGTTCATACTCTACCAAGGCTGTTTGGCCAACATCCCAAGTCATAGTATCCTCATCAAAAGTTGTAGATCCAGTCCAAACAATGCCTTGAACAGTCAACTCCACTTGTTTGACTTCAATCAAGTTACCATCGTAAGGATTTACAGGAAAAGGATTGTTTTTAAACCACTCTGCTCCAGAATCTGAGACTTCCGCCAACGGAACTGATAATACAAAATTGTCTGCCCAAACTTCTTGCCAAGAAGGCAGTAATTCTGTTCCTGAAAAATCAATAAATGCTCCTGACTGATATCCTTGCCCAGGGCTCAATATAGAGACTGTTGATACCCCTAAATCAAATAATACTGCAAAGTTTTTTGTACCATTGAAAAATGTAATGTTCCCTTTGGGAAAATGCGAAAAAAGTCCAGGAACTGTTACTTGAATACTGGTTACTACACCTATGTTGTTTACGCTGACTATTTTTATTTTGCCAAATTGTTGATTTACTGCTGAGCCGACTTTCACTTCAAACTCTTGGTCAGCTAAGAATCCAGGTGTTGAGCTTTCAATAGTACCGCTCTGCAAACCTAGATATCCCACTACTTGTGCGCCCGAGCCTTGTCCAATAACAGAGATTTTGGGTTGACTATAATATCCTGTTCCAGAGGAATTTACTGCTATGTTTGTCAATGCACCACTGCTCAAGTTCACTGATGCAGTTGCTTGTGCCCCAGAGCCTTTGGCGTTGGAAAACCCAAACAATCTTTCTGTTGTTTGCCGGATATTATAGACACTGGCTGGAAAAGCTTGATTAGGACCTTGTTTGTTTTGTTTGAGCCAAACAACTTGATTATCTATTATGGGAATGGCTGTTCCTGAAGGTCCTAGCCCACCTGCTGACCAACCAGTGGTTTGTGCAGTCAAAAGTAGGTCTTGATTTACAATTGTTTGTTGTGTTTGATATCTGTGCTGGGGATACCAAGGCAATGGTAACAAACGGCTAGTAGCGATGTTAGGGAAGGCAACCAGCTGCCAAACTACTGATCCATCAGCACCAGGTGTGGTGGGTTCAGGAAAATCTCCACTCTTTCCACTAACACTAGCTACAAGTTGCAGTCCGGTGCTAGTGCTTACTCTTTCATTACTATGATAAAATGAAAAGGGAGTCCAAGTCCTATTACTGTTCGCATCTTTTACAGCAACAAATAATGTTTGATACGGCAGTTGATTGCCTTCACTTACATAAACGTTGCCATAACCCAGCTTAAACTCTGTCAAATAATTGCTAATAGCATCTCTAACAGTTGAAACATTTTGATAATTTAAACCATTTATAATAGAGACTGCTGGACTGTCATTTCGACTCCAATTTTTATCAGCCTCTCTAAACAGATATTCAGGTGGCATTAGGCTGGTGCTGTTATTGATAATAAAGTCCAGTTTGTTTGTGCCTGTTATGGGAATCTGTATGCTCATATAATGTTCAAGATTCTGACTTTGGACTGTTAGACGGAACCATTGAATAGCTACATCTACACCGTCTCCAGCACTTACTTCAAAATAATATGTTTTGGAAACAGCATGATACTCCACAAAACCACTTAGCATGCCGGTTTCACTCACTACTATAGTGTAGGGAGGTATATTGCCACCCCTGAGACCGTATTGTATGCTAGCTCCAGGCCTAGTTGTAATGGCTTGAAATTGTATGCTACTGAATTCACCGTCATTTACGGAGCCCAAATCATTTGGTGTTATCCAAGTGATTTGTTTGGCATCTTGTGCCACTGTAACAAAAAAGTTTTGCGGTATTGCATTTGTACCATCACTTGCAATCACTGTAAACGAATACACAGTGGTAATAGAGACATTAGGCGCCTGCCCCCAGAGCTCTCCAAGAATGCTGAGATTTAACCAAGGAGGCAGGTTTACGCTAGAGAAAGCTACGCTCTGCAAGTCTGGTTCAAATACTATCAAAGGAAAATTAAAATTAGTGCCAGGCGCAATAGTGCCTAAGCTTCCTGAGGGAGTAATCCAAATAGGCGCATGTGGGGGACTTATCAACCCTACTGAAAACACCTGAGAAATGGTTTTAGTGTTGGTTGATGCAATAATTGTGAAATCAAGCGAGTCAATTGTGCCAGGTGTTACTTGGTCCCACACAGCAGCTTGGGCAATGTATTGCCAGGCAGTAGGGTATCCGTCAGGAATATATCCTCCTGTGCCTGTGGGACCACCAGCAGGTGCACTGAACCCACTTGCCAAACACACGTAGAGTTTTCCAGTGTCATTTGACACAATTTGGTTTATTACATAATAAGTATTGGGCTGCCAAGGCGGGTCAATGCTGTCTACTATATTCAGTCCAGAAACATAAGGACCATTGGCTATCCCGCTCTTTCCAGGCACTGTACACTTATACAAATAGCCATTGTTAAAAACATAATCAATTATTGAATACAACGAAGTGGGTTTCCAAGACAGGTCAACAGTGACCAAGCCTGTTTGCGCTTCAATAGAAACTCCTTGGCTCCAGGTAATAACAGGAGGAAAGCTGTAGGTAATGGATTTCAAAGGTGTATTTTGGGCAGCCACTACGAATTCTTGTGGTTCAGATTGATAATAGTAGCCCAAAACACTTGTATTGGTGGTCTGCCATTCCAGAATGTCAACACTATTTGTAGCAGTTATGTAAAATGTGCGATCAGTTGAAAATGTGCCGTTGTTTAGTCGGAGTGTAAAACTAAAAGTTTGTGTGCCCACAACTCCTGAAATCTGTCCTAAAATCTCAATTTGACTGTTGATAAATTCCAAACGTGTGCCAGGAGGCAAACTTCCATTTATTGGAGGAATGCTTACATTGCAGGGAAGATCTAGAGTTTCTCCATAAGACAGTATTTCTGGGTTACTGCTGTAGCTATAGCCCTCACTTCTGCTTGGTAGCAGACCTTCTGTAACCCAAAAAGGATAAGACGTCATTGGTAATCCATTATTTTTGATTACCAATATTTAAGGCTATTGTGAAAACAGGTTTAGGGCAGTAACTCTACAGATTTGATGTAATCAATGCGTTCCTGCCACATGAGTTTCAAACTCATGAGGTGAGTGTCATCAGTCAAATAAATTCGGGGCCAAACTGGGTATGAGGTTATATCATTAGAGCTAGGCACAAGCTTGTAATCAGTTTCATCTTGGAAAAAGTTTTTGAGCCAGTCCCAAGTTTCATGAGTTGGGTCATATTTGAAGTAGACACTATATTTGTATTTGTTGAACAGGAGATTTTTTCTGACTACCACAAGATTTCTTACATCGAGAGATTTTTCGTGATCCAAGTTCAACGGTTGTGTTATTTCAAGTATCCTGGTTCCAAATTCCAAAATTAATTTGTTTTTGTCCACAAGGCTAGACGTATAAACCATTTGATGATATTGAAGATCATTGGTGGTCTTGATGAAATGATCTTTTATTAGATAGCTTTCTTCAAAGTTATCTTTGCACCAGTCGTGTATAACAAAAACCTCAGGTGGTTTTGGATATCCATAATTATATCTTTTTTTGCTGGGTACAACAGTTGACACCGTAATTTTGGTGCTATACTTTCCAAAAAACAGTTTACTGGAATAGTTTGTTTTGATCATCTAAGTTAAAAACTCACACTTTTGCCACAGCCACAGGTGTTAGATACATGAGGATTGGTCCAAACAAACTTTTTGCCAAATAAATCGCTTTCCAAGCCCAATGTGCTGCCCAATAATTTCATTACACTATCAGCTTTGATGGCAATAGTGCCATTTGTAATTTCAATAGTTTCATCAAATTTAGATAGTTGATCATTATTACACAGTTCATAAACGTAACTATGTCCGGAACAGCCTTTGTTGTCAAGGCCTATTACGAACACTGTTTGGACTGCCTCAGACAATATGAGATCTATGTGCTGCTCAGCTGATGGTGTTAAGTTTATTACAGATTTCATTTGATTTTGAGTTCCAAGTGATCCCAGTTCACTACATTCCAAAACTCCGTGAAAAACTTTTCCCGATTGAAATCGTAATCAACTGTAGTGTGTTCCCAAAGGTCTATTGCCATGGCAATTCCAGGTTTCAAAACATGGTTCTGGATGGTTTGTATTTGTAAATCTTCCATTATCAATACCCAACCATTGCCTTGGATAGTCAACGCTGCATCTACCACAGCTTTCTTGAACGCATCTAAGGTTCCGTGCGTTGATGAGATCTTTTTTTCCAATGCATTACCGGGTTGGTTGTTTTTTGAATAAGGTTGCATTAGTGGCCAAAAGAAGTCATTGTGTAATAGGGCACCTGCTTTTTGAAACAAGTCACCAGTGGCTTTGTACTTCTTGAAGTAGTTTTTTGTTAAAATATTGTAATGCACATCTACGCTGTGCTCACTCATTGCTGGTTCAAGATCTTTCAATCCATAAGGCAGCTTAGTGATCTTGATAGGCTCTATGAGAGATGCAGCCTCTACTAAACAAATATGATTTCGTAAGCTCATGGGGTATCCTTTTCTTGTATTTAAATTGCAGAGCTCAGCAATTTGTGCCAAGTGAATCTTTCCAACATCATAGTGGGAAATTCAGGCCAGTCTTTGACAACTTCCTGGTAGTCAATTGTTTTGTAACCTTTTTTCAACTTAGTGTTTTTGGATCGCTGTGAGCCAATCATACCTTCCCAGCCAACACCATGTGTTTTGAAACTGCTGCTGCCTTTCCAGGCACACCAGAATACATGCCAAGTATCATCGTCAAGTTGAAAACGACCCCACAGTTTGTCACTTCGTTCCTCTCTGAACTGCAATACTTCCAAAAACGTTATTGATTCAAACATAATTATGTATGAGGACAAAACTGCTTTATGTCAACAGGCAGTTTATTTGGCTTCACAATGCCCCGCAATTCCATCTTGATTGAAGAATATGCTGGCTTGAACCATTTCTGTAGTATAGGTACTGCCTGATGCGGATCACAATTGCCGCACACAAAAATATCCAAGCTAACGAATTTTGATTCAGGCCAGGTATGGATGGATTCATGGGATTCAGCTAATATCACAGCACCACTTACCCCTCCTCCATCAAAGGGGTGCAGATATGAAAACAGCACAGTTGCGCCTGTAGCCTTACAACTGTCTTCCATAACTTCTTGAATTTCGTTAAGGGTACCATGCTGTTGACAGTCATACAAGTCAATCAAAAGATGCTGTCCTGCATATGAAATACCATTGTTTGTTACAAACCCTACCATAATGCCTGCTTTCCCTAGGATAATTTACAGTTATTATTTAAGTAGATTATTTGTTCAAAATGCTCAAGGCTTTTGCTAAGCTGGCTTTGTCAAAACCATGATCAGGATGTGTTCTCACATAATTGGTTTTCAAATACAAGATGGCTGGGTTGTCATCTATTGCTACCCAAGTGTCAATCTCAGGATGATCAGCAATCCAGTTCAAAACTTCTTGACCCCGATTTGACCCTTGCTGTCTAGGAGTCATGTAATTGCCTTCACTGGGATCATCGTATTCAAATATACAGGAAGGATCAATACCATTGCGCATGAGACAATTGCTGACTTCACTAACACTGTGTCCCTCAGCCCAACTTGTGCTGAGAACTATTTCAGCATGAGTTGCCTTGAGCAAGGCATTCAAATTTTTCACACAACTGGGATTGAATACAACTTTAGAGAGATAGTTATTGGTAGTCAGTCCCTGCTCTGCTTGCTCTCTAGCATCAGGATCAGGTAATAACACGCCGTCAAAGTCTAAAAACACTATCTTGGTCATCTCAAAGGGCCTTGCACTAGGGACGTATTTAAGTTAAGCTCATATGATATAGGGATATTTGCGTTATGTCACATAAATGGAATCAAAGATGGTTAAGGTTGGCACATGAGGTAGCCAGCTGGAGCAAAGATGAGATCAAAGTTGGCGCTGTAATTTTTGACAAGAATCGCAATCCTCGTGGCTTTGGTTACAATGGCCCACCACGCAACATTGATGACAGTGACCCCCATGTGTGGCAAAAACCTCAAAAGAACTGGCTGTTTGAGCATGCGGAGAGGAATGTAGTTTATGCGTGTGCACGCAACGGCATCAGTTGTGACGATTGTACATTGGTTGTAACACACTGGCCCTGTTGTGATTGCACTCGAGCAATCATCCAAAGCGGCATAACACACTTGATTGTGGACCAAGCTTGTTTAGACTCCACAGGAATATTCTTTACCAAATGGAGTGAACAAATTCAAGTCAGTCAAAGCATGCTCAAGGCTGCGGGTGTGAACTATGAAACAACCCTTATAAATAGGGAAAACGATGACTGAGGAAAACCAAATGAGCGATTTAGGCAACGCAATGAAAGTTGTATTGGCCGACACTTTCACCATGTATATGATAGCACACAAGTATCATTTCAATGTGGAAGGCAGAGATTTTTATGAATACCACAAGTTGTTTCAAAAAATCTACGAAGAGCTTTGGGCATCAGTGGATGATATTGCTGAAAAGATCCGTGCACTAGATGAATATGTGCCATTCAATTTTGGTCGTTTGGGAGAATTGGCTACAGTTGAAGATGACAGCAAGATTCCCACCAGCAGTGCTATGGTCAGCAAGTTGCTGGAAACCAACGATCGTGTAATTGACAGCCTGAAAAAAGCTGTTGAGCAAGCCAAAATCTCCAATGATGAAGGTCTTATCAACTTCCTAGGAGGACGTCTAGAGAGGCATGCCAAGCACGGTTGGATGTTACGTGCGACAACAAAACAAAACAGAGAATAACCCAGCTAGGACTCAAGACCAGGATATGTTGGCTTGGAGAACTAGATTCCAAGCCAACTTTTTTTGACTATTCCTACACTACCAGTTCACTATCCTTGCCTTTTGGATAGTTAACCCTTCAAATAAACTACTAGCCTTACAAAGTAGCCTACTACAACCATAGGCAACATCAAGACACTCATTGCTTGTAGAGAGATTTCTCCAAACAATGCAAGAATTGCCAAAACAAAACAAACAACAAGCCAACAATCATAGACCTTTTTGATCCAATTTTGTTGAGAGAAAGTCTCTTTGAGTTCGTGTAGTAAATGCATTGTGGGCCCAAGTGGTTGTAGATATTTACTGTGCTTAACCTTGGGTTAAGGCTCCCAATAAATAGGGCTAGCTTTTTGGTGAATAGTATGGAAACTGGCAAACTTAACGTATTAGGCTCTCTTGATGTTAGTGGTAACACTGCTGCACTGAGCCTACCGCAAGGTACAACACTTGAGCGCCCTCTTGGTGTTGCAGGTATGGTGAGATACAATACAGACTTGGGTTGGGTGGAAACATTCAATGGCACTGTGTGGGTGCCTATTGGTCTTATTGGTGCTACTGGATTTACAGGGGCAGTAGGCCCAACAGGACCTAATGGGGGACCAAGTGGTCCAACAGGCACAACAGGTGCCAAAGGCTCTACTGGTGTGCAAGGCATTCAAGGTCCAACAGGCAGTCCTGGCACTGCTGTAAACACTGGTGCAACTGGTCCAACAGGCAAAACAGGACCTATGGGACCAACTGGCACTCCTGGCACCGCTGTAAACACTGGTGCAACAGGACCGTTGGGCAAGACTGGGCCCCAAGGGCCTACCGGGGTAGCAGGTAGTAGTGTTAACACAGGAGCAACAGGCCCTACTGGAAGAACAGGGCCCACTGGCGTTCCTGGACCGCAAGGCATTCCTGGATTTGCTGTAAACACAGGGGCAACTGGACCCCAAGGGCCTACTGGACCAGACGGAACACCAGGAACAGCAGTGAACACAGGCGCTACAGGAGACACTGGTCCCACTGGACCTTTTGGTCCCACTGGAGTTCAAGGTACTCCAGGAACAGCAGTCAACACTGGTGCTACAGGAGATACAGGCCCATTTGGTCCCACAGGTCCAGACGGTGTCCCTGGTACAGCGGTCAACACTGGGGCTACAGGAGATACAGGCCCCACTGGCGAACAAGGAATCACAGGGCCCACAGGACAAACGGGTGATACAGGGCCTTTTGGCCCTACTGGTAATACAGGTACCACAGGGGTAACGGGCCCCACAGGAGTAACTGGACCACTGGGACCAACAGGTGTAACAGGTCCCACTGGGGTACCAGGTACGGCTGTAAACACTGGCGCAACTGGACCCACAGGGCATACAGGCCCCACAGGCCAAACAGGTCCCACAGGTGCCTCAGGACTTTCAGGACGTAGCGGTTATTCAGGTATAAGCGGGTGGAGTGGCCGTAGTGGCTATTCTGGATTCAGTGGTGCTATTGGGTTTAGTGGCACAAGCGGTTACAGTGGCTTGATTGGGTTAAGTGGATTCAGCGGCTATAGCAGTCACAGCGGATTCAGTGGCTATAGTGCTTTGAGCGGATTCAGTGGATTCAGCGGATATAGTGCCATAAGTGGCTACAGTGGCTGGAGTGGCTACAGTGGTAGTGCTGCAACATATGGTTTGCGTAATGTAGTAGTGCTTGCAGTCGGCGCAACAGTTGCCTCACCTTATACCTTAACTGGCAATGATGACATTGTGATAATAGATAAAACTGTAGCAAGTGCTAGTAGTGTGGTTCTTCCACCAAGCCTTCCTGGCCGATCAGTTTTGATAAAAGATGGCAAAGGAGATGCCAGCTCAAACACAATCTTGATCACACCAGCAGCTGGCAATATTGATAACCAGCCATCCTACACTTTGAATACGAACAATGGTTGGGTTCAAGCAGTGTATGACGGCACTCAGTGGAGAATAATAGGCTAGAGCGTCATGGACGACGCTTACCCAGCTCTGTCATCTTGAGATTGCCTGAATATTGAAGACCGCCTTTGTTGAAAAGGGGCATCACACGATTCTTCTTTTCTTGAGCAGCACGAAGTGCCGCCTTCTCGCGTTCAGCCATAGCAGGATCATTATCATAACGATTTTGCCATTCGTTATCAAACACTGACCGCTTGGCGCCACCTGGGGCAAAACCATTGCTGCATTTAGCACTGCTCTTGTCCTTGACAAGATCTAGCTTCAGCTTGCGGCTTTTAGTTTGAGTCTTGCTGGCCAATTGTTCAGGGTGAACGCCATTCTTTTTCAGCCACTTTTCATGTTCCTGTTGAGCTTTCACCTGCTGCGGTGTTTTCTTCCGCTTGGTGTTGCCATTTGTGTTGATGAAGGCAGGGAGAAGATGCATTGTCATAAATCAACTATACACTATCCTTCCCACCCGTCAAACAAAAAAGTGGGTTGAGAAAAACTCTCAACCCACCCAGTTATTTTTAAAAAACCAGTGTTCAGTGTAAGTGACACCAGCTGTAATTTAATTAGACAGTCTATTTGTGCAACTGCCTATTTAGCTATCAAGCTCGAGAAACACGCTTTGTGGCGCGGGTAATGAGTTGATATTTTACTGCTCGCTGACCATTCTTTCGAATATAAGGAACAGTGGTAATATTAGCCCCATCTTCACGCAGCTCATGTACTCGAGCACGAAGATTTTGAATACCAAAGCGAGCTCGAGCTTCTGGAGCAGTTAGCGTGCGACCAGCCTCAAGATAGTTAAAAACCTTTTCAGTTTGCGTCAGCATAAGTGTCTCCCTGTGTATATGCTAGTTCAAAGTCTATACACAGGGAGACGTATGTCAAAGGCTTTTAAGCCTCAGTTTCCTCAGCCTCTTGACTCACAGGTGCCTTGGGCAAGGAAAAGTTATGGCGTTGAGCCATTTCCTGTGCCGCAATTGAATTCTTGGCATCAGCTTTGGTCATGGGACCTGGAAGCCCCACAAACTCAATGTTTGTGAAACCCAGCCGCTGCATGCTCTTGACCCGCGCATCAATGCTGCCGTTGGCATATTTGAACTTGGTGCGATTTTTCATTGTGGCAATGCCCACATAGGTGAAAGTCTTTTCAGTCATTTGAGAATAAACTCCCGTTTTCTGTTTCAGCTATGTGTGCAATATAGCACCAAAAAAATTGGTGTCAACAATTTTTTCTAGGGCTGCAACTGGGTAATTTACCTTGCGTCAATTCGGAAGGCATGCTATATGTGAAGTATGAAAAACGATGAAGGCTACTCCTACGTGCTGATGTGAAACGTTTGCTGTCTCCAATTCTGGGAGACTTGCCTTGATGAGCAACATGTGTTGGAACAAAAGTGATGAGCACGCCAGCAGCTGATCCTCACAGGCCTCATTTAGTAAGAGTCACTAGAGACGTCTACGGAGCCTATTGGTGGTGCCTACGCACGCTGGGCGATCCTGGCCCCACTAGGCATCTATGGAGAAGTGCTGGTGCCAACTTCTATTTCAAACATCAATCAGATGCTATAGCCTTTCGCCTAGTTTGGGTTGACAATGAGCAACACTATTGAGATGAGCGAACAGCGTTGGTTGCAGATCTCAGGGAAGGTCTATACCTGGTTGATGAGCATACCACTTAATAGGTTCGAGTACACTAACGAGCGCACATTTTTGATTGAGTTTGAGAATAGTGAACACTACTCAGAATTTGTACTGACTTGGCTATGAACTGCTCTATTTCCATTCCATGGAGCAAATGGTATGAAATGTCACGTGATGCTAAAATTGTGCCATCAATGCTGCTTTTGAAATTGGAGAATGATCATGCAGCAGGAGTGTATTTTGGGAACGGGTCTATCACCATCTCATTCCCTTCTTTGGAAGAAAAAACCCAGTTTGTTTTGACTTATCTATAACCAGCTAACTTTTCACAGCCACATTCCGCACAAGTTCAATTCTTGAACTGGGAATACGCCCGCGGTATGCAAAACTGCCCAACTGCCTCCCACTGCTGCGTAAGGCTTGTTGACTGCCTCCTCGCCGCAATTGAGCACTGGGGCTAGGCGGTATCACTCTTTGTTCTTTCTCGCTCCATTGGCCAGAAGGGATCCACTCATCATCGCTCAGTAACCTAGCAGGATCAGGCACTGTTACTTTAAGTATTACACCTGACGAACTGCCATCTTTCTTGGCCTGTCTTTTGGCATAAAACTCTGCTACTTTGGGATTAGTTGCCAAATAAACATTGTGTTCACTATATCCAGGACGCAGATCCGCATAAGCTTCTCCAGTGTGTCCTGGCTGCAACCCCTTTTGTTGTATTTGTTCCCACCTGTCACTACTTGTGCCGTGATACATGACAGGAGAGTCTCCTCTGAGCACAATACTAGTGGGATCTGTTTGGGCCAATACTTTGCCTACAGTTTTAGCAACATGTGATGGAACTCCAGCTACCTTGAAATCTTCACCTAAACCATAACGCATCAAAACTATGAATGCATCTTGTAATTCTTTAAGATTGCTGATGGCTCTTTGGCGTGACGTGTTATTTGTATATTCCTTGAGTATGGTAACTGTACGATTATTGAAATCCACCTTGCCATTTAAGGTGTTCCAAAGTTCTCCCAAAGGCTGCTTTGTTTCCGTTGAGTCGCGCAAGCCCAACAATTGGGTCATTTTCCAACTGTAGTGCTCATTTCTCTCACTGTGTAGCAAAAGTTTGCCTTCACTCCAGTGCCAAAAATATCCATCTTGAGGATGAATATACTCTTTGGGCTCACTCCCCCAGTGCTTTAGCACTTTCTTGGGGTCAGCGGGTTCTTCATATCGAAGGTCAACTACGGTTAGAGGCCGCTTGACTTCACTCAAAAGTTCACGTATTAGCATACTCTATTTAAGCAACAGAATGTGAATCTTTTGAACCCATCACTCTCCAAGAATCGCACACTCTATGAGTGCTAGCCTACCTATGACTCATGCGTGTTGTCTTTTTGTTGTGCCGCGCAGCAATTGGTGGCGAGACTTTATTGCCACTGTTGACGCCAGCACGTATGAAGGCTTGAGAAATTTTCTGCAGGAAAAATACGGTGTGGCTATGGTAGAGCATTCGGATGTGTTGATCTTGTGTTTTCCTGATGCTGATACCAAAGTTCAATTTCAACTCTCGTGGGCAAGTGAATGACAGACTCAGTATTAGTGACTCGCAACAGCCTTTGGTGGCCCCTTCTCTGGCGCTCGCAGGGATTTGTCAGTTGGAACGACGCACACGATTGGTTGTTTGACCTCTATGAGGCTAAGGCTATCAAAACCCCCACTGGCAACTTTTTGATATACTTTCCTAACAATGAGTTGAAAACAGCGTTCATGCTGGCTTGGATGAGTTAACCGCCCTCGTCATCATCGTCAATCCATTCATTCCCTGCGCTATCATAACCTCTATACAATGGCTCGTTGGGCTGTAGCCTTCTGAATTTTCCCCAAAGTGCCAATTCCATCTGCACTACATCACTATTGCTCAACACATCAGTTATCCAATAGCTGCTGCCACATCCTCCAAGGAGATTTTTCCATTCGGTGGTAGCAATTTCATTCTTCTGCAAAAACTCCTTCATCACATTGTGGTCCAATCCCAACCAGCCCACTCTAACCAGGCATTCTCCTTTCAAACGTGCCTTGTCCGCTGAGGTCGCTGGTCGCAAGGTTGCCTCATTGAAATCATTGATGATTAGTAGTGCGTTCTTAACTTTTATTGATCCTTTAGTAGATTGGTTATCAGGTGTTTCCTTGGTGGTCCAAGGACACTCGCAACTAACGTGGCTCACATATAGTGACTGGCCCTTGGTTTTCAAGGTCCACATTGGTACAGCGGGATCTTCCAAGTTCTTTTTGTTAAAATGGAAGACAATTTCTTCGCAGAAAATCTCAGTCATGTTTTTGTTCCTTCTTGTTGAGTTGATATGAAGAAACCCGCAAGGGCACAGAGGCCGCTTGCGGGTCAAAGAAAAGTTCAAACTTGTGTGAAACCTAGGTCATTATTTTGTTTGAAAACCTTTTTGTAAACTTTTGGTGGCACCAGTGAGATTTGAACTCACACCACTGGATTTAGAGTCCAGCTGACTACCTTTGTCTTATGGGGCCGTACTAGACATTGTATAGCAGACTCGAAACACAACGTCAAGAGAGGGCGTATTCAAAATTCACAGTTGTGGAATTTACTTGCAATTCAAATGCCCCATTCCGGAGATGAAACTTGCGTGCCATAGCTGTGGGCGGACTGAGTGTTACTGCACGCTGAATATGTGGATAAGCGTGTTTCAAACGTTTTTGCGCTTCCTGGATCATCTTTTGCCCGGCGCCTGGTGAGAGACTCCACACCGTGTAAAACACAGCCACACTTGGGCTCACTCCACTGCATTGGAACAACTCACTTTCACTCTCGGGCACAAAATCCTGCCAACTTACACACAACACAGCCGCAACATCATCTTGCTCATTGCACAGCATCCAAACTTCGCCATTGGTGAATCGAGTTTCAATTGGAATATGAGGTCGAACAGGATCTCCCAGGATGAGCTCGGCTAATGGACTGTGTGGCGTGTTGAGCACAACGATCAAACTCTGTCTCCCAAAATAAAGCAGCTAGTTTATTTAAACAGAATTTTCATCACAAATCAGTAAATATCATATGCAATTAGCTGAACTACAACTGAAGCGTGAGCTCAAAGCCATTGGCAAATTGAATTATGGGTTTGGAACAGAACTGTCAAACCTGTTGCGAGAGCGTGGCTGGACTGTGTTGGGTAGAGGAAGTGAGGCGGCTGTGGCCGAGCATCCCAGCAAGCTTTATGTGCTGAAAATCTACCCCACAGGGAGCCTCTACACCAAGTTTGTGGATTTGGCGCAAAGAGTGCCTCAAAACCCACATTTTCCCAAATTCAGTAGAGAGCAGAGAAAGATTCCTGGCACGCTTTTCAGTTATGTGAGAATGGAAAAACTAGCCCGAGTGACTGAATTTGATATAAAAATTGAAATGCCTGAGGCATTTTGTGTGGCCAAACAACTGTATGCTAATCTTGGCCAAACATTATATTGGACAAACATAGACAAAGACGTTATTGAGTGTTCATCTCTCAGCAGAGATGCAGAGGAAGTGGTTCAGCTGATGACACGCCAATTGAAAAAGATTGGTCCTAGACTGGACCTGCATCCCCTCAACATCATGCGACGCGGAACGGTTTGGGTTATAACAGATCCATATTTTTGATGCTCTTGCGCTGACTCATTTGAGAGTAATACTCTCGAGCATTGCGCTCAAGCTCAGCTGAGAAGTTTCGTGGCATGCGATTCACCAGCCTTCCGTTTTGAGTCACACTCCAGCTCCGATAACTGTCCATCAAACCCAACTTCAATCCCAACAGGCTGTCAAAGTGAAATAGAATCAGTTCATTTGGATCTAACCCTGCGGTAGCTTGTTCAACCAACACAACTGCATCAGTTGGAGAGATTTGATGTTGGCATAATACCCCAATTGCTGTTGCAGTGCTTCTGCTTATTCCGGCGAAACAATGAAACAACACTCGATCAGTTGGCTCAAAACCTTTTGAGAATTTCAAAATAGTATCAACATGGAATGTTGAAGGTGTGTTCCAGCCAGGAGCAGGATAGGTGATGTCATCAACAGAGACAGTGAGATGATGACTTCCCTCGCTGGGCACACCATTGGGATATTCTTGCCCCAAGAGAGTGATGATTTTTGTTGGCCATTGGTTTTTAATAAGTGTTTGTGCGGTGACTACATCAGTCACCTTGAATTCAAATGGAGGCTGCATAGGCTGATTATAATGGTGCAGGAGACGGAGGTCAAAATGTTAGGGGGTTACTGGACACACCAGGGCTCGAACCTGGAACAAGACCGTTATGAGCGGCCGACTCTAACCAATTGAGCTATGCGTCCTTATCAACTGCTCATATAATATGCGCTAAATCGCAGTCTGTCAACTATTTTCTGTTTGCATGCTTTGAAGAACCAGCCGCTTGACCACCTTCCTCAAGCCTGGATTGACCTTGAGTGCCTCCGGTACAATCTTATGACGAATGTGATTCCGCATATACTTCAAATCTTTATTGCTCTCATCCTCAACCCAAGGCACCTCATGTCTCACACACCAACTTTCAAACACACTCTTGGGTGTGGTGAGAAAGGGTCGCACCACATTGTTCCGCCACATGGGAATGGTGTGTGTTTTCCCATGCAAACAGTTGAAGAGATAGGTCTCCACACAATCATCTAGATGATGCCCTGTTACCACAACTCCTTCGATGCTGTGCAAAAACTCATATCGACTGTTGCGCCAATGTTCTTCCATTGAAACCCCTTTGGGGCACGCATCAACCAAAAAATCCACTCGCATGGGAATGGAGTTCTCATAACAGTATGTGCTGAGAAAGCTCAACGCTTTTGAACTTGTTTCGGTGTCATGATGAAAAAAACACACAGTGACGTTGTGCCGGAGGCGCAAAAAATCCAGCACCGCCATGCTGTCTACACCACCGCTACACGCTACCCCCAGTTCTCGAGGCAACTTGGCCAGCAACTTGAACACCTAAAACTCCATGTTTTCAATGGCCATAATCCATTTCTGCACATCAATCTCATAAAACCCTGCACAATTGCAGCAGTTGTATTCAATAATCTTGTTGTATCCATCATCAGCATCGTCAGTAAGAGCCAGGTCAATCACATAGGCTCGAGCTGGTCCCCACTTTCCAGCCATGCGTTGAGCATATTCCCACATTGTGGGTGGCACTTCTGCTGTTGGACAAACGCGGCTTCCAATCTTGTAGGTGCTGCCTGTGATGACTTCTCCATCTACTACAAAAAATCGGGCCTCCCGATATATCTGTTTGAGTTCACTCACCACAACTGGAGTGTTCTCATCAAGAGTAGTATAGGTCTCACGCAATCCAATCACCTTACGTTGCCAAGATAGGAACGCCTGCCAGTCTATTATCTGCCCGTTGAAGCTCTTGGTGTCTTCTGTGGGTCGGATAAAAAAGCGATCCCACAAATGGGGCACATCACCAAACTTGCACACCACTGCCTCCTCATTGAGGAGATGACCTTTCATGTGTTCACGCCACACTTGAAAGTCATGGTTCTCATTGTGAAAGCTGCCTGGGGTCCAACCACGATCAGTAGCCAGTGTAGCCAGGCTGATGCTCCCACTCACCATCACGTGTCCTTGAGGGTCTACCAGGGGAGTAATTCGCTCTTCCCATGGCAACCCACTTGTGAACGGAATCACCTTGACAATGTCATGAGGGATTTGAAGACGAACTAGAGCTTCCAGAAGGCTGCTATAGTTGCGCTCATTGAGCAGGTTGTCCTGAATAATCCAATGCATCTGCTACTCCTCTAATAATAGAGCATAACATGCATTGGCTGTCTGTCAACTGACTCTAAAGTTTAGGAACTGCCAAGGATCACTTGAGTCAACCTCTTCCGGAAACAAAAGTCCGCGATCCTCCAGTGGAGTCCAGTTTGTGTAGGCGCCAACCAAATTTCCCATATAGGGATCAGTGACCTTGGTAATCTCTTGGAAAGGCAGCTCATCAGCTTCCAGGATGCCCTCATTGGGATGCTCAATGGCCCACAAAATTCCTGCCAGCACTGGTGCCACCACTTGCAAGCTTGTGGCATTGTTGTGGGGAGCCAGTTTCCTTGCCTCTTGAATGCTGAGATGGCTGCCATACCAATAGGCCCCAAATGTTCCCATGAGCAACACCCCCAGCTCATCTACCCCACTTTCTACTTCATCCACAATGAGTCTTTGAGAGGTTTGTTGAGTGTAGTTTTTGCCAGCCAGCTCGTGCATGCTCATTACTGCTGAGTCACAGGGATGATATGCGTAATGCACTGTGGGACGATACTCACTGTTGCTGAAGTAGTCAGAGATGCTGATGCTTTCATTGTGTGTTACCAACCAACCTTGATACGCCCCTTCGCCAGGTGTCCAACTCCGTACCTTGGTAACACAACCTGGTCGGTTCAAGTAGATCGCAGACTGACAACCAAAGCTGAAACGTTGGGCATCCTGGGGTAAACTTTTCTCATGAGTTCCCCAGCCCAACTCACTGGGTTGCAAGCCCTCACTCACAAAGCCATCCACACTCCAGGTGTTCACAAACTCGCCGCGAGCTTTTGGACTCTTGGGAGTTTGAGTATCGCGTTCAGCAATGTGGATCACTTTCAAGCCCAGTGTTTGGGAGAGAGTGGTCCAATCAGCTCGTGTTTTTGGGTTTAGGTTGCTTCCCAGTTTGTATGCAATGTTCAAAAGCGCACGCTTCACAAAATGATTCACTAGGCCTGGATTGGCACCGTGTGCCATAATGGCTGTAGGGCCTTTGTTTCCGTTGGGCAGGTTGGCTCTGTAGTCCAACATCTCTTGGCGTAGTGCATAATTGCTCCTACGCTCTACTGGAAGGCTTGTGTCAGTATAAAAACCTTCCCAGGGCTCAATACAAGTGTCTTGGTAGAGAACTTGGTTCAGTTGGCACCACTCAACTAGGGCCTTGCTACTCACATTTACACTGAGATTGACCAAAAAATCACCCGGTTGAGTATAGCGAGCCAGCACACTTTGATAATTACCAGGAAGCACTGGCTCAATAATGTGAGCCACACTGTATTTGGCGGAGATGTTGATGTTTCGGTCATCAGCACCAATAACTAAAATCTTTTCCGGCTGAAAATGTTTGAGCAACAATGGTAAAAGTCCACTGCCAATGCTGCCAAATCCCAAAATAACAATTTTACCTTTGTAACTCAACTCTAGTTCTCCAAATTTTTAGTTGGAGTATACAATACTAGTGATTTTTATCCAAATCTGTCCACTGTCTGCCCCGGATCATGCCTTGAACTTGGCGTACATAATCCTTGCCCTTGGTGCTGTATTTTTCCAACCCAGTAGCCAATACATCGCCTGTCAAGGGCTTGTTGGCTTTCCTAAGCTGTGCTCGAGTTTGTCGCAAACTTTGATAAGCAGGATGACTGTTCAAATTTTGAATGTAACTTCGTATGCTTTGGGCGGGATTGTCAAAGGTTTGATAGCGTTCACCACCAGGTGCAATAACAGCATTTTTGTCTCCCCAAGTTTTTTGACCAAAAAAGGCATTGAATTGGCGGGCAATGTCTGATGTTCCCCAGCCGCTTTCCAAGCCTGCTTGGCTCAATACCAAGCTGGGAGGAATCACATCCATCTTTTGCAACAGCTCACGAACATTACTAGCTCTGTAACGGGTCATCTTGTCTTCCAGCCATGTTTGTTGTGCTGGTGTGAGACTTTGCCTCTGCATAATAGATTTCAACGTCGTCCTGTCACGTAATATTTCTTGATTTATCTCACGAATACTAGGCAACAAGTTTTGTACAAAGCTGTTGATTTTGTCGCCAGGAGCTGCTGTAGGCTGAGATTGTAGGGCTGGCGGAAAATTGGGATGCACATCTTTGCCACTGGGTTTCACTGTTGGCACAGCTTTTGGCGGAATTGGGGGCAGGGGAAGGTCGGTTGCGGGCTTGGGCGCAACGGTTTGTGGTGTGGATGCTGTTGGTGGCACAGCCAGTGGAGGAATTGATGGAGAAACCACTCGCTCTTGGCCAGGTGCACTTTTGCCCAAAAGGCTTTTGGCTAATGCACTTCCTTGAGCAGAGCCACCATAGGCACCCAAAGCTGCACTCAAGCCCAGTGCCCCCAGCGTGCCCCACTTGCCCAATGCCTCTGTAAGGTTTTGATTTTCTTGTGCTAATACTTGATCCAGTTGCATTCTCTACGTCTCCTAGGTCGAGTATTTAACCAAAGAAAGTCCTGACCCAGAGTTTCCAGGTCAGGACTAAATTATTGACTATAATCAGTTGTGTTTCACACAGACTTTTTGAGACCAGCCTTCATTTCCTGCAACACACGCACAGCAGCAGAACTAGAGCGAATGCGAGGATTGTTGATTAGCGCGCCAAACAATTGGTCCTTGCTGACCTTTTGTCCTTGTAGGCTCTCTAGAATCATTTGTGCTGTTGATTGGGTATTTTCTGTCAACCTCTTTTTGCCTGATACATTAGCGTGTGATTGTTCCACAATGGCTCTGTATTTTTTGATGTCGTCGCTCATAGAGTATTCCTTAAGATTTTAAATTATTTATATCTCTAGGAGATTCTTTAAATAACCATATGCAACATCAGCAAGAGATAGCGAGGGCGTAAGGCTAGCCCACAGCCCTCTCTAGGGCCCGTATCCCTTCTAACCCACCGGCAGAGATTCCTAAATCACTTGTACGTGAAGTTTCAAACTCATGTGGATTGATGCGAATCAAGTTAGTGGTGCGTTCTTGACCAAAGATCCTAATGCTGGGGATTCCAGTTCCTGCACCAATTTCAATACCCAAAACCTCCATCTTTGATGCTGCCCAATTCCGAAAATTTTCTTGACCTTGATCAATTTGTGTCCAAACAATCCCTGGGTCGTTGAACATCAGCACATTTGGTCGAGCATTCTTGTTGCAGTAGGGGCATTTGGGGATTTCCTGTTCTGAGGTGAGCAGGGAAGAAAATTTTGGCATAGAGGGTAAGTTTCGGCAACAGGGTTGAGTGCACTGAATTTTTCGCAGATTGCCATGTATCTCATAGAGATATTGTGGGTCATAACCAGCTTTCAAAAAATGGCCATCAACATTACTGGTTACTACAAAACTTTTTTTGTTGTGTGATTGTAGGAGATCCAGGAGGATCTTGTAACCCTCATGTGGGACAGTGTCTTGATATTTAATCATGCGGCCAACGTAAAAGTTCCAAGCCTCAAGGGGATTGGTGTCAAAACTTTTGGCTGTAGCTTTCTTGAGAAAGTTTTCTTTGGCCTCGGTCCACAAGCCTGTGGCGCCTCGAAAATCTGGCAAGCCACTGTCTACACTCATGCCGGCACCAGCCAAGATCACAATTCCTTCGGCTTGATGCCATAATTCTTTTATGCGTTGGGTTTGATCGGGGGTGAGTGGTTGCATTAGGTTGGGTTCTTTTATAAGAGTGTAGTAAGTGGCGGACCCGGAGGGATTCGAACCCCCATCGAAGAGCTTAGGAGCGGTCCCCAAGGATTCGAACCTTGAATGCTACCTGCGGGACCGGAAGGCTCTTGCCTTATCCAATTAGACCACGGATCCTTAACTTGTAGTTTTACTATATTGATCTTTTCTGCAACGTCAACTACGAATGTTTGTAGTAATTTTAAGTTTAACACAATCAAAAACAAACACGATAGTATGCGTCTCAAAAACTGTTAGTAAGTTTAAATGGAGCGGCGTATCGGATTCGAACCGATGGAACCTATTCGCCTCAAGTTTGGAAGACTTGTGCTCTAACCCCTGAGCTAACGCCGCTTACACATCTATATTACACTATCATATCAACACTGTCAAGCTTTCTTGGAAACCGCAGCAAGAAAATACCCATTGTGCCAATCACTGTTTTCACTATGATTGTTGGGATGACTGCCATCTGGTGTGGTCATAATTGTGATATAGCTGACCTCAGCCCCCAATTCTCTCAAGGCTCGATGTGTTCCTTCTCTAGCAGGCGGCCAGTTCCAATCATCTACCACAAGAAGATAATCAGGATCTAGAGCGGGTTGGGCCATCATCAAGCCATCATATTGATCTTGTGCAGTGTGTGGACCATCAAACAAATACATGTTGAACTTGCCTAGAGTGCTATAGTCAATTGAACGAAAATCCTTTTCCAACACTGTGAGTTGGGTTCCCAGCTGGATTGTCTTGTCTACATTGGCAAAAAATTCATCCCTGGGGCCATCAAACTGACTCCAATTGTCAATGGCTGTGGCTTGCACCCTATTGTTGCTCAACACGCTGCAAAGTGTGCTGCCTTTCCAACTGCCTATTTCCAAGTAGCGAGCTTCCTCCAAGCTGCTGGAAATTTTGTTCATGAGATAGCGATACTTTTTTCCACTCATGCCTGGGATTTGGAGATAATATTCCTTAGCTGTGAGCTCCCGGGAGTAGACTTCATTGAACCAGGTGAACAGCAGATTCTTGAAAGGATGTTTATGATTTGGCTTGTGATGTTGTTGTATATCTAGGTATGTCATATAGGAATTATAGCTGGTGTTCCAAGACATACACAATAACAGGGAAAATAATTGAAAAATATAATCTCCGAACCGGAGAACCTATCCTATAAGGGAATATGGCCCCAGAGGGATTCGAACCCTCAACTAACAGATTTTAAGTCTGTCTCCTCTGCCAATTGGGATACAGGGCCACATGGTACAAGTCTTAAAAGTTGGTAGGGGAGGTGGGGTACGATCCCACGGCCTTCCGATTCAAAGTCGGATGCTCCACCAATTGAGCTACTCCCCATCAAAGTCACTTCCAAAATTTTGGTGCCCTAGGGGAGATTCGAACTCCCAACCTCGTAAGAGGAGATGATTTTGAGTCATCCGCGTAGACCGTTCCGCCACCAGGGCATCCAGTAGTATATAGTCTCCTTTTGTTTGCCACACACCGTGTAGTGCGCTTCAACATCATTGTTATACGCGGTTTTTTCGCCACCGTCAACCTTTGATAAATAGGAAAAACCTCAAGGACTTTCTGATGCGTCTCCCCATTTTGTCTCTAGCTTTTTCTCTGCTAACCATATCATGTGCCCAAGCTTGGACCCCTGTTGACAGCAAAAAACTTTGCACAACCACAAGCCAAGCTTTTGCTATGTTTAAGAAGGAAAATTACCAGCCTGTTATTGTAAGTCAGTTTCAAACCCAGATGGTGTCAGTATGGATCAACCCTCAAAAAGAAATCTTAGTAACAAATACTCTCAGCGTGCCTGGACAAAGTGAGAGCCTCACTTGTATAATGACCTCAGGCACAGACAAAACTTTTGTGGATGTGGACACCTTGAATGAGTTGGGCAAATAATGCCTCAGCCCATTGAAGATTTTGAGAGCTGGTTCAATGTTTTTGGCACCTACAATGTTGATTCAGAGAGTGGCAAACGTGCTTTGTTTGCCTGCCAAAAAGAGTTGGAAGACTCTGGCGTAGGACTGCATGCAAGATGGTAAGTGATGTGGAATATGAACAAACCAAAACCATCTTGAGCCAGAACTTCAAGATAGAGAGCAATGCCTTATATCCAGCTGGTTGGATGTTTGATCAAGATGGTAAGATTGTTGTGGCTGGTGACTTACACCTAACGCGGCCTCAATCTCAGTTACCTTTGCGTTTCAGTAAGGTGCATGGTACCTTCACCTGCAACAACAAGAATCTAAGAACCTTGGAAGGATGCCCATTTGAGATTGAAGGAGATTTCGACGCCAGCTTCAACTTGCTATCAAAGTTAACCAGTTTTCCGCATTGGGTCAGTGGCAGTATCCTTCTCAATAGCAACAAGTTGACTTCTCTACAAGGTTTGCCGGACACAGTATCTGACAATCTGGAGATTCAAGACAACCCACTGGAGTCACTTGACCACTTGCCCAAGAGCATTGCTTGGGTAACATTGACGTATAGTCCCACAATACCACTGTTGAGAACATTAGGAGCCTTGCATGTGGACCTTATTGTGCCTATGCAATATAAGCGAGGAAACGAAGGAAAATTCCAGCAGTTACATAAAATTTTGAACAGTTATGCAGGCAAAGGCAAACGTGCTTTGTTTGACTGCCAAAAAGAATTGGAAGATGCGGGTTTTGAGGAAAATGCACGATGGTAAACCAGGAATTCCCACAAGACAAAACAACTGTTCGTCAGTTACTGAATGAATACTTTGGTTGGGAAAGTACCCTTTTCACTATACATGATACAGGTGTTGTAGATGCTCATGGATCAATTTTGTTGAGCAAAGAGACCTCTCGATTGCCTGTGAGATTTGGAGTGGTGGAAGGCAATTTTCTCTGTCACAGGAACAAGTTGGAAACACTTGAAGGCTGTCCTCACACTGTCTTGGACACATTTGATTGCAGTGAAAACCAGTTGATCAGCTTGGTTGGTGGCCCAAAAACAGTAAAAGGACAATATTCTTGCCAGAATAATAAACTCTCAGATTTGTTGGGAAGTCCACGAGACTTTACACAAGAATACATTGCATACAACAACAATTTAGTGAGTTTGCGAGGTGCTCCCCTGCAAATAGGTGGTATGTTTGATGTCAGTAAAAATCTCTTGACTGATCTTCAAGACGCACCACAGACCGTGGAATATTTTTGGGCAACCAACAACAAGCTCACAACACTCAAAGGTGCCTCTTTGAATATTTCCAAGCAGTTTATTTTTGATCACAATCCCTTGGAAAATCTTGAGGGGTTAGGCTCCCAAACTCCTGATTTGATTGAAGTCAGTTACAAATCCGATTTGCCCTTGTTACGGCTTTTGGTAGCCCAGAAGGTCAATTTTTGGCCTGTGCTGTGGGGCAAGTATATTCAAGTGGAAACCATCTTGAAAAAATACGCAGGCCAGGGCAAACGAGCCCTGTTTGACTGTCAAAAAGAATTGGAAGACGCAGGATTTGAAAGGAACGCCAAATGGTAGACAAAAGGGAAATTTTGGAACTGTTGGCAGAGTATTTTTTCTTTGAGCCAAATGACGCTGTGAAATTTGACATAGGTCCTGAGGGCTTGGTTAATGTGCTTGAGCTGACTCCTGGTCGCGGCCATCTCCGCACTATTAAGGACAAACCCTTCCCTGGAGGTCAGTTGCCTGTGAGATTTGGCTTGTTCAAAGCCAGCTTAAAATTGGACCGGAATCAAATCGTGGACTTGGTTGGTTGTCCCCCTGTAATCCAAGGCAATTTTGTTGCACTTGGCAATCAATTGAAAAATTTCAAGGGTGGGCCCAAAGAAGTCACAGGTAGGTTTTGGCTTGGGATGCAGAAAAACCTATTAGAGAGTTTGGATGGTTTTCCTGATAGGGTGGGTGACTATGCTAAACTGCCTTACCATGACAAGTTGCCGCTGCTGCGCACGTTAGCTTGCCAAGATGGTGTAATATTGAGCTCATCATCCTTTAACACTAATCCCATTGAAGAAATAATTGAAAAATACAAAGGACAGGGCAAGCGTGCCCTGTTTGAATGTCAAAAAGATCTAGAGGATGCTGGATTTGAAGGAAATGCAAGATGGTAGACAAACAAGAAGTTCAGCACATGTTGAACACTTATTTTCGTAATGGTGAGGCAGACAACCGGGTGCGCTTTCAAATTGAAGATAGTGGTATAGTAAATGTGCAGGAGATCACACCAGGATATGGTGTGCTCTTGGCCATACAAGGACCGTTTCCCAATGGAAAACTGCCTGTAAAATTTGGCGTTTGCCATGCCAGTTTGATTTTAGACAGATGTGGACTCTCCAGTCTTGAAGGTTGTCCGCAGATTGTGGGAGGCAGATTCACTGCCAACAAAAATCCTTTGAAAGACATGACAGGTGGGCCCCTTGAGGTTTCAGGTCGTGTGGGATTTAGACAAGAGGTTCCAGTGTTGAGTCTTGCTGGGTTTCCCCAACGAGTAGGCCAACACTTGAGCATAAATTATCACAATAAATTGCCCTTGCTTCGAGCTTTGAACTGCCAACAGGGCCTAATGCTGTATGCCCACAATGTTATGCAAAGCAAACTTCTAACAATTGAAGGAATATTTTACAAATACGCAGGACAAGGCAAACGTGCCCTGTTTGATTGCCAAAAAGAACTGGAAGATGCGGGCTTTGAAGGAAATGCAAGATGGTAGACGTCAAACAGCATGTGTTGAACACGCTAACTCAACATTTCATGGTAGATGGGGACCCCATTGTTGATCCAGCTGGCAAAGTCAGTGTCATGGGAGACGTTGTGTTATACAACAAATTTCACAGTTCTTTTCAAGAACTACCGGTGAAATTTTCTCACATTGAAGGCAGTATGATGCTCAGCATCAACCAACTCAAGACACTAGAGGGTTGTCCAGAAACTGTTGGTAAGAATTTTGAGTGTGACAATAATGAACTCAAAAGTTTGAAGTTTGGACCCAAAACAATAGGCACGACACAAACACCCACATTTGGCGGCAGTTATAATTGCAGTAAAAATCAATTGAAGGATTTGGAAGGGGCACCTAGAGAAATCCCCAGTGTGTTCAATTGTTCAGCCAATCCTCTAGAGAGCTTGCAGGGCTTTCCTCAAAAAATTGGAGATAGTTTGTATATCACTTATGATACTCAGCTGCCTTTGTTGCGCACATTGGTGGCACCAGAGATTATTTTTTGGCCGTATCAAAGCGAGGGCAGCGATGCCTGGAAGGTGTTATACATTTTGGAAAAATATTTGGGGCAAGGAAAACGTGTTATGTTTGATTGTCAAAAAGAATTGGAAGATGCCGGATTTGAGGACAACGCCAGATGGTAAACAAACGAGAAATCTTGCAGTTATTGAAAGACCATTTCAGCTTTGACTACAACAGTGCAAAAGTTTCATCAGATGGACTGGTAACAGTAAATGGCGATATTCAATTGTTGAATCTCCACTATACACGTTTTGAAAAACTGCCAGTTGCCTTCAAAGCTGTAACTGAAAATCTATCGTTAGATGAGAACGCACTAGTAACCTTGGAAGGCTGTCCCCCTGAAGTGGGCGTGAGTTTTGACTGTTCACGTAACATGCTCAAAAGCCTTAGTGGGGGGCCAGAAATTGTAGGTTGGAACTACTACTGTGACCATAATCAACTTGTTGATTTGAAGGGGGCACCTGTCCAGATACCCAATAATTTCAATTGCATTGGTAATCCGTTGAAAAGCTTGGATGGATTTCCGTTGAAAGTGGAAAATGCAGCTTGGTTACCGTATCTACCACATTTGCCTCTCTTACGTACCTTGGCAGCAAGGCATATATTTTTAGAGCCTGCTGACGACACTCACACTGTGGAGAAGGGAAAAGTGCAGACAATTTTGAACAAATATGCTGGCCAAGGCAAACGTGCCATGTTTGATTGCCAAAAAGATTTGGAAGACGCTGGATTTGAGGATCATGCAAAATGGTAGACGTTGATAACATCAAAAAAACTTTTGATGATTATTTTCAATGTAATGAAAGCATTGTAATCAATTCTGATGGAACAATAAGCACAAAAGGTTACGTAACGCTTATGTTGCATGTTAAGAAGTTGCCAGTTGGCTTTTATGAAGTGGAAGGATTTGATGTGGGGGGCATGGGGCTCACAAGCCTTCAAGGATCTCCCAAATATGTCTACAATGAATTTCGTTGTACTGAGAACAATTTACAAACTCTTGAAGGCGGTCCTGATGCTGTTGGCGAACACTACTTATGTGGGTTCAACCAGCTCAAGAGCTTGCAAGGTGCACCCAAAAAAGTTCTTGGATCTTTGAGTTGTGTGGGCAATCCACTTGAAAGTCTTGAAGGCATACCGCAAGAAGGTTTAGGGCGACTAGTGTTACAATATTCGCCCACTTTGCCTTTGCTACGTGCATTGGTTGCCAAAAAAATTGTATTCATGCATAGGGTTGATGAATCGGAGCCACCCCAGAAGGTTCAAGAAATCATGAACAAATATGCAGGTCAAGGCAAAGCTGCCATGTTTGACTGCCAAAAAGATTTGGAAGACTCTGGATTTGAAGGAAATGCACGATGGTAGATCTAGCCGGGATCAAAAAAACTTTTGACAAATATTACTCTCACACAGGTAAACTCTCTGTTGATCCCAACACAGGATTGATATCCTGCACAGGCAGTGTCAAGAGCAAGGAGAAATCTTACCTTGATGGTAAGCCAGGTATAAAAACCTTGCGGGTAAGGTTTGGAAAAATACGCTACGATTTTGCTGTACAGCATACCGATCTGGTGAGTCTAGAAGGCGCACCCTCTTGGGTAGGTAGAGATTTCAAGTGTGGCCACAACCAACTCACCAGTTTGTTGGGTTCGCCTCAACATGTGGGCGGAGATTTCAAATGCGATAATAACAACATAGAAAGCCTTGAACACTGTCCCAAATCAGTTGGTGCCAATTTCTCTTGTATGACAAATCAACTCTCATCACTGGAACATGTTCCTGAGAAAGTGCATGATTTGTTTTGCATGGAAAACAAACTAGTCTCACTACACGGTGCACCAAAAACCATCACTGGCGAGTTGAGAGCATGGGGTAATCAGCTAGAGTCACTTGAAGGAATGCCTACTGAAGTAAGGGTTTTATGGATTGACTACAGCCCCACTCTGCCGCTCTTGCGTTGTTTAAATGCTAAAAAACTGTGGTCGGGTATGGGATGGCCACACGAGGTGCGGGCTATTCTGCAAAAGTATATGGGTCAAGGCAAACGTGCCATGTTTGACTGCCAAAAAGAACTGGAAGATGCTGGATTTGAAGGGAATGCAAGATGGTAGACAAAAAAGAAGTAATGGCTTTGTTGAAAGCTAATTTCAAAACAACAGGCCAAGTCACAATAGATCCTGAGGGGTTGATCACTTGCCAGGGTAATGTTATACTTAAAAGACAATTACCCCAGTTCCCTGTGCGTTTCAAGAGTGTTCTTGGACACTTCCAGTGCGATTACAACCAACTAACCACACTGGACGGGGCGCCAGAGAGTGTTGGTGGAAGTTTCTTAGGCTCAAGTAACCAACTTATTTCACTTAAAGCTGCACCCAAGAATGTGGTTGGAAGTTTCGTATGCTTCAACAACCAACTGACTTCACTGGAAGGTGCTCCCAGCAGTGTTGGTGATCTTTTTAGTTGTCACCTCAACCCATTAACCTCACTCCAAGGTATGCCTTCAGAGCTCAATTACTTGGCTATACCTTACACGCCTACTCTTCCACTGCTCCGTTGTTTGGCAGCCAAAAGTATCTCGTTGCGGTCAGCAATGAATCACACGACTGTTGAAACAATCTTGAACAAATACGCAGGACAAGGCAAACGTGCCATGTTTGATTGTCAAAAAGAACTAGAAGATGCTGGATTTGAGGATAATGCAAGATGGTAAGACCAGTAGCGTTGCTTACGGCAACGTTACTGGCCGAGCCTCAGCAACTTCTTCCAGTCGAATAAAAACATGTGCACCAATGGCTGTTTTTTCCCGAGCTCGTGAAGCCCAAACAGGACGTATGGTTTTTTCGTGAAAATACGTTGCACCTTTTGTGATGTCGTGAGTTTTGGTGTAGAGAACGCTGTAGGCAATTTCTTGTGCCCGGTCCCAACTTTCAATCTCAAGACGCTTTTGTTTGGCACCTGGTTTGTTGCTCCAGGAAAATTGAGCTGACGCCCCTTTTCTTTCAAACACTACGTCACAAATGCTCATTTTCTTTTGTTTGTGCCGGTTTCTGGTTACATGTGCAACGCCAATTTGATTGGCAAGGCTTGTGCCCCGGGCCTCATGGTAAATGTTGAGGCTCATGCAAATGATTTCCTTGACACTATTGGGATCAGCTGTCAAAGGCTGAACACTTGTAAGTTGTGCTGTATAACTGTTGAAACCGTATGTTTGTGCGGTTACTGGCTTGATGATCAACAGCAGCCCTGCAAAGGCTAGCCATAAGATAGTTTTCAAAGCAATGCTCCTTCTTTTCTTGGATTGCCGCAGTCAAAATGACAGAGACAACTTTTGCATGAAAGCACAAGACTTTCACGCCAAAATACGAAGTTGACATTTTTGTCAATCTCGATTTTGATTTTGGAGAGAGAACAATTTGATCACTCTCACAGGACAAGCTCAAAATCCCAGCTTGCCCTCACAAACGCAGGTTACTGGCGTCTGTGCATCAAAGGTATTTAAATTCCTTCCTGCAATGGATATCTATACTATTATTACACAGTTTCCGTTTGTGTCAACGTCCTGGCGAGATTCAAACTCGCAACCTTTTGACTAGGATTCAAATGCTCTATTCAGTTGAGCTACAGGACGAAAACCTTTTATGAGCCTGTTGGCCCCATAATGTCTCGTTCAACTCGGGTTTGCAACCAAGCCAACAGCACACCATAAATGGGCAGAATCACTGCTGCTGATACCAGCACCTTGGCTCCAGTTTGATTCAATGCAAGAATGTGCCAGTTGGCTGCCATATAGGCGTTAGCACTGTTGTAAAAGGCTACAGCAAAGAACACAAAGGTGTCTACAATGTTGGCAAACACAGCTGAGATGGCAGGTGCCCAAAACCACATTTGAAGTCGCTCTCTCACCTTTTGAAACACAAACACGTCCATAAGGTTACTGAAGAGGTAAGCAACACCAGATGCAAGGCCAATACGCCAAGCCACACTTGAGGGAGCACCGCTGAGATACACAACAGCAATGCTGGCAATAATTGCTGGCACAAAAGCTGCACTAACAATAGCTCGTGCATTTTCTTTGTTAACCAACCGCACAGTTAAGTCAGTTGCCACCACAATAAGTGGGAAAGTAAATGCAGCCCAGGTTAGCGGCAATCCAAACATTGAAAATTTGATTGTCACTAGATAATTGCTGAGAGCAATTACAAATGTGTGGAAACACACCAGCTTCCACAACAAACTTCGATCAATAGCTTGTAAATTGAACAAAAAACTTCTCCTTTTGTAAGTTCAGAGTTGAAGTCTAAACAAACAAAAGGAGTCGTGCAACCAACTTATTTTACAGTGAGCCAAATTTCTCCCTTGTGGGCCTGCAATCGTGAAAACAACTTGTCAAAAGCCACTCGGCTTGATCCAATGCTGTTGCTAGTTTTGGTTTGACCCACCAATATGCATCCATCAGTGTCAGCTGCTGTGTTGCCTGGATGTATTCTCACACCCTCAAAGTTTGGTACGTTTTCCAACAGTGGCAACACAATCTTGAATCTGTTGCTCATGGTCAGCTTGATTTGATAGCGACCCTCAGGGATAGCAGTTTGGCCATAGACTTTTTCTCCGTTGGGACGAACCACATCCTCTAGAGTGTAGCATTCAAATGCTCCGTCAATGTTCATGGTGCCAATTGTGCAGCCATTGGCTGAGGGTTGACGCGTTACAACTATTTCCATTTTTTTGTCCTTTCTGTAAACAGTTTGGGATATTTACAGAAGGAAGTTTGGAGCAGGTAGCCGGTAACGCTCCGGCGACTGTGCGTTGGCAACGCACTGAGTTCCTATTACACCATACCTGCTTATTTTTTCTTGAGATACACCCGGAAGGCCCCACCACCTGGCAAACTTTCCACACGCTGCACAGCTGGATTCTTCTCCAACCAATGTGAAAATTCCTGTTGCATCAATCCACTTTTGCCAGTGATGAAGGTTAGACTGGGAAAATGTTTGTTTGACACTTGTTCAATAGTTCTTTGATAGGCTTCGCTCAAGGTCATGCCATGTAAATCCCAAGTGTGAAGGGGATTATGGTATGACGAACTTGTTTTTGGGAGAGACTGAGGCAAGGGGACTTGAGTTGCAGTGGTTAATGGCTTAACCCCTTGCATCACCTGTTGCCACAGCTTCTTGTCCTCGTCTCGTAGTGGCATGAGTTGAAGTCAAGTGCGCTCAAGAGCGTAGGGATCAGTTGCGAACCAAATACTTAACGTAAATCTGTTCCCACCCTCAACAGGTGTGACACCATGCGTGCAACGGTCATCACTGGCAAAAATCACTATCCGCCCCTTACGAGGTGCTGAGCTATAGTATTCACCACGTTCATTTTTTATAAACGTCACTCCGCCTTGATAGTCGTCGTTGAGATAGGTAACAGATGACCAAACTCGAGGACGGAGATTGCTGTCGTCAGTGTAACCATTGTCTTTGTGTTCATGCATTTGTCGTCCAGGCCGCCACAGCACTAAGTCAGTGTAGTTGGGGTAGGCAAATTGCCTTGTGACTTGATATACCAACTGACTACAGGTGAAGCGATACGCCTCTATAGCACGTTTGACTGTGATGTCTTGTATTTGGTTATAAGGCAAGTCGTCTTGGTCTTCCCAAGGCATGCGACCATCAATACTGGGTTGATTACTGAATTTTAAAAGGCTCATGTGGTCCTGTAACAGACTGCAAAGACTGTCGCTCATAGCCCCATCAAAACTCCAAATGAGATTGCTGTAGGTTTGAAGCTGTTGCATTGTTGCTGCCTTTCAATTATGGTGCCGGATGTCAGTTTCGAACTGACCACCTATTGATTACCATTTGGCGTACTGGCTTTAGGCCAGTGTTGCCCACAAACAACTGGTAAATTTATTCACCAGTTGGTGGCATTATCCCGCCACGGAAAAATCAATTGCTCTACCAAATGAGCTAATCCGGCACAGTACATAGTATATAGCAGCATCTTGCTAGCTGCAAATGATCCATGCAGGCTATTCGTCCCATTTTCCCCAGCTGAGTAAAAATGCTGCTCGATCTTCTTCTGTTTTAAACAACACTTCTGGCTCAAGATAGGTCCAGCAGACGTCACAAGGACCAAAAGTTTCTTCCATGAACCTGAACATCAAATGGCCTTGTCCTGGACTATACGATGGCGCAAGTGCATAGGGAAACTGTTTTCGAACCCATTTTCTTGCAGCAGTGATTTCCTCACTTGTGGGAGCCACTCTAGTAGAAGTGATATTCATTCTCAATTATATGGGCGTCCACTAGGCTGTGTCAACGAACGGAAGTGGTGGGATTCGAACCCACGGAAGACATTCCTGCCTTCGCTGGTTTTCAAGACCAGTGCATTAGAGCCGCTCTGCCACACTTCCTTAAACTTTGGTGTGAACCATTGCACGTATCTCCGTCAGCAATTGATTGTTTTGCCGCTCCAGACTTTTGATACGCTCGTCCATTTCTTTGATGCCTCTATTGCCAGTGTTCTGCAATAGGAACACCATCAAAAACGTAACAATGGTTGTGCTGGTATTGATTACCAGCTGCCATGTGTCACTGAATCCAAACACTGGCCCCAGCAAGGCCCATAATACAACTGAACCTGCTGCGCTCAAAAACGCATATGGGTGACCCAAATTGGCGCTGATCCACTCAGCCAAAATCTCAAACCTATTCTTGATAAATTTACGCATAGCTGTCTCCTACTATTGCCGTCAACTTAGGAGACTTGAGAACCCTAAATTGACGGCTGTATACTGCCACTTGGCATTTTAGGTTTCCTTTGATTTTTCAAATGTTTGTAGATACCTTATCTACAAGGCTATTTAGAGTTTTGAGCAACCAGGGTAACTCTCCCCTCGCCTCAATTCCCCACTGTTTTGAAAGGCGTCGGTTTTACAGACCGGTGTGGGGGAAGCTGCTCATAGGTAAAAAGTGGTCCGGGTGAGGAATTTCGCAATCCTGGCCTCTGGTTCCCAAAACCAGCGCTCTGCTTCTGAGCTACACCCAGTAACTCGTAAATGAAAACTTAGTGGACCACCTGGGAGATGATCCCAGACCCCGTCATCGTCCACTGTGGGTTTTCCAGTGGGGTGTCCAACATGGCCCTAAATCTAGTGACAGCGTCGGACAGTGACGTGGCGACGCTGATATCTGTCATAATAGCTAGTGTAATGACACACTGGTGTTGGAGGACCATAGTGTCGCGGGTATGTGCTGTAGCCAGATCGGTGATCGGAATAGTAGGGTGCGGGTGCACAGCCAATCAATAGGCCCAACAAAGCAACAATTGGTAACAGTCGTGTCATTTTGAGTTCCTTCCACTCAAACAAAAATCTCTCAGGGAGGTTGCACACTCCCCTTCCTGCCCAAAACCCACAAATTCATTTGAATTTGTGTACGGTGCAACGCTTTTGGGCAGAGCACTCAATACCTGCTGTAGGACTGCATATAAAGCAGGCCAAATATCTATCTATTTTCAATTATATATGAGAGAAGGAAACTGTCAACTACACACGCAGTTCTGGACTGGGATTTTTAACGTTATACAAATTGGGGTCAATAGTAGCCAGCACATAATCACCGTGTGTGTTTTTGACTACCACCAAGCCAGTTTTATCTGTTTTCCGCAATATGATTCTGTTGTTTGTTCCCAGTTCAGCCAACGGGCGATTGTGGAATCGAAAAGCTTTTTTTACCATAGCTGCAACATTACTGGCACGAATATTGTATTGTAACATTTTATCTAGAAGATGTTTGGTTAACTTGACCCGGCTGTTTTCTGGACCACGCACAGCATCTAAAATACTTTGTAGTTGTTTTCCCAATTCCAGTCTTGTGTTCGCTGGCGCCAAAACTTCAAATATCAACATAAGGATATTTATAGTTTGACGCTGGCTGCACACGTCTCTAGACTTGAATGACACCCCAGTAAAGAGTAGGTAACAACAAATACTCCGGCTTTTCGTCTTAACCGGCTGACTATCTACGAGTTACACGTAGCACCAGAGACCTCTGTAAATTTCAAACATTGTTACTACCTAGGCGATAAACTCCAGGCATGTTCTCAAACCTTTTCAGGAGGACCATGGGCAGTCCTATTTGCTGGTGCGGAAACGGTTCACGTCTCATAAGTTGGCCAACCCTGGGCGTCGCGCTTGTCTATCCCTACACACCATTCTCTCAAAATGTTCCTTGTAGCAACCATGCAGCGCCGTGTCTGCGTATGATATACCGGCTTGTTCGGCTTAACCGGCTGCCTATCTGGGCATTACACCCAGCTCCAGAGGACGCTGTGATTTCGCACATTGCTGCAAGTTGGACGCTAACCCAACCATGTACTCGAACCCTTGAGGGAGGACCATCGTCAGTCCTATCTTGTTTTTGGCTCCCGGAGAAAGAATCGAACTTTCCTGATGAACAGATTAACAATCTGCTGGCACACCTTGCGCCCGTCCGGGATAATCTCTATTTTTGTCTCTACCTCACCGCTCTCTATCAATACACAGATTATAAGTGCGTTGAGGGGTCAGTCAACTTATATTTTTAGTCCCAGGCAAAGGAGTTGCACCTTTTCACTCAGCCGTATGAAGGCCGGTGGAACGCTGGTTCAACCTGGGATATTATCTCTTGGCGTCTGCTTTTTATTCTTTGCCCCAAACTGGGTCAATAAACACAAGGGTATTTCCTCTCTGCATAATATTATCATTCTTGATATCGAGATTGTATTTTCCCAGCAAAGTCGTGATCAAATCGCATGCTTCTGCTAATTCTGGCCGATGCATGATTTCTTCTGTCTCGTCTTCTCCAAACAAGATGTAATCTCGGATATACCTGGAGTTTCCTTTATATGGTGAGAGTTTTTCCATTCTTATACCATAAAAATCAGGAAAGCGAATCAATTTACCAAAAAACTTTGGAAAATGTTTGTTTGGATGTTTTCTTGCTAGATCAATAAATGCACGATATGCACTGTCTTCACTACCGAACAACTTTATAACATATGGGCGGCCAGGTTTTTCATAAACAGAAGCAAATGCTCCGCTGCCCAATCTCTTATATCCAGCTTTTACAAGAATACCATGTGCATCCCATCGCGTTTTTGGTAAGGTGATTTCACTTATTTTCATAGTAATATTTAATGGGTGTCTATCGGGTACTGCCCCCGACTGGCGGGTTCCACAGACCCGCGTCCACACTTGCTGACTCTAGACACCATAAACTTGGTACACGTCGCAGGCGTTACTTGTCTTGCCAAGACAGTTGAAAAGCTGCTATACGATTTACCCAAAATGATTTATATTAGGTAGTTGGAATATCTTCCACTGAATGGTGGCCATCGCCTTTCAACATGTTGATTTCTTGGATGAATCCTTTGGCATTCCTTATAAATTCATCATAGTCATCTACTGAACTAGAGTCCATAGTCTTAGTATATCTTCTACCGTTAAGATCATACTCTACAGTTGTTTCGTTGCCTCCTGGAAACACACGTACTATACCTGCATATTTTACGCCTCGGAGGACAAAACGAAATTTAGCTTCCATATATTCTTCTTCGCCATCTCCGTCGCCATCATCTCTGTCATCTTCAAATTCTAACAGAGCGTTAGGCTTTTGGCTATTTTCTTGCAAGATATTGATGTATTTTCTAAGGTCATGCGTTCCCATATAACCCTGCTCCTGTCTTATTGTCTGCATTTATTTACATGGCTTTAAGAGGGTGTGGAGTCAACCTGACATTGATCCGTAGGATCTGCGTACAATTTCCCCAGGTATGACAGGAGTAAACCATCTCAACCTTGAGATCCAAAGTCTCACGCTCTATTCAGTTGAGCTACAGGCCCTTATTGTCTTGACGTTAAATCGCCATCGCCGGATGCCACTTCCGGATTTCTTCACCAGCTAGGTGATTGCTGCCGGCTAGTTACCATTCTCATGGTGTGTTGGGAGGCTGTTCCAACCTCGATGGCAATTGTTGGTTGAGAGAATAGTTGGCAGGCCACCCAGGTACCGCCCCCGGCACTTTGAGGTTGGAGCTCAACGTGATACTAATTCACCAGCGACCTACAATTGGTGGAGCATATCGGTATCGCGCCGATCAGGCTAGGATCTTGCAAAGATCCTCCGGGTACCTTGCCCATGCCCCATTATATTCTTAACTTGGTGCGCACCGCAGGTACTGCCCCTGCCTCTCCACCCTTATCAAGGGTGTGCTTCCCTTCTCAGCCAGATGCGCAAAATTTGGAGGACCGTCTGGGATTTGAACCCAGGACTTCCAACTTAAGAGGATGGCACTCTTACCACTGAGTTAACGGTCCAAAAGTATTGGAGGATCACCGGGGAATCGAACCCCGCAGAGGACGGTTTAAAAGACCGTTGTACACACCAGTGAGTACATGTGATCCATAGTTTTTGTTGAGGACCAATTACTACCGGTCCTCAACATCGTAAATTTACAGTGCAAACTTACACTGTCAACTCCAAAAAGCGTTATTTCCGTTTCCGCTTTTTGCTATAGTAACTGCTCGCCTTTTTGAAATAACCTTCAGGGTCTTCAATCCGGTCCGCCACAGCACGATCTATTTCTCCACTTTTGGTGGTAGCACTCACAATAGTTGGCGCATTTTCCTTGAAGTTACTTTTCTTACCGCCTGTGAAAAAAGCCAAATGCCCATAATGAGTATCTAAAACCAGTCTCATGTTTTGTGCCAATTGAGGTTTGGCTTCAACTTTGGCACACACATTTTTGATTTTGTCAACAGTGATTTTTTCAAGCTCATCCAAGCCGTCAGTGTTTAAGTGCAGCACAAATTCTGTTAACTCTTTCCACGAATCTAAGTCAGGTTGCTTCATGACTCTCTCAACCTTTTCTCGAAGAGTCAACAGTCTAGTATCATACCCACTGTTCTCTATCAAAAGAGAAAGCTTTCTCAAAAATTCAGATGAGCTCATTCTAGTCCTCTGTATTAGACTTTTGACTTATTTATTCCCATGGTTGGGGGAGGAGGATTTACCCCAACACGTTGCGTGGCGAGATGCAATTGTGTTGCCAACATGTCCCTACGACTAAGCATATGATGAAATTAGGGTTTTAGGCATGGTATATCTTTGAAATGGTGCCAACCCCTGGGATTGAACCAGGCTCTTACCGTCTTCAGCGGTTTGTGTCGACCACGATCACTAGGTTGGCATAATGGTACCAGCAGAGAGATTTGAACTCCCGACATCCTGCGTGTAAAGCAGATGCAACTACCGCTGTGCTATGCTGGCACATTTATTTAAATTGGTGGACCTACCTGGGTTCGAACCAGGCGCCTCTTGAATGCAAATCAAGCGCTCTCCCAAATGAGCTATAGGCCCATAGTGTAGTGTTAAGGCTCTAAAAAGTATTTTTGATACTTATCTGGATTTTGCCTCACGTAAGCGGGTAAATCCACAGAGTCAAAAGGCAAAAGCTGCCATCGACAATGTTCTCTACCCAAAATATCTTCCCCAGCCCTAGCTCGTTTGATGGGATCAATCTTGCTCAAAACGCCAGGAGTGTTGAACTCTTGATGAGCAAAGTTCTGGACTTTTTCAATTATTTGTTCCTTTGTCATCATATAGCTGAGATGCCATCCAGCATCGTGCCACCACCACATGTGAGAGAAATGTCCATCTCTAATGCCCATTCGATATTCTGTAGGAGTGGCATTTTTGAGTTCTTCAAAATATACCCCCACACTCCAAACTTGAGGACCACTGCCTGCTTCATTTTTGTTATTTAAAAACGTGAAATAACTCAACTGTTGAAATCCAAAAAGCTTGTATTCTTGGTTTTCAAGACAGGCTTGTATACAGTCAGGTCTAATGATTTCATCACAATCTGATATCAAGATCAAGCTGTTGGGCTCTGCATCCCACAATCCTCGGGTAATGGCATCTCTTTGAAAGACTTCGTTACCCCAAACGCTTTCATTGGGAAAATCCGTTACTAAAATATATCGTATTTTGTGGGCAAAATCTGCAACTCTTGGGTCAGAGATATCAAATTTCAATTCCTTGGGGCGACCCACATGTGTGAAAATGCTTTCAACAATCACAAAATAGTCCACAACAGGGGTGTGTGTGTTCAAACGTAGCTCGAGTATGCTCCATTCACCATTGAAACAAAAACAGTCATAAACTTTCTTTTTCATTCTAATCCTGGTGACAAAAAGTGTTTTTCAAATTTGGTCCAATTTTTCCAAATATATGCTGGTAGGTCCAATTGATTTTTTTCCATCAATTTCCAACTCATCCAGTCTCTGCCCAAAAGGTCGCGTCCTGCCAATGCAGCTTCAACTGGATCAATTGTGCTCAAAACTTTTGGGTTGTTGAACTCTTGATGAGTAAAATTCTGCACTTTCTCAATTATTTTTTCTTTGTCCATAAGATAACTGAAATGCCAACCACTGTTGGTGAAAATCCAAATGCCCTGATACTTGGCTCCGCGGATACCCCATCGGTAATCATCTGGCGTATGGTTTTTGAGTTCTTGGAAACGAACCCCAACCGATGCTATTTCTGGAGGATGCCCGTGAACATTCACATTGTTAATGTAACAGTAATACCAAGCTAGTTCAAAACCAAACAAGTTATAGCTGTGATCTCTAGCAACCCCTACTGCCTCTCGCCTTGGTAGTTCGTCACAGTCGCTTATAATGACCAAATCTTGTGGCTGTGCGTCCCACAAGCCTCTCATAGCGGCATTCCGCTGAAATCTATCATTGCCCCACGCATCTTGATTGGGCATATCTGAAACCAGGATATAACGTATCTTGCGTGTGAATTTACTTAATCTGCTGTCACGAATATTGAACTGTAATTTTTTGGGTATGCCCATATGTGTGTGATTGCTTTCAGCAATTACGAAATAATCAACCACAGGATCAAGAGTATTGAGCCTTAACTCCAGTAAATCCCATTCTCCGTTGAAACTGAAACAATCATATACTTTGTTCATTTGATTCTCAAAAATTTCCGGAGCCGGAGGGATTCGAACCCTCGGTACACCTTTACAATGTACAACGGTTTAGCAAACCGTCGCCTTAAGCCTCTCGGCCACAGCTCCATCAGTTGTATCTACAGGATATGTATCTTGGTGTCAATATAGGTGAATAGCGCCAGGGATAATTGAAATCCCGTCTCTCCGGTGAAAACGGAGTGTTCTCGACCACTAAACTATGGCGCCACAAATATTTGGAGGTCAGTGAGGGATTTAAACCCCCGTGTAACGGATTTGCAGTCCGTTGCATAATCGCTCTGCCAACTGACCAAATTCTATCCTTTTGTCTTAAAACAATCGTAGATGAATAATATTACTGGCTGCATGGATTTGTCTACCATTATCAGCTCTAGACCGGGGACTTTCACCCAGTTGACCTTTGGGAGCGTTTAGCTCAATTGTTTCATCTACGATTATCTGTTTGTGCTTTCATATTTGTTTCTCGTTTTCCTCTCTCCTTGCATAAATGTCCAACCAACAAAAAACCCTCCGAGACTTGTGATCTCTGGAGGGTCCTGAAAAGTCTATATCAAAGTTGATCTAGATCTTTTCACCTCCAGGTGCTGGGACTGGCTTGCGCACAATACCGGCGGGCTGATACTCATTGCTAAATGAGCAATCCCTTTCCCAAATATTATGCATCAGTTTTGAAAACATTTTTATAGTTCCAGTCCTTTTGTGTTTGGGCAACATACTGTTGTTTGCTACCTTAAGTTATTTATAGGAGAAGGTTCAAAAAATGTCAACGGAAAAAAATTATTTTTAGATTTCAACCCCATAAAATTCATGTACCCCATGTTTGCCATGAAACCCCAAGCTTTTGCCCAGCCAAGGGCTTTCAAAGTTTCTTTCGATACTGAATTGATCAGCCAGCGCAAGGGGTGCAAATTTTATACCAAACTCTTTTTCCAATTTTTGTCGATACCATCTACAGATGATGTTGTCTTCTGGAATATAACGAAGTTGTTTGGCATAGCCTTGTGAGGCCAGCCAGTCTTTTTCCAATACTGTGCCAGGATAATCATCAACATCTGTAGGTAAATTCAAAGCGTCTAGAGCGGATAACAATTTTTTACTGCGAAGGCAAAAACCGCCATTGCCTACTAAATTTTCACACCACCAGGTCCATTTTTTCCAAACCGCGCCAGTGTAATCATAGTTCCAGAACTCATCTGTCCAGGCATCTTTGTTCACCGCATAGCCATCAGCGTGAATTATGAGGTTGAAATCTTCTTCCACCAGTTTTGGACACTGGCGCAACATTACTTCAGAGTAGACTTTCTGAAAACAAACCTCTTCAAGAGTGTTATCAATCTGAGGAATTTGTATATGTTGTATTGTTACACTAGTGTCTATCTGCAATGGCTGATCACTGAACCAATAGATTTTTTTGATATCAAGATGATTTAAGGTTTCCAAGGTTCGCTCTAGTGCAACCTTTGTTTTTGAATAAAATTTAGTGTCAACACATGTGATGCCTAGTGTGGGCATGGAGATTTTTCCTTGTTCAACAAAACATTATAGCATCATTGCCCAGATATATAAATAATGCACAATTTGCACCCCTTTTGGAGACACCAATGAACGACGAGTTCGCTACACCAACCCCAGCTATGCACATGCCAGATATGGGCTCCATGTCTTCCCCAACTTCCTCTATGCCAGAACCAGAGCATGTGGATGATGAAGTGCGTATGAGCCAATCTCAGCTCTACCGCGCAGCTAAGAACAGCATCGAACTGCACAAGATGTTGAAGTTTGTTAGCGAACTTGAAGGATGGGTGCAAGCTAAGATTACAATTGCTGCTGAAAATCTTGAGGCTGTGAAAAACTACATCGAGTATGAGATGGTCAGCCAAACACTTGCTGAGAGCAATGCTACTAACGAGGGAATAGGCGATGTATTACAGGGTTTGAAAAAAGGCGCTAAGGAATTTTGGCGTGGCAGTCCTGAAGAACATGCAGCTGAGCATAAGGAACTTATGACCCGTTGGCTAACGGCATTATCAAAAGCAGGGGTAACTGGCAGGCAAGCCCGTGATATGGCTGAGAAGATGATAGCTCAAGGATTTGAGCCCAACCAACGCCATTTGAAAGAAGGTCGCAAGCTCAAGAAGAGAGCCTAACCTCCAAAATCTTTCTTACACTTTCTGCCAAATCAAAGTCATAACCAGGGTCATTCTCGCGCAGAATACCCTGGTTTTCCATGCTCCATAGATAATATTCTGTTGGAATACTCTCAAGAACTTGGCCTTTGTGCTTGCCTGTAGGCCAGGTTTTCACTGGAACAGCTTTTTGTGTCAACTCCACAAGTTGAGGTCCAATTTCTCTATTGGGATCCAACACTCCTTGCTTGATTCCATCTTCAATCAATCGCTCAATCAAAGCCCCACACACTTCTACATCAGCGCCAGCTCGGTGCACACCAATGGTATCAGGCACTGGTAGATCCAAGCGATATCTGAGATAGTTTTGAGCATAACTTTTGTCTTGAAAGGTGGGGGAATAAATGTGCCTAGCCACACGCCAGGTGCAGATCCACAAATCCTGATTGGCAAACATGGCTGCCACATCACCTTGGTTCATTCTTTCAAAACTGCTGACCAAAACTGATCTATCATATTCTGCATAATGAGCTACAAAATATTTTGGTGCACCCAGCATGTCTAAAACATCAAACAAGACACTTTGGTCAAAATAGGGAGACCCTTGCACCATCCTATTGCTGATTTGATTTTTGGCGCTGCTTTCAGGAGGAATGCCATTGGGTGTATTGAACAATTTTGTTGAGATCTTCCACTGACTGTCTTGGTATAAGGCAGTGGCAAATTCAATAATTTCTGCTGTCGTGGGATCAAGTCCTGTTGTCTCGGTGTCAAGAACAAGGGCTTGCTCTAGGAATCTTGTCTTCAAATTGCTCATGCGCAACTGTAACTTTAAAATTCGCCAAAGTCTATCTTGAGATAAAAGCCGTTTTTCCTGTTTTCAACGTTGTCAATGTTGATGTAATAGGTGGTATCAGGTGCTAATCCATAGGCAAACAACAGGGTGTTGTCTTTGAAAATTCCGTTGGTTACATCATAAAATCCAAATTTTTGGGGCAGTTTCAACGGACTGACAAATCTTTGAGTTGACAGCGGGCTTCCTGTGAGACTGATACCAGATGGCTTTTCACTTGCCCACAATCTAATAGTCCAATTTTGGTTATTGTAAAATTTTGTGTGAGCAGATGTGAACGTCACAAAGCCTTTGGGGCTGATTTGAAATGGATGCCAAAGTGTTTCGCTGGCTTCAATTTCATAGTAGTCTGTTGGAGATAGTGTGAGTTGTCTTCTTTTGTCAAACATTATAAATCCTATTTAACAATAGTCGTAGCTTGCATAAATATCCAAAACGTTGGTTATAAGCAGATCAGATGTCAATTTATACTTATCCTACTATCAACATTTTGGGACCAACTGGCGTAACCGGTCCCACAGGTGTAACAGGACCAACTGGACCTATAGCCACAGGTGCTACTGGTGTTACTGGGCCCACTGGTGAAACAGGCCCCACTGGGCCTACTGCAACTGGTGCTACTGGTGTAACGGGACCAACCGGTGAAACAGGCCCAACTGGACCTACTGCAACTGGTGCAACAGGTCATACTGGTCCTCAAGGACCAACTGGCCAAACTGGTCCACAGGGAATAAGTGGGTTCAGTGGCCAAGATGGTGGGTTTGGTGTAAGTGGGCAAAGCGGAACAAGTGGCTTTAGTGGTCAAAGCGGACAAAGTGGTCGCAGTGGACAGTCTGGGTTCAGCGGGCTTCTAGGCAACAGTGGCGCAAGTGGCTTAAGCGGCTTAAGTGGATACAGTGGAGCATCTGGGTCTGGATTGAGCGGATTTTCAGGGCTCAGCGGATTTTCAGGGTTTAGCGGACAAGATGCCAGTGGCACAAGTGGCTACAGTGGCGTAAGCGGCTATAGTGGATTCAGTGGCGATACGGGACAAACCGGATCTGGCCAAAGTGGCACAAGTGGTTATAGCGGTTACAGTGGGGTTAGTGGAGCTTCAGGAACCAGCGGTTCAACCGGCACTAGTGGACTAAGTGGCGTTAGTGGCTGGAGCGGCACATCTGGCTTCAGTGGGTCAGGTGCAAGCGGACGCAGTGGATTCAGTGGTTACAGTGGGGTAAGCGGATTCAGCGGATCACCCGGGGCGGGCATCAATATCAAAGGCAATGTGCCTAGTGTTGGGAGCTTAACTGAAGCCTATTTCAACAGTGTTGGCTATGTGTGGCCGCCTTTGTTGGGCGATGCTTACATCTCCACAAATGATTATCATTTACATGTTTGCACATCAACTAGTCCCAATGCAGTTGTATTCAACGACGTAGGTGTTATTCAAGGACCTAGCGGAACTAGTGGCTGGAGCGGCCGCAGTGGCTACAGTGGCACAGCAGGCAGCGGTATTAGTGGCACAAGTGGATGGAGCGGACATTCTGGCCAAGGTGGTAGTGGAGTATCGGGAACAAGTGGATTCAGTGGCTTTAGTGGATTCAGCGGCCTTGGTGGCCAAGGCATAAGTGGAGCTAGCGGATACAGTGGCTTAAGCGGATTTAGTGGATTCAGTGGTGCAGGTGGATCTGGCGGAAGTGGCACCAGCGGATTCAGTGGATTTAGTGGGCTCAGTGGTGCAGGCGGATCTGGTGGAAGTGGCACCAGCGGGTTCAGTGGCTTTAGTGGTGCTACTGGCAGTAGTGGAACTGGCACTAGTGGATTGAGTGGTTTCAGTGGCTTTAGTGGTGCTGCTGGCAGTAGTGGAACTGGCACTAGTGGATTGAGTGGTTTCAGTGGCTTTAGTGGTGCTGCAAGTTTAATTCAAGGACCAAAAGGTGACAGTGGTGTCAGTGGCTTTAGTGGCAGTCCTGGATCTGGTCAGAGTGGAGCTAGCGGCTATAGTGGGTTAAGCGGCTTCAGTGGGGCAGCAGGTGTTGGAACGAGCGGCGTAAGCGGACGCAGTGGCTTCAGCGGAACTAGTGGATTTAGTGGCGTTGCTGGCGGTTTTGGATCAGGCATAAGCGGCATAAGCGGCTATAGCGGTTATAGCGGATGGAGTGGCGCACCAGGTACGTCTGTAAGAATAGTGGGCTCTATAGTCAACAGTTCAGTATTGTCAAATCCACCTTATTCAAATTATTCAGGACCTTTGGGTGATGGCGTAATTGACCAAAGCACCGGAAACTTGTACGTTGTTACCGTATTGGGCCCGCCCTCACAATGGACCAACGTTGGTCAAATACGCGGAGACAGTGGTGCTAGTGGTTATTCTGGTAGTGTAGGCAGTGGGTTTTCCGGCCAAAGCGGTTACAGCGGATTTAGCGGTGCTACTGGCGGAACAGGAAGTGGCGTAAGCGGCATAAGTGGTTATAGCGGTTACAGTGGTGCTACTGGCGGAACAGGAAGTGGTTTGAGCGGGAGAAGTGGCTTCAGCGGTTACAGCGGTGCCACAGGTGGAACTGGCAGCGGCACAAGCGGAGTAAGTGGTTACAGCGGATACAGCGGTGCTGTAGGTGGAACTGGGAGTGGCACAAGCGGTCTAAGTGGTTTTAGTGGATTTAGTGGCCTTGGTTTAAGTGGTGCAAGCGGCTATAGTGGACAGTCTGGATATAGTGGCTTCAGTGGCAGAAGCGGATACAGCGGAATAAGTGGATTTAGTGGCGCTACTGGATCTGGTGCAAGTGGCATAAGTGGCTACAGTGGCAGAAGCGGAATCAGCGGTGCAAGTGGCTACAGTGGATACAGCGGAGCTAGTGGTTGGAGCGGTTTCAGTGGTGTAAGTGGTTACAGCGGTTTCAGTGGTGTAAGTGGTTACAGCGGTATAAGTGGTTACAGTGGCACCAGTGGTTTCAGTGGAGCTAGTGGCTTTAGTGGTGCCAGCGGCATAAGCGGCGCATCAGGACGCAGTGGGGTAAGTGGATTTAGCGGCTGGTCTGGCTCTGGCTTAAGCGGCTTTTCAGGGTATAGTGGTTCTGCAGGTACGTCTGCTAATCTTACAGGGATTTCAAACGGGTCTTCAGGGAGCCCGTCTATTGCCTTTGCCCCAGAAAGTAATACAGGTTTATTTCGCGAAACTAGCCCTAACGGAGTTGGCATTACTACCGCCGCAAACTTGCGCCTACTGGTAAGCAACACTCAAACACAATTCCTTACACCAATTTCTGGAACCACTGCTAGCTTCACAAGTGGGAGCGACGTTGTTTCGTTGGGACCAACGTCATATTTTAACATTGCCGGTAATTTTGGTGTAGGCACCACCACTCCAGCAAAAAAAGTTGATATCGTTACATCTGTCAATGGCAACGAGGGCGTGTTTGTGTTAAACAACAGCACCGGTGCTAGCGCACAAGCCATAATTCAAGCTGGCACAAATGGAGCCCTTGGCGTTCAGTTGGGACAAAATTATTCAACTAAGAATGCATTCTTATATCTTGGAGACAATGCCAACCTCACAGTGTCAGTGAACGCTGCAAACAGACTCACTGTAAACAATGGTGGATTTGTCTTGTTACATCCAGTTGGCGGCAGTTTTGGTGGACAACTGCAACTGCAAAAAGCACCTACTGGCAGCACTTTGGTAGGAAATGCAGCAATTGACACTAGTGGTAACGTAATAAGATTTTTTGACACAGGTAGCCCATTTAGAGGCGCGTATTTGGATCTATCCACATCAGCTACGGGTGTACAAAGCAAACTTCTCACATCTACTGAAACAGCCGTCATAACATCCACATCCGACCAGGTGTTGAGTCTAAACTCAACTGGATCGCCGTATCTTGATATTACAAAGAGTGCTGTGCGCCAGCTTTACCTGCAAGGTAATGGCGCTGAGGCTAAATTGGTTGGTGATAATCGAAAACTGACGTTGTCTACAACAGGTAACAACAATATTGAGTTGAGTGTAAATTCAACACTTGATGGTTACGTTCAAGATGGAGGCAGTATTGTTGCAATAAATGAATTCCGAGCCGGTGATTCATCACAGACTGGCGAGAAACGGTTAGCTCTTCAAAATAGTTCTCGTAATACATACTTTTACCTTAACTCAGATAACGTTACAGTTGGACTTTATGACGCTACTGCTCCTACTCCTACAGTGCGATGGAGTACTGATGTTGCTGGTAATTTTACTGCCAATGGTTCTATTCGTGCAAACAACGGTGCTACAGTTATTAGCAATACTGGAATAACATTCCCCAGCAATATAACCCAAGTAAATGCAGCTATGATTTGGCGCGGAACTTATAATCCTGCTCAGCAATATAGATACAATGACACCATTTACTATGTTGAATTTGATGGATCTTTTGGACTCTGGATTTACAATAATATTAACACGCCCACCACTGGACAGGCCCCATTTGTGGGCTCTACATATTGGGCAGTAGTAATGAGATTCCAAGCTAGTGTCCCTAGCGGCGGTGGAGGCGGTGGCGGCGAAGGAGGCGACAATGGATAATGATTGGAAATATAAATGGTAACATACAATTGGACGTCTTTAAATTTACAAGTGAAACGACAGGACAGTAGCCTACACAATGTGATTGTGGCAGTGTTATGGGGATACAGTTGTTCAGATGCTGGTTACACTGTGTCAGAAACAGGACGGTGCATTTTACCTTTACCTGATCCTCTCAACTACATACCTTTTGATGAAATAACAGAAAGCGTATTGATTGGTTGGCTGGAAGCCAATTTGGACGTTGAATTACTTAACGCATCTATGCAATCACGACTTTTGGCCAAAATACAACAAGACACCTATATGGTAACTTTCCCCGTTACATCAAATGTGCAGTGAAACCGTTTACGATCCAGCATTGTTGGGAGGTGGTCAACCACTTCCAGGACAAAATCTAGTCATTGTAGTTGCTAGGCCTGAATATGGATATTATGTAAATGTAATTGTTACAAATGTAACGAGTACAACTATTGATTTTGCTAGAGTAGCAGTTTTGCCTGCAGGCCGTACGCTGGGTGATGAACATTGGGTCGCTTATGACACTGAACTGCTGCCTAACCAATTCTTTATATTGCCAAATGTGGGGTTGGGCCCACAGGATCAAATTATTGGCAGTAGTCAACTTGGATTTGTCAGCATCAATGTCACAGGCAATAAATTTTACGAAGTCTAGCTGACTTCCCAGCCATCGCTAGTAAACTCCAGCATACCAACATGATGGATATATAATTTTCTTTTTGGCTTTCGAACCATGTGCATCTGATACCCACTGGGCAAGTCAAGGACCAATTGTTGTTCATCTTTTTGAACAATTAGGCCCTTGACTCGTTGATTTGTATCAGTACATACCACATACGTTTTGTTTTTTGGCTTAAGCTTTTTTTCTTTTGTCATGATCCTGTACAAAAATCTTGGTGTGCAGTTGTATTATTGCACACTTAGATTTACAATGCAACTCACAACCAAAGCTTGTAAATTTCGCCTTTGAGATAACTTTCCGCAGTGCAACGTTTGCCTGTGCGATGGTCCACAGCTGAGTCATGTTGAATTTGGATAGTGCGTATTTTATCTCCGCGCTGGCCGCTACCAACCTGATGTTTTCTTTCTTGGCTGGTTTGAGAGGCTGCTTGGCTCTTGAACCTGTTTTGAAGTCGTGTCTCCAATTCCTGCCTAGCTTGTGCAAAGCTAGTGGTTCTGCTTCTTGTTTGGGCGGTAACGACTACCCCAGTTGGTGTGTGTCGCAATCTACAACTGGCCATTACCTTATTTCGATTTTGACCACCGGGACCAGTGCCAGAAAACCACTCTATTACTAGATCTTTGTCAAGTATTTCAATGGCTTGTTCTGAAGGATACTCTAGCACTGCTACTGTGACTGTACTGGTATGGACTCTTCCACGTCTTTCAGTTGGTGGAACCCTCTGTATCCTATGCCCACCTGCTTCTTGTGCCCACTGTGAAAGATCTTGTCCCTCTAGTTTGATAACACAGAAGCCTGGGACCGTTTTAACTACAGTAGTGAGTCAACCCAGCTTGCTGGCCATGCGAATATAGGCACGTGCCAAATCATCAACAAACAGTTGACTGTCTTCTCCGCCCTCAGCTTGGCGTATTTCAATGTATTGAATCATTTGATTTCCCATTCCTAAAAATTATAGCGCCTGTATGCAACAGGCGTAAGCTTAACAACTCTATATTTTGAAGGAAATATCGTCAGCTTTCTGCAAGAAGCAGTGGACCAATACCAAAGGTGGGGGATCCCACGAGTGCGAAAAACACCGGACCCAAAACCAAGACTCTACTGAGCCTGCAAGCTGACAGCTTTGTCTTGGTTTTGGGTTTCAGTGCTGTTTTGTTCATAAGATTATTTATAGTGGATTAGGTAAAAGCTTCTTGCAGCTTCTGAGCTAGTTCCGTACTCTTGAGCTTTTCCAGTGCTTTGCTTTCAATCTGGCGCACACGCTCACGAGTGACACCAAATTTGTTGCCAATGTCTTCCAGTGTGCTTTGTTCGTTTACACCAATACCAAAGCGCATCCTGATCACACGCTCTTCCTTGGGACTGAGATGTTTCAAGACCTCTGACACTGCATATGCGCTGTCAGCCTCAGCCAAGAGGTTAAACGCATTCACCCCTTCAGTGTCTTCAATAAGATGTGCAATGGTTTGATCTTCTTCACCGCCAATTGGCGTTTCCAGAGAGATTGTGCCCTGCGCAACACTGTAGACTTTGTCTACGTTTTCCACATCAATTTCCAGCATCTCTGCAATTTCTTGCACACTGGGCTCAAAACCATTGTGATTTACAAACTCAGCTCGTGCTCGCGTTACCTTCTTGGCAAGGTCGCTCATGTGAGCTGGGATACGAATGATACGATGATGCTCATTCAAGGCTTTCAGCACACACTGCTTGATCCACCAAGTGGCGTAGGTGCTGAAACGAAATCCCATCTTCCAATCAAACTTCTCAATAGCTTTCAAGAGACCAATGTTGCCTTCTTGAATGAGATCAAGAATGGGAGTTTGACTGATGTTGGTGTATTTCTTTGCCACACTCACCACGAGTCGAAGATTGCTCTTGAGCATAATCTCCACTGCCTCGTCCTTGTTTTTTTGCTCTTGCCGAATCTGGCGGCATTTTTCAAGGAGTGTGTCAAGTGGCATACCCGTGTTGGCAACAAAACTTGCTAGTTGCGACTCATGCTTTTCCACTTCGGCTTGGTGAACTGTTTTGAACCGCAGCCAATTTTTGTCTTGTGACATGCTTTGGTATGCGGCTAGGAACAACTCACGAGAGACTCCTTTGCTTTGTGCAAAGCGCAGGTAAGCTCCTTGTGCGCTAATAATGTCTTTCACCATGTCGTTGAAGGGCTGAACCATGCTGTCGTAAAAGCTGAGTTTGAAACTCAGCGAAGAACAGGTTTCAGCCACTCGTTGACAGAGTTCACTATTGGGGCTGGTGCTTAACAGCATAATATCCTGTTGAATGTTTGCTAGATTTGTGAGCAGAGGGGCTAGTTCTGTTTCTTCAATGTCAAAAATGCTGTGGCTGTCAATTTCCCCTTTTACTACACCTTGAATCTTGGTATCAAACTGCCATACTGCCATAGGAATAGAGAACAGATTCAAGAGCAGGTTTTTCTTGCTGTTTTCAATTTGTTGACTAAATTGAATTTCCTGCTGATGTGTAAGCAACTTGTTTTTGGCAACCTGCTTGAGATACAGTTTGGTTGCATCCATATCACTGGATTTTTCAATAGTTTTGGCTGTCGTTGTAGCGGGTGTCATACTCTACTCCATGCTTCAGTCTGAAAGATACTACAAGTATAGGGTGTGTCAATTCTTCATATGGTTGGGAATAAAATATTTTCCACAAAATACTGGCCACGCTCTTCTCCCAGTATCTTCATGAGAACTCTAGTAGTATGAGTGTTTTGTCTTTGGTTCAAACTGTATTGATTTTGCTTCTTTATGACCATAGGTACATCTGTTGTGGTTTTTGTTCCCAACTGAGATAGATATTGTTCCAACAGTGTGCATGCCAATGTGCTGATGGTTTCAGCTTCCGTATATGTGGGTCTGCAAGCGATCCAATGCTCGCTGAAAATTGTTCCCCATTCAGGTCTTTCACGTGGCTCACTCCATAGATGACTAGATATGATTCCATAACTTTCAACAGTGGGACTGAAATCAAAAAACAAACCTGTGGCCTTGGTGTCACTGGCAATGATATCAAACCCAAAAATAGGGCTGGGATCAGTCAGGTGAGGAAAGATCACAGTGTGCAACACACTGAATTTTGGTTGCTGAAATCTTTCCACATGAGCAAGCCGAAACTGTTGGCTATACCATCGGTTATTGGTCCAACCAAAATCCTCTGTTGGTATCTCCGTCAAGAGAGTGGTGTTGTTTTGGATCAGCTGCTCAAATTTATCAGCCGTTTGGTTGATGAGATTGATGAAGTTCGTCATAGTACCTTGTTGTCATCTCAAAGCTGAGATTGGCCTCTTCAGCCAAACCAGCATGTGTTTTGTAGCGAATCTCAGCAATAGCTGCTTTGGGTGTTTCAAAACTCAGCATGTTTACCGGAAAACGAGGGCTCAAAATCTTCTTCAAGATTTGACCACCATAGAGCGGGGCAAGGTAGTGCACATACACATGCGCCCACAATTGGCTTTCAGACACAGTTTCCAGTCTCTCGTGAAATTCAAAAAAACTGGCAGGTAAAGTGGGACTGTGGGACCCCATCTCTTTCCAGTCCTGGAACGCACAGCCTGCTCGAGGCAAGTCAGCACACTCAAAAGCAAGTCTGCTTTCAATAACAGAATACAACAAGTGTTTGCTGTACACTAGATCAGAGTAGCATTCAGGTGTTATATCTCCAGAAAGCATAGCAGCCATCAAAGGAGTACTTTCGGCAAGCTTGTGATTTGCCCAAGTAAGTGTTTTTAAATCGCTCATATAACTATATAGTTGTAGTTTATGTGGGTTTCAACATAGTTTGCACTTTTTTGACAAATCTTTTGGTGTTAAGCAGAACAGAAAAGAGGGGCAAAAATGCCCCTCTTTGTCCCAATCGTTCGGCTTAATCTAGTGCAGCCTTGTCACTGTTGGCTCGAACCTCCTGGAAGGTCCAGTCCCGCAGCAGCTCTCCATTTCGATAGACTGGCAGGAGCATGTTGGCCCAATCAAATCCACTGTTGACAGGCAGTGTTTCCCACTTGCCACGTTCCCGAGTGAGGATCAGTCGGCCACGCTTGCTGGTCTTGCCCTTGTCGGTCACAGGGTCTTTGTAGACATCCTGCCACTCACCATTGATCTTGGCAGCAGAGGCTTTCATTGCAAACTTCTGTGTGTCTATACTGATGGTAGGTCATGCAGAAAAGACGGACACTTATATAGCAGTAAGAATAGGTGAAGCCCTTCAAGTGTATAAATAAACCAAAAGGAGAATAAAATATGAATTGCCACCGATGCGGGGGGCCTGCTACATATACAACTAAGGATGGCAAACACCTATGTCATCAAAATCCAGCAAAATGTCCCGCTTGTTCTACAAAAGGAAAGCCTCAAAAAAAGAAAATTCAACCCATTGAGTATGATGGTGATCATTTATGTGATTACGGGTGCAACAAAACAGCCAAATGGAAATTCCGTAACAGCAAATATTGTTGTAATCGCAACAGTGCCAATTGTGAACATATAAGGATACAAGCCGGACAGAAAATCAGAAAGTCAAAATTTATTGAGGTAGCTCCAGGAGTTACTTTGGGGACTCTTGCATCACAGAAAGCAGCCAAAACAAAAGCATCTGATATTGATGTCTATGGCAATAACGCTCACCAAAGAAATGCTGAAAAAGTAGCCAACATCAAAAGAAATAAAATTGACAACGATACTGGATTAAATGTCCATAAGCTAACAGCTAAAAAATACCAACAATGGCTTAAATCAGAAGAAGGACAAAAATGGATCACAAAGATAAGCGAAAAAAATCAGAAATCTATGAATACTGTAATTAATCCAGCCACCGGTGAAACAGAGGCTATGCGACGTGCCAGTATTATGGTAGAAACCAAATCCCAGAACATTGATGAACTTGGCTTAAATGGGTTTGAGCGAGCACACTGGAAATCCAACTCTAAAAATTCAGGCTTCATAGAAGGCATATTTTGGCAATACTCAAATGAACGGCGTTTTTTGGAACGGGCAAAAGCTGTAGGAATCATAGAGAATGTCACAAGAGGACCAATGATCAAATACACGTTTCACGGTAAGGAAAAAACCTTTTTTGCAGATTTCCGGATTGAACACAAAATCTTTGAGGTCAAGTCAAAATACACATTGTTTGGTCCCAAAAATTCATTCTTAGAACAAAATATAGCCAAGCTCTTTGCTGCGCAAAGAGCTGGCTACGACGTGTATCTTGTTATCGATGACGAGACAGTCTTATTAAAAGACTTTCTCAGATCGATCTCTAATGTCCTGGAATGATTGATCAATGAGAAGGCGTCCATTCCGGTAGACTGTCTGCAGAACGTCGGTCCACACCACACCATTCTCAAGACCGCGTAGAGGAGTGTTAACGCTTGTTTGAAATTGGTTACCTGACTGCCAAAGGGTAACTTTACCTTTCTTGGATGTTTTTCCTTTGTCTGTAATAGGATCCTTATATACCTCGCGCCATTCCCCATCAATACAGGCAGCTGAAGCTTTCATCGCAAATCGATTGGTGTCGCGAGTAATACCTTGCAAGAGTTGGCCGCCCATGCCCACAGCCACGTTTTCTGCACTCCAGCCGCGTGCTGTGAGGTTGTCATACAGGGTTTTGATGCTGTCAATGTTCATGCCATCGCCCTGGATCACACGCACACTCTTGTTCAGCACCTTGTAGCCCTTGCTGTTGACGGTGTAGCCAAACCGCTCACCAAGTGCCTCAACCACATCAACTGGCACCACAACTGGATCACCGCTGTCGGGACGAATCACAAGGGTGGCCCCACTGTCTAGCACACGGTCTCGCAGTGTTTCGCCCCAGATGTGGTTGACCGCGTTCATGATGTCGTAGCTGTCGCTCACCACTGCAAGGATGCTGCCTGGCCGGGCAAACTGCTTGAGCATGTTGCCATAGGCCTCAGCTTCGCCATCGCGACCCCAACTGGTGATGGTGCTGTGCTCTGCTGCCGGAATGCTAAACCCTGCCATGGCCTCGGTGTAGTAGCGTCGGGCTGCAAGGAGGGCTGCAACAGTGTCGGTGCCTCGGAAGTTCACTAGGTGAGCACTGCCACCCAGCTGAGCGCTTTCATCGCTGCTGACGCCACGAGCGCCAAAGTCGTGCAGTCGAAACAGAAGCTCGCCTTCGGGGTTGTCGCTGCTCTTCCCCAGTGCAGCTCGAATGGTCTGCTTGGCATGCCAGCTGAGTGTGGCCACTGTGGTGGGGTACCAAACAGCACGGAGTAGAGCTGTCTCTAGGAAGCTAGTGAGCCAGGGCACATTGGGATCGGTGTTCACCACAGTGGCTAGCACGTTGTGAGTGGGGATCACCATGCCTTCGGGCACTGCTCGAATCTCTACTGGCAACCGGCCCTGGTGCTCACGCACAATGTATTCCCAGCCTTCCCGATGGAAAGGCACCATGTGTGCGGCTGCCAATCCAGCAGCCTCGTCCACGTCGCTCATGGTCACTGGAGTCACCAGCCGACGCTTGAGCCACATTTGGAGCCCGTAAAACAGTGTGCGAGGGAAGCGTCCGCCGCGACTTTCTACGTAGCTGTGAATGTGTGTGGTGTTTGGGGGAAGTTGCCACGGATGGCTGAATTTGTAGCTGTCGACGTCAAGAATGACGCTATCGTAATTGAACATAACAAGTCTCCCTTGTTCAGTATGTGAAGGAAAAGGTCTATCCTTTTCCTGTGTCATATTTATAGGCTAGATGCCCAATTACGTCAACTTTTAAATTTTTGAAAACAGCTCATCGTATGAGTTTTTCCTGCCCGCTATATGCCATTTTTCCATCAAATTGTTTCGTACTCGAAACTGGTAAAATGCTGAGAACCAGCTTTTTTTGCTGTTCTTCCTTGAAGTTCTTTCAAGATAAATTCCGCCAGCAGTCGAAGTGAATTTCAAAGGCACTGTAATATTGGGCCTAGAATAGTATGCAATCAGCTCATCCCTAGCATTATCAAAAGCTTTTTGTAACGCCTCTTGTCTCCAAGGATGTCGGAAATCCACGATTTGATCGTCACAAACAACCATGTGTTGCGCATCCCACATCACTTGATAGTGGAGTTGACACTTTGTTTTGATATCAGATGTAAGCCATGAGTTTTGAATTATATCTGATAGTTTGAGAGACCCAAAAGTTTGTGGAGCTGTAGCGTGTTTTCTGCGAGTTCTGATCTCGATACTGTAGGGCGGTACGTCAATCCCTCTGCTGTGATTTATAGGATACCCTAAACTTCCAAGTTCTCCTTCAACCCACTGAGTCACTGCCCCAGTAAAGCCGGACGAATCAATTGGTTTTGCCCCAGAAAACATTGTTTCAAAGGAGGAGTCATCATCGTCAATAACTTGTTCACTTGCGAGTATTTTCTCCACCACATAATCTGGTAAAGGAGTTCCTGGGAGAATAATAGGCCTTTTTAGATGTGTAACTGCAATGGGAGAGTCAGGAATTATAATCATAATTTATGAATCCTCAAAATCAACTCGTGTGTAGAGGGGGATCAAGCGAATCTTTTCTGCTGATAGATTCTCTCGCGCACCTTCCAGTCGGTCAACGACTGTGAGCACTGTGTCCACTTGGCAACCAATCTCCCGCACAGCCTCAACAGCCCGCATGATGCTGCCTCCAGTAGTAGTCACATCTTCCACCAGCACCACTCGGCTACCCGGAGTGCAGTGGCCATCAATCTTTGTTTGCACGCCGTGATCTTTCACTTCTTTTCGCACAAAGAAAGCTGGATAATGGCGACTGCGTAGGTAGCTTTTGGTGGCAATGCTGGTAACCAACGGAACGCTGCCCACAGCCATCCCTCCTACGCTGTCAAAATCCAATGTATCGAGAATATCCAGCATAGCATCAGCAATGAGATTGCTGCCCATGGGATCCAACATGGAGATCTTCATGTTGAAGAAGTAGTTGCTGGCTGCTCCACTGCTGAGAGTGAAGTTTTGATCTTGAATCAAACTTTTTTCCGAGATGAGATCGCGTAAATGCCGGTAGGCTCGTGCAGTCATAACCATTGAAATTTCCTTATCGTTCCCAGGGGTATGTGTAGGTTTTCGGGTCAAGTCGTGAGATGATGCTGATCATGCGTGCAAATGTGCCACAGTTCACCATCACTGTATTGCTGTTGGCAATGTCAGCAGCATGCAAGAGCACCCCAAATTTGCCACTTTTCACATCTTCAATCAACTGTTTATCTCGCCGTAGACTTTGCTGATAGTCGTCAAAATCACGTTGTTCGTCGTAGTGTCCCATTAGGTGTGCCTTTCAACAATGCATCAACAACTGATTCAGTTTGTTTGATGAGTTCTGCATTGTCAAACCGCCACACCCGCTGCCAACGGCTAGAGTTAGTGCCCGGTGGATCGTATTGCAAGCCGCAGCCATGCCAACCATTGAAGTTCAAGCCAAACCATACCTTGCCGAATGTGCCTATGAAATAGCTGCCGTGAATCAAGCAGATATAGGTTGGTCCCACTGTTAGCTCATCACTGCCATGCCGTGTGGTTTTGCTGAGATCAACTTCTGTGAACTGGGGAGTGTCACTCACTGTCTGTCCTTTCGCGGTAACGGAGCAGTTGTTCCAACAGGCTTGGCTCAGCAGGTTGCCACAGCTCGCCAGCCTGTTGCACCAAACATTCCGCTAGAGCGGCTTCAATTGTTGGGATCTTCTTTTTTGTTTTCTTTGTCATTTTCTTGTTCCGTGATGGGCGCATCAATACTGGGATCACCTGTGGGCCTAATCAACCCCTGCTTCTGTGAGATACGGAGAGTTTGTTTCAACTGCTCGAGACTGCTGGGGTCCACATTACTGATGGTGGTGCAAGTTTCAATCTTGATGCGCGTCATCATTACCTTTTTCCTAAATTGCCCCGACTAGTACAGAGATTAAATGATAGTGGTCCTCAAAACAGATTTCTGGCCGAAGATCTTTAAGGGCTACCCATTTGGCTGAGGCCGCATCATCTCCGCCCTTGACTGTGTCAAGTGGACCTGTGCCAAGATCAATGAGATAAGCTACTGTGAGCACTCGACCTCGGCTGCTGCGATTAGGATCGTCAAAAACTTCCTTCTTGACAATGCTGCCTTTAAGCACCGGAGCTGGGACTTTCAACCGAGTTTCCTCACGCAGCTCACGGATCATCCCGTCAACTACTCGCTCAGTTACATCTAGGTATCCACCAGGAAGTGCAAGCTGGCCTTTCCCTGGCATTGCTCCACGTTCCACCATTAGCACATGTCCGCTTTTGATCACCACAGCGTCTACGCACACTAGATTCACAGGGTAAGGCGCAGCCGCCCAACTGCTTTTGTACTTCAGCACAAACTCATACTCGTCACGGATCAGCTTGTGGTTGGGAGTATCAAGGAAACTGCTGAGAAACTTCTGCACATAGGGTGTCACCACTGCATCCTGAGGCAGGTCACCTGCTTGGTGGCCATCTGCATCTCTCACCCACATGTGGCCCATGTTGCTGAAGTAGCTGTTGCGAATGTTGGTACCGCTGATGTCGCGGAAGCTGCTGACCTCCACATTGCTCCATTGAGGAAACAGTTTCAGGTAATAGCTGGTGTTGTCTCGGCTGTGGCCCACTAGTGTGATCTTGGCTTTGGCTGGGTCAAGCCCAAAAAGCGTCGCCCCTTGGGCAGCCAGCGTCTGCACATTGTGGATCCACTTGCTGTCGTTGTAGGTGGCGTCCTCTAGAGGCAGAACTCGCACTCTGTTTTTCAGCTCGGCAGGCAGGCTGCCTTCAATCATGTCCCGCCGTTCTTGAAAGGTAAACGGCACACGATAACTGCGCGGACTGCGGGCACTGCCCACCAAAATCACCAAATTGTCTGCGTGCTTGAGTGCTTCAGTTACCACATGGTGGTGACCTGAATGGTAAGGAGAAAACCTTCCGATAAAGATTCCTAGGTCAGCTTTGTTCATCGCAAAAATCCTTTGCTCAATCTGCCGCAAGGTCTATCCTTTTGGCTATTCTCTTATATAGCAAGACATGGGGATTATGTCAACTTTTTTGTACAAGGCGTATAATACACCCCGACACATCAATTTCCCACCAGCGTTCACCAAAATTCCATTTTTTAGGATTGGCATGATGATTGTTGTGCCACCCTTCTCCCCAGTAGACCACAGCAAAAATCCAGTTGTTGGTGCTGTTGTCAGTTGTGATGTGGTATGCCACCAGGGGTTTCATCGTCACCAAAGCGTAATGTTTGGGTGCCTTCTTGGAACCAAACTTCCCCAGTGGATCCAACATAAACATCAGCATCCTGTTGGATTTCCTTGCTGATGAGTTTGCGTGTGCCTGTAATCATGCTTGATCTTCGTTATATAGACGTATTTACTATATGCCCAATCTGCTTAACAGGCGCACCATCTCATCCTTGTAATGCTCAATGGCCTGCCTTTTCTCTTTTGGATCTTGTATTTTGTTGATGTCCTGAACTTTTTGATTCAATTGGGCTACTGCTGGCTTAATGGCTTTTCTTATAGCATCAATCACTCGGTTGTCCTGACTAATCCTACTCACCAGACCCAACTGTGCTGGGTTGAAATAAGTGGCATCAACTATAACACTCTCTATTACAGGCAGTGCTTGACTAATGATTTTTTTACCCAACAATCTGATCTTATTTGTTACTTCAGGAGTGAAAATTCCTTTTTCTGCCAACTCAAACAGCCGTATGTTTGGTATGTGATAGTCAAACGTCACCTCAGGTTTTTTGGTAAAGTAATTTGTATGCTGATCAACAGAACTCTTGAACAAAGGTATACCAGTTTGAGGACCAAACAATTTCAACAAATGCTGCTGTGCTTTTGGACTCAATTCCTGGCCATGATGATGTATCACATAGTCAAAGAAGCTGTGCTCTGTAGATCGGCTGCGTAAGCTCTCTGCTGTTGTTTTCAAAATCACATCATCAACTGAGGTGTCGCCATCCTCAAGACTGTGTTTGTATTGTTTTACTTCTTGGTAAATCTCTGTTTGATAAGTGCCAGGAGGTAACACAATTTCACTCTCATGTCCAACCCCAGTGGCGTCAACATCAATGCCCACTCCAGCAGAGACAGTGGTTTTCAAAATTACTCCTCTGTAACCACTAAGCCTTTCTCGACGTTTCATTTGTTGGTCATGAGCGGCTAACACAGCAGGATTCAATTGATAAGTGGGTTGAGTCAATGCAAATTGGTTAGCAGTGCTGGGATCACCACTCCAGCTTGTGACCACATTGAACGTTAACTTGCCATTTGACTTGTTGAACAGTTCCATGAACTCTGTATAGGATTCTTCCCGAGTGAAATTCATTCCTCGATATATGACTCCAGCTTTGTTGGGATATTTCTTGATGAGAGTATCTAATACGTGCTTTTCGGGATTCTTTCCTTGATTCATATATGTGAATCTTCCAAGCCATCTTTTTGCTGGATCTTTTATCTGTTCCCAATCTTGGGCTTCATTAGTTTGCATCATTCAGTATTTACAGGAAGACGCATCTCATTCTGGAGGATCGGTCATATTTCTCCCCTTGCGGGGAGAATGGTTGGAAAAAACCTCATTCCGGTTTCACAGTCTCAGTTCAGACCCTCTAGCACTGGCGGGGCACCTATTTCCAGCGCAGGATCTACCACTCAAGGCACATCATGCCTTTGCCCGGTTATGTTGGATATACCTATCCAACAAGCCCAACCTCCACCAGAACTGATGGCAGAAGTTGGTGAAAAACTCAAGGTTTTTCATCCTTTTTGTTCAATTTTGTGGCCAAGGCTTTTTGAACTAGAGACCTTGATACGCAGGTTCCCACCCTTCGCGGTGAGCGTTTGCGGATGGACACAACACCATCATTTGTTGCCACTATGTTGAGTGATTATGATGGAGAGTAATTGGGATTGTCAACGCTCTGGCGTGTGCTTTGTTGATTTACTTGAGCCTCTTGTACTCTGCCCCTAGTATAGGCAGCTACTCCAAGTATTGCGCCGAAACTCAGGTGGAACATTCCGGATTCCATAACAGTCAAGGGTTCCCAAGTGTTCTTTTTCATTAAGAGTGTTAGTGCGCCCAGTTTTTCACTGCCTTCAAATGTTGAGGAAACTTTGACTACGTCTTCCAATTTCAAATTAGTTTTAGCAACATATACAGGCATGATTACAAAATCAAATACACATATGGCCAAATAAATCCATGCAGCAGCAGGGCGCCAATACTTCACAAACCACTTTTCTTGCGTATTACTCATTTTGTCTTTTCTGGAGTGGGTGTGTCTTGTGTAATGGTTTTTACCATATCGCGATAGTATTGCACAATGGCGCCCTGTTGCAGCATATAACGACGCATCTCTGCAATATTTGATGCTAGGTTTTCATAATCAGATGGGGTCATTACCAAGAACACACTCTTGGGATCTGCTTTTAACTGAGCCTCAAGTTCTTTGAAATTTTCTGCTGTAACTACATTCACATTTAAGTTGCTGATAACCAACTCTCGCGGTGATGGAGGTTCACTCACTGTTATTTTTGTGTTGCTGGTTTTGATCTCCAGTTCTTTTACATTTGGTCCACAAGACACTAGAGACAAACAAAGTAAGCTAGCAGTAATAAATTTAAGGGGTAGTTGGCGCATTTTTTGTCCCTTCAACAGCTGAGTTGAACAACTCATTCAATTGATTGTTCAAGTTGATTTGAAGTTGTTTCCTATCAACCTGGGCATTGCCTACAATATTCAAGTCTTTGATAGCTTTAGCTAGTTTGGCTCTATCAGCTTCAGCTTTGCTCATTCGTCCTTGCATCATCTCCATGGAGATCTTTTGATCTTGTGCAAAGTTCTCTAGTTGAGTGATAGCTTGTTTCTGTAAGTCAATAGCTATCTCAGCTTTGGCCACATTAGCAGCCATGATTTGCAGTTGTGTTTGTGTGTGTTTGAAATAAATGTAAAAAGTGCCAGACAACAGCACAAAGGCACCTACTCCAACCAGCAGCAACTTATTTGACAAAAATCCGAACATGTGATTTCTCCTAAATATTATTTAGGTTTTTAGAGATTGAGAACATTATGGCCTTAACCACTGAACAAAAAGAGATTTGGAACACATTCAAACTCTATTATGATTCCTCGCGTATTAGGCAAATACGCTTTGACGATGAAAACAAGCTGAATCTCACTGGAGATATACAATTCCTTATGGGATCATCAGGATTCAATGTAAGGTTTGGCGAGGTCAAAGGCATGTTCAATGTCAGCAGTATGGGATTGAAAAGTCTTGAAGGGGCGCCCACAAGCGTTACTGGGGTGTTTTCTGTGGCACGCAACAGTAACCTTGAAAGTCTCAAGGGAGGACCAATTGAGGTGGGAGAAGACTACACTGCCTATAGTTGTAAGCTGACCAATCTCATTGGTGCGCCAAAAAAAGTTGGCGGTGCATTTATGGTGTTCAAAAATCCCCTCACTAGCCTTGAAGGCTGTCCTGACCACATTGCTGGTACCATGAGTTTGGATTACGAACCAGACTTGCCTCTGCTACGAACATTAGTAGCACTTCATGTTGATTTCACACCAGGCCAAGCCAAGGTAAGTTGGGACAAAGTAATTCAATGCCATGATATTTTGAACAAATACGCAGGGCAAGGCAAACGAGCAATGTTTGACTGCCAAAAAGACTTGGAAGATGCAGGCTTTGAAGGAAATGCCAGATGGTAGACAAAAAAGAAGTAATGGCTTTGTTGGAAAAATATTTCAAAACAACTGGTTCAATAACCATTGATGATAAGGGATTGGTTAGTTGTACAGGTATGGTAACTCCTAAAAAGAAGTTGAA